CCGACAGGAGCAACCGGCGCAGCTTCTACTGTTACGGGTCCGACTGGGCCAACAGGCGCTACTGGAGCGGCTTCCACTGTTACAGGCCCTACCGGTCCAACAGGAGCGGCTGGCGAAGCCTCAACCGTGACAGGCCCAACAGGCGCAACTGGCGCAGCTTCTACAGTTACTGGACCAACTGGCCCCACTGGACCAATCGCTAATATATCCGCTACCGATACGGTAGCCCAGGGTCGTCTTACGGGCGATCAATCAATCCCTGTCACTACGGACACTCTAATAAGTTTTGTTGATGACTTCGACCCAAATAACTGGTGGGATGCAACCACAAAACGATTTACACCAAACATTGCGGGGTACTACAATGTCGCCCTAGAGGCATGGTGGGTGGCCGGTGGAGCAACGACTAATCAATACAACCTTCAAATTCGAAAGAATGGCAACACTTTCGCTATTTTCCAGAATCAAATTACAACGTCTAATGGCCTATCTCAGGGTGGGTCAAAACTTGTTTACTTGAATGGTTCCACCGATTATGTGGACTTTACGGCATATAACGGCGATTCCTCTTCGAGAAGTATTCAGTGGGGCGGGGGCGCTACTGGTCAAGGGACATGGTTCTCTGCCTCTTTAGTTACAGTCGGTACTGGACCAACGGGCGCAACTGGGGCATCAGGCCCTACTGGTCCAACGGGTGCTTCAAACCTTGATGGATTAACAGATGTTGTTATAACAAGCGCGCAAAATGGTCAAATATTAGTTTACGATGGAACAAGTTGGATCAATACCGTTAGGTCTAGTAATGAACCTATAGGTCATGAAGACCCAACGCAAAGTACGATGTCATTTAATGAGAGTACTAGGGAATTTTCTATATCCCCAGTATCTGCAAGTCATACAGTTTGGTGTGTTGGAAAACGGTATATAAAAACAACAACAGAAACCATAACAATACCAGATACAAGTGGTCTTTATTATATTTATTATAATACATCAGGAAGCTTAGCTTATAAGACTACATTCTTTACCTGGGATCAAGATACGCCCACTGCCTACATTTACTGGAACGACTCTACAAACAAAGCTTACTTTTTTGCCGATGAGCGTCACGGTATAACACTAGACTGGCAGACCCACGAATACCTTCATAGAACCAGGGGTGCAGTTATTGCTAGCGGCTTTGGTGCTAGCAATTATTCTATCGTTGGTGATGGCTCATCGAATAGTCACGCGCAAATTGATATAGCTAATGGTACATTCTTCGATGAGGATCTACAGGTTGACATCGTACACTCCAATACTCCAACAGCAAATACTTGGCAACAAGACTTGCAGGGTCCTGGTTTAATTCCTGTTTTTTATCGTTCCGGTTCTAGCTGGGTAAAAGATACAGCTACCAGCTACCCATTAAAGCAGGGTACGTCAAGAGCTCAATATAATCTTTACAGTGGCGGCACTTGGTCTGCTACCGATGTGACTCAGAACGGTAATTTTACAATTTCATGGATTGTTGCTACCAACAATTTGAATGAACCAGTCTTGGCAATCATGAACCAAAGTGAATATAACAATATCGGCCAAGCAGAAGCTGCTAAGTTTAGTGATTTAGACCTAACCGATTTGCCTATAGTTGAGTTCAGACTGCTTTATCGTGTAATTTTCCAAACTAGCTCTACCTACTCTAATACCCCAAAATCTCGATTTGCGAACATAATAGACGAGAGGGTTGTATCAACATCGGTAACGGGCATATCTTCTACACCAGTAGCTGATCATGGGTCTCTAGTTGGTCTAGCTGATGATGATCACACACAGTACCTGAATCAGACTAGGCATGATGTTCTTGACCACAGAAATGTAAAAATATATTTCTTTATGGAAGTGAATTAAAATTGCAATCCTATCATTAAAGTATGTATAATACTTCAAATTTATGATAGATAGGATTGTTTTGGATTATCCAAATTGGTTTGTAGCTGGCGGAGCTGAAGAGAATTTCAAGAAGTACTTGACGCCTTACGCCGGTAAAAAGATTAAAGCATTACAAATAGGCGCTTATACTGGCGATGCAACACTGTGGATGTTTGATAACATTCTAAATAATTCGGAATCAACTTTAACAGATGTTGATACTTGGATGGGCTCGGATGAACCAGATCATAAGCCGCTTAATTGGAAAAGTGTTGAAGAGGTATATGATAAGAGATTTTTAACTCAAATTTCTTCAGGTAATCTCTTGAAGATGAAAATGACTAGTGATGATTTTTTTCTTTCAAATAAAGAAATGTATGACTTCATTTACGTGGATGGCGATCATAAGGCCGAAACTGTTCTACGTGACGGGGTCAATGCGGTACAATGTCTTAACCCTTATGGTATAATAGCATTTGATGATTATATGTGGAGTCAGCACAAGGGTCCAGCACACGACCCTAAGGCGGCTATTGACGCAATAAGGCTCTGTTACTCTGATCAATTTACGGTTTTAGAAATTGGACTTCAAGTATGGATGATAAAAAACAGCTAAAAATAGCAGTCTACTGCATAACTCTAAATGAGGAACAATTCATTGAAAGATGGTACGAATCTGCGAAAGACGCGGATGAATTAGTCATCGCTGATACTGGGTCTAACGATAATACTGTAAAAATAGCGAAAAAACTTGGTATTAAAGTTTATGATATCTCTGTAAAGCCCTGGCGATTTGATACTGCCAGGAATGCGTCATTATCACTCATATCTTCAGATATCGATTATTGTATAGCGCTTGATGCGGACGAAATATTAGTTGATGGGTGGCGTAAGCATTTAGAAGAAATAGACAGAACCCTAACTAGACCAAGATACAAATACACTTGGTCATGGAACCTTGATGGGAGTGAAGGGTTAGTTTACGGTGGCGATAAGATACACTCAAGGTTTGGTTATCGATGGAAACACCCTGTTCATGAGGTTTTAGTTAAAGATCCCGACTCCCAAGAGGTTCAGGGTTGGGTTGATTTAGAAATCCATCACCATCCCGATCAATCTAAGAGTAGGGGCCAGTACGGACCAATGCTAGCTTTGGCAGCAAAAGAAGACCCAGACGATGATAGGGTTGCCTTTTATTATGGAAGGGAACTAGTTTATATGGGCTTATTTGATCAAGCTTACGATCAGCTTAAGCACCATCTTTCGCTTCCAACTGCAACATGGAAACCAGAACGTTCGGCTTCAAAAAGGCTTTTAGCAAAATGTAGGCCAGATGAATCCGAGTACTGGCTTTTAAGTGCTGCTGCTGAAGCCCCTGACAGACGAGAGGCTTGGGTTGATTTAGCTCAAATGTATTACGAAAAAGAAAAGTGGATAGAGTGTTATTCTGCAGCTACTAGGGCGCTTAGCATCATTGAAAAACCTCTAGAGTACATATGTGACGCAGAAGCATGGGGTGCTAAGCCTCATGATCTAGCTGCAATATCAAGCTTTAGACTAGGCAATAAAGATTGCATCCCTCACGGCATAAATGCCTGCACTTTAGAACCAAGTGATGAAAGACTTGCGAAAAATTTACAGTTTTATAAAGAGTTAGCAGAGGATTAAGATTTATTATGGCAGTTGGCGATAGGTCAGAAAAAAGATTAGCAGGACCCTATACTTTAGGGACAACAAACTCGACTGTTGGTTCTGCTGTCCCAACTTCGAGGGTTTGGGTAACAAAACAAATTACAATAACTAATACGAATGCGCTTGATGCGACTTTCCGTTTAGCTATAGGTTCGGCCGTTACTGCGGGTAATTGTTTCTTTTACGACATGCCGATAGCGGCATATGACACTATGGTGTTTGACACATCTCTGGTTTTAATAGCAACTGAATATATCTCTGGTTATTCAAATAGGGGTGCCATTAATGTCGTAATAACAGGCTGGGAAAAGGAAGTCTAATGCCAATAGATAGCGCATTGACTCGTTACAGTTATTTAAGCCCTTCTTCTGAGCCTATGTTTTCTGTGGCTAATGAAAATGGTTTGCAAGTTTCTGCAACATCAAAAGCATCCTTTAACTCTGTTCTAGTTAATCCCGAAAATGCATGGAGCACATCTTTAAATAGATTCGTTGTTCCAGCAACTGGTCTTTATGAGTTCAACGTAAGTCTATTGTCGGCTAGTCCTGATAACACTGGTTTTTATTACGAATTTCGCAAAAATGGATCAGCAATGACTTTGGGCACCTATCCCAGGGGTTATACGCGAATGCAATATACAGCAAATACGGCAAGCGGCGTGATGCAACTCTTATCTTCAGACTATATAGAGGTATGGATCACTGGGGGGACAATGCATTCCTATCACTGTTTCTTTAGTTGTAAGAAGGTCGGATAATGGCATTATCTAACGCTCTTTCAAATTCAATTTTAAAACCCGGAGTTTGCACATCTTCCGCGAGACCAAGTAACCCTTATGAAGGTCAGTTTATATATGAGACAGATACAGATGCGTTACTAGTTTATAATGGTTCTTCTTGGATATGTCCTTCTGGCCCATCTTCCGACCCAACTTTGACAAACCAATTCACCCGCAAATCATATGTAGACTCTTTGCATACCACAGCTTACAACAGGGGTTCCTTAGGCGTGACCAATGCTGCTACAGCACAAACTGCAGCTAATAACGCACAGACTACGGCTAATGCAGCAATGCCTAAGGCTGGAGGTACATTCACTGGTACAGTGAATATGGGTAGCCAAGTCTTATACCTTAGAAGTGGTTATAATTCTGAAAACTATTTATGGTGGCAGTCAGGCTCCAACTCAGCTGAGTTAGCAGGCTATTCTTCTGTTCGCATATACGTTTCTTCAACTGGGCAGTTATTTACCTTCAAGGACACTGGTGTAGCTACTGCCCCATCTTCATGGTATGATAGTTCATCGATTAGATTTAAAGAAAATATTTTAGAATTAGAACCTTCAGGTATATCTGATTCTATAGATCTTTTAAGACCAGTTTCGTATACTTACAAAGAAGAGCATAGTAAAAATTCAAGTAACCAAATTGGCTTTATAGCTGAAGAAGTAGCAGAAATAATTCCTGAGGTAGTAGAATATGATGAAGACGGTTTGCCATGCGCGATTTCATATTCTCGTCTATCCGTGATCGCATTGTCAGAGATAAAAAGTCTTAGAGAAAGACTAAAAAAATTAGAAGAGAAAATTGATGAACTATCTAGACGTGACAGTTAATACTCCAGGTTCATTCCGTTTATGCAAGGCAGTGCACATACCCGACTATTCGAGGGAAGTTGATAGGCTCCGCTGCGATCATCACGGTTGGGGTCCAGTTCCCGTAAACTGGAGTCACGATGCAGACCTTTTTGGCCTTGACTCCGTAAAAAATATTTATGACTTATTAAATTTCAATGTGGTTATTGATGCAGCTCCGTATTTTTATATAATTTATTCGGAAATATCCAATAACGACAGAACCCAGACTCCTCAAGATAGTCCGGAGAAACAGTACGAATGCTGGCTAGAAAGACCGGAGACAGTTGCCCCTACTCTTCCCCATTTATTTAGAATGATGATAGAATGGGATTATGTTTTTCATGAGCCTTTCTTTAATAGTGAACCGTCTGCACGATTAAGTCATGACGCTCTTAGTATTCTTGGTATGACATCATCTGTGAGGGGTTATTTTCTCAACAACTATCCGGATATGCCAGTAGCTAGGTACCTTAGGGACGATCCAGAAGCAAAAACATCACCAAATGATGGTAATATGATAAAGAGTATTGAAAATTATCTTCAAAAAGTACTAGCAGACTTTAGTCAAAGGCCAGCAAAAGAAGATATGTGGAACACAACGATAGAGCTACCAAGTTCTGGTCATGTAGATTTTTCTTAGGAGGTGAAAAATGTCGAATGAAATAGGAAAAATTGTAATCAACATTAATGAAGATTCTGTAACATGGGAAACAGAAATGGAAATCCCAGAAGTTATCTTTTGGTTGGAAACAACAAAAGCGATGGTTATCAATAGAACAATTTTTAGTGATTCTAAAGTAGAATCATAAATTATATAGGTTGAAGTCCTTATTTTATATTGGCCTACTTTGTGTAGGCCTATTTAGTTAATGTTACTAACTCATTATCATACATTTTTATAGGTTGGAGCCTTAATGCGCATTAACGATTTTTTCCCAATTCTAAATGCACCTAGCAAAACATCTAAAAAACAGGCAACAATTTTACCCGTTGATGATCAAAAAGGTTTATCTAGGGCATTTAGGGTCGCTGCACTGGCTCTTGGATTTCAAAATTTTTCTACAAGATCTTATACTGGGGATACGTTTGAGCTTCCTCCTTTTGATTTTGATAGAATTATACAGGCAATAGATACTGATTCATATGCCAAACAAGCTTTTTCAAAGTATAAGGAATTATTTTGGAAAGAAGGTTGGAATATTGTATCGGAAAATTCTGAAGCTAGGGGATATATTCTTCAAAGAATCGACTTCATGGAAGCAGCAATGAAGCGTCCATTTCAGGATTTCCTTACTGATGTTGCAGACCAGCTTGTTAAGTTTGGTAATGTTTTTATAGTTAAGGCGCGCGGAGATCTGCAGGAATATTTTCCTAGCCCATTAAATACAGGGGATAACCAAAAACCATTAATAGGCTATTACATAATCCCGACTGAGCGAGTTGAGATTATGCGTAATAAAAATAATAAAGTCTTATGGTATAGACAACGCACAGATATGACAGGGCTTGGCTCAACCGATATGTCGCCAAAATGGAAGGCAGATGATGTCATACACATTTCTGCGGACCGTAAACCAGGAAGAGTATTTGGGACTCCATTTGTAGTTTCAGCTATTGACGATCTAATTGCACTTCGTCAAATTGAGGAAGATATACAAAATTTGGTACATAGAGAACTTTTTCCTCTTTATAAGTTTAAGGTCGGAACTAATGATCAGCCCGCCACCGACGAAGAGTTGGATAAAGCCGCGAATGAAATAGAAGGCCTTAGATCTGAAGGCGCTTTAGTAATGTCAAATAGGCATGATGTAGAGGTGCTTGGGGCAGATGGTAATGTGCTAGATGCTTCGAAGTATTTGGATCACTTCAAGGAACGAGTAGCTATTGGTCTTGGAGTCTATCCACACCACCTTGGCATGACATCAAATGCCTCTCAGGCAATGACCGATCGTTTAGATCGTGCCCTATATGATAAGATTAAAGAGTATCAAAGAAAGTTTGAAGACTCTATGCGATTGTTCATACTCAATGACTTGTTGATAGAGGGCGGATTCGATCCATATACTAATCCTGAGGTTGACGGCGTTTCAGACCGTTGTTATTTTAAGTTTAGTGAAATAGATTCTGATACGGAAGTTAAAAAAGGCGCCTATGTAATACAGAAGGTTCTAGCAGGAATACAAACAATACCTGAAGGTAGGCTTGAATTGGGCATGAAGCCCGATATGGATGTCACTCAAGTTTCCCCAAAGGCTGAACCACAACTTTCGACTGGGGCGCAGAACAGTGCTGGACCAAAAAACGGAAGAAAAGGTTCTGATAATATTATTAGGCCAGCAAACCAGTACGGTACAAGAACATCTCCGAATATTAGGAGATCAGAAAATTTTGAACTAATAAATGAGATAGCTAGATTAGTTGATGATAATATAGAGGAGTAGGTTTTATGGAAACACATTTATTTGATCGGGGTGCTATGGAAAATCGGAATCAATCATTTATGCTAAATCAAGACAAAGAAGCTGGTCTCAAAAATTCTGTCAATAATGGGCAGGTAAGGCTTGCTCTCGAGTATGCTCAGTCAATTATTGTAGATTTAATTTCTCGTGTTTCGGAGCTAGAAGGAAAACTTGACTCAATGGCCGAAGGAACTACCGAGAAAAATAGCATTGAAACAAAAAAGACAACAAGGTCAGTTAAGGCTCCCGAAAAAAGTGGGCAAGTAACAACCGACTGAGTTTAATCTTTTAGTTTAAATAGGTATTAAATACATTTATGAAAATATTAATTGGTAGCCCTGTATATCAGCGGTCATGGATTTTGCCAAAGTGGTTTGAGTGTATAGAGAATCAGTCTATGCCATTAGAGGATATAGGTTTTATATTTGAACTTGGCCCTAATGACGATGAGACACATCAGATAATTTGGGACTGGCATATGCGTCATCCCGAAGTTGCATATTTTGATGCGGTAATACGGGAAGACTTGGGTCACTATACCCATCCAGATGGTCATAGGACGTGGACGAAAACCGCCTATTATAAAATGGTCGATTTAAGAAATTCTTTGCTTGAAAAAGTTTCAGCAATAAAACCAGAAAAGTATTTTTCGTTAGATTCAGATTTAATACTTGAGGATACAACTACTCTAGAGAAATTGTATCATTCTCTCAACCGCGACAGCGTTGATGCTGTTTCTCCTTTGTCGTACATGTTTCCAAAAGGAACCCAGTTTCCCAGTGTTATGACATGGATTGAGGGGCCGGGCAAAAGAGCTTCTAGGTCTTTAAACGATTATAAGATCGGAAGTAGTTTTAAGGCCGATGTGATTATGGCTGCAGTTATGATGAATCCAGATGTCTACACTAATGTTAGGTACATATGGCATCCGCAAGGTGAAGATTTGGGTTGGTCAAGTGAGTGTCAGCGTAAGGGTTACAACCTTTACTGCATTTCCGATATATATGTACCGCATATTATGCATAAGTGGATGCTCGAACAGTATGGGGCAATAGGTGACCCCAGAAAAGAAGAAGCATACAATAACGTTAATACCGCTTTATAGCTTTTACTATATAGCGCACAAGATCTCTAACAAAGCGGAGTAAAATAGTGTCTATAAATTTTGTAGAAAACGTTACTTTATTTATCCCAGAAACAAATTCTTTTGATATGTTTCAGGAAAACGATTTTAGCGAAAGTCATGGCTTAATTGTCGAGGTAGCGGCTATACACTCTGGTGTAACTGCAAATTATAATTTTTACGGCGAAAATGAATTAGAGAAATCACTAGACTCATGGATTACGCCATATCCAAAGCCAATTATCATTAACCACGATGTGAATAGTGATCCAATAGGTAGAGTAATCGGCGCCAAAATGGATCGCGAACCAAATGGCATAGCTTTTGTTAGGCTCCAGGCGGCCATAACTGACCCAGTAGCAATCCAAAGAGTTATGGACAAAAGATATTTGACCGGTTCTGTTGGGGGTAAAGCGGAAGAAGCGGTTTGCTCGGTTTGCGGTGTAGACTGGGCCGCTCCGATGAGGAGGTCTGGCGCTCCATGTTCTCATTCTAGGGGCGAGAGCTATAAGGGCAAAGTTGCAATGTTAGAAATGAGGAATATTGGTTTTAAGGAATATTCTTTTGTTAACGTCCCTGCCGATTCAAATTCGACTATTCGCCTTGTGTCTAGCAACGTACAGGAATCGCAAGAAGCAGATTCATACAAGCCTACCTCTGGGATGGTCAGCGAAGCTAGGAGGGGGCTTGAATGGAGAGACGAATTTAATAGGGGCGGAACAGGCATTGGTATAGCTAGGGCTCGCGATATCGTTAATGGTAAAAATCTTCCATTGGACACAGTAAAAAGAATGTATTCATTTTTTTCGCGCCATGAGGTAGATAAAAAAGCAGAAGGTTTTAGTCCTGGCGAGAAAGGCTTCCCAAGTAATGGGAGGATAGCATGGGCACTCTGGGGTGGAGACGCAGGATATTCTTGGTCGCGAAAAATTTCAACATCTTCTGCAAATGAGTTTAGTACAGAAGAAGCAAGCAATCTCTCTGTTGGGGATTACGTGAGTTGGAACTCTTCGGGCGGAACTGCAAGGGGTAAAATAACTCGAATCATACGTAATGGATCAATCAGTGTGCCTGACTCCAGTTTTAGGATTAACGGAACACCAGATGATCCCGCTCTGCTAATTGCGCTTTATAGGAAATCTGGCGATTCATGGCAGAGGACTGACACTAAGGTTGGGCATAAGTCGTCCACTGTTAGGAAAATTGCACCACTAAAAGAAGACCACGGAATGCCTGATCCATTTGAATCTACGATTGGTTTATTTATTTTGGATCTAGAGAAAGAAAGTATTCTTAAATGCACCGAATCAGAAAATGTAGATATACTTTCTGATATGAAGAAAAAAGAAGCATCATCTTTCCATATGAAAATGAAAGGTGCTTTTATTGAGGCGCAGATTATAAATAAAATTTCCGAAGAAGTTGTAAAACGTAATATAAACGATACTAATCTAGTAGATGGTGTTGCAAACAACTCCGAGGAGAATTCTATGGCGTCAGAAGAGGCAAAGCCTGCAGTTTTGGAGGCTGTAACTAAGCGTGAAGATGGGGAAGATTTCCCAGCAGCGGCTTTTGCGTATGTTCCAGACTCAGCTATGCCTTCGACATGGAAACTTCGCCTTTGGGACAGTATCGCGCAAAAAGAAACCGTCGCACAGGTATCCCGTGCCGTTTCAGCCTTAAGTTCTACAGGCTTTAGGGGCAACAGAGTTCAAGTACCTTCAGAGGATCTTTCAGCAGTTAAGAGGAAGGTTGCCTCCGCATGGAGGAAGGTAAATGGCTCAGATCGTCCACTACCAGACATTTTGAAAGAAAGCGCAGAATCCGAAATGGATGATTTTGAAGATGACATTCTCGATATAATTGAGAATTTAAATACAGATCTTTCTACAGTTTCCGATGATGATATCGAGGAAGATGTAGAAGAAGTCAATGATGACACCGTTGAAGATGTCGTTGAGGAAGAATTTGATTCCGAAGACGCCGTTGAAGATGAGGCCGAAATTGACGAAGAGCAACCTGAAGATGTAGAAGAAGGTGAACGTCCCGAAGGTCAAGAAAAGTCGGGCAAAAAAGACGTTGATCCTGAAACATCCAAAGGTGCACCTGTCAGTAGGGAATCGGAAGATGAAGAGGCAGAGGCTGAAGCCGATGAAGCTCCTGAAGTCGAAGAATCTGCAGACAGCCAAGAACAACTGGTCGAAGAGGGCGAACTCACTAGTGAAGAAAATCTAGATGAGCTACGTATTTCTAATCTCGAAGCCAGGATTCTTGAACTAGAGGAAACCAACGCAAAGCTAAAGAAAGCACTTCATCGTACGCTTGTAGAGCGTGTCGTTGACGCAAAGATTTCGCTTGGTGTTGTGGAGCATGATGCAAGAGAATCTTCGATTGAAGAGCATGCCGACAGGACTGCAACTTCACTCGCGGACACTCTTCGCGATCTTGCTGAAATGCCACGGACAGAACTGAAGTCAACTAATGTTGATATCAATATGGAAGAGGCATTGCAGGCGGTTGGTGATGAGCCAAACGTCGTAACGGCAGAAAATATGGACCTTACCCCTGGCGTAAGCGCAGAGGAAAGGGCTGAGCAACTTTTTGTCGATATCCTTATGGGTAAAAGAAAAGCCTGATAATCTAAATATATAGAGAGGAACTTTAATGAGTTTAGCAAAGTTTCGTAAGGTTGGCAGCAAAACTGGTTCTGGTCGTTTCGTAGTTTCTGAGGGTATCGCCCCCGCAACCTACCTTCTTCCTCACCCAGCACTTCCAACCTGGTACACAGATGACGAAGATGATCGCTTCGAAATCGTAATTCCAAAGGGCACCATCCTTTCTGTCGTCAAAGACAGCAATGATGATTCCCGCATTGTTCCAGCAAATGGTTCTGGCTCCAGCCAGGCCTGGGGCGACGCAGACACAATCGACCTGGAGACTGGTGCTACACCCACCAATGTCGCTGGTGATGAAGACACTGTAACCGTCGCTGCTGGTACTGTCCCGATCGGCTGTGCCCAGTATGACCTTTATCGTCCATTCGATAAGGGTACTTCACAGGGTGCCGGTTGGATCACACGTGGCTATGTTGAATGGCCACTAGTTAATGGTGTTAATGCGGATCTTGTCCCCGGTGACATTGTTCGTGCCGACAAACTCGGCCGTGCAGTCAAGTTCACTAAGGGCACAGATGCACATTACCTTGCTGTAGGTACCGTAATTGAAGTTGAGTATTTCGCTACCAACTTTGATGATGGACTTCTGTCCTACATGCAGCTTCCTTCGGATCCCGGTGCTCTTAAGGAAGTTTATGAACTGACCAAGACTGGCCCTTACAGTGGCAAGCTTGGTATCCGTTCAAACCTTGACACCGCCAATGTTGTCGGTGCAGTTCGCGTAAGCCTAACTCTATAAAAAAGAAAGCACAGGAGGAAAGTCCTAAGATGGCAAAACCAATTGAAGAACTCCTCGCGAATTATGACGCCTGGGAATCTGTACTAACTGAAGATGGGTTCATCGATGATGACCAAAGAGTGACAGTAAAAGAAGCTTTTGCTTCTCCTGACGCTCCCATTCTTTTCCCCAAGGTTATTTCTCGCACTCTAAAGGAAGCGGCAGAACCACAATTACTGGTTACCCCTCTTCTTTCGGTTGTGCGTCTTGGGAAGGGACGCTCACTAGAGTTCCCTGCAGTTAACGCGATTCAGGCCGATGAAATTCCCGAAGGACAAGAATACCCAGAGCAAGCTCTTGCATTCGCAAAGCAGATCGAAGGTAAGGTCAGCAAGAAGGGCGTTAAAGTCGCCTTTACCGAAGAAGTTATCGCAGATAGCCTTTGGGACATTGTTGGTCTTCACGTTCGTGCTGCTGGCCGTGCAATGGCTCGTCTTAAGGAGCAAATTGCTCTTTCGAGATTCGCTGGCGCTGCTACTGTAGTTTTCGATAATGACGACGCAGGTATTGCCGATACCACTGGTCTTGGTTCAGCTGGCACCGCCAATGACACCATTACCTGGGATGACGTCATTGAGATGGCTGCTGTACTTATGGCAGAAAACCATGTACCAACTGATTTCATTCTTCACCCACTTATGTGGAGCGTATTTGCTCGCAACTACGAATTCCGCATGGATGGCCAGCCTTGGCCAGCATGGAGCATGAGGGCTAATTCACGTGAGCAGGCAGCTAACGCTACCGCACCTCTCGGCCTTAACGTCCTTGTCTCCCCATTCGTTAGCTTCACCGCTAAGAATGGTTCAACTCCAGCTAAGAGCGATGTTTTCCTCATCGATCGCAATGAGGTTGGTGTTCTCCTTGTTAAGGATGATATGTCAACTGATGGTTGGAATGACCCAAGCCGTGACATCCAAGCTCTTAAGATGAAAGAGCGCTATGACATCGTCATGATGGGTGACGGCGAAGGTATCACCGTAGCCAAGAATGTTAATCTTGCTAGGGCCTACGAAGTTGAGCTTAACAAGACTGTTAGCTGATCTTAACTAAGTCTTAGTCAGTAATTGAGCGAGGGATGGGCATAAAGCTCATCCCTTGTTTACTATATAGCCGTAGACGTTTTAAAGGAGACGTAAGTGGCTGATTTGATAGATGAATATACTGTTACCGATGTTTATGTAAAAATTAAATTCGGAGTAACAGTTAAAGTCTCGACAATTATAAATGCAAACTTCACACTTAACAACACAGATGCGACGCCATCTGCTATTGCTAATCCTTTTCGAGCGATATCTTTAGTTCGTGACTATAATTCTATTTCACGTATTCTGTATCTGTATTTTTCTGACGGCGTCTTACAAAATGATACCAATTACAGATTTACTGCACAAAACTTAACTGACGTTTTAGATAACTCTATACCAAGTCAGTATTTTGACTTTGCTACACAAACTCTAAACGTAGACATAACAACAACACCAGAATATATATATCCTGAACCTGTTATAGTCGACCATGCTATATCTGATTCTATTTTTTCTGTTCCTTTAAATAATTCTAATAATACAACAATTTTAGGTTTTATTTCTTCCTACCCTGAAAATGATTCTTATTATTTGTTTGAAGATGAAAATAACGGACGAATTGAATTAATGTTTAATTTTAGTCCACTTAGCGCATATTTAGTCTCGCCTCATATTAAGGTTCAGAAAAGAGAAATAAAAAAAGCACCATCTAGGTGGATAGACGTGAACGCGCAGATTACACTAGATGGATCTGATCCCATTGTTTATGTGGACTTACCTTCTGTAGACCATTATCCAGATGCAGCCACACCATCGACCACTACAGTGTATAACCAGTCTGGTTATACGTATTTTGAAAATAATTATAAGTATAGAATTTTGCTTTCAAAAACATTAACAGGACTTAATGAGGATTCTACACCAACAGAACACGCAATGATTTCGGATATTGAGCTTATTTATTGTGGTGTACTTGACCCTATGTATATAGACGTAGATGAAATAGCTAGCTCGTACCCTGACGCTACTAAGGTGGAAATATCTGAAAATATACATTTCTTTTCTCAAGAAGTATATAAACTTTTAGGCTTAACTGAAGAGCCTACAGAAATGCCATTTGTCGCAATAGAGTACATTAAGGCGGCAACTGCTTGTAGCTTAGACAAGATCTATTCAGTTGGTTCCGGTTTTGGGAACTCCTTTACACTTGGTGACCTTACGGTTAATAGGCCAAAATCTGGTGCCAAAACACTTAATCGCGGCAATGCAAATTCTTGGTGCGAACTATCTTCGGTGTTAAGAGCTGAACTTCTTTCATCTACATCTAGAGGCGGTTTCAGGTCTGTCGTTAAAGGCAGTAAATACGAAAATCCAATTCCAGTTCGAAAAATTCGTGATATTGACGCAACTGACACGATTGCTTATAATGTCGCTAGAATTCAAGATAATTTAGATGTTAAATTATGAGTAGCTTTAAATCTGAATTTGATCAAATTTTAATAAAATGGGGACATAATATATATATACAAAGGGTCAAAGATAGATTCAATGGTGAAAATTTTGTGTATGAAAATATTTTCGAGAGGCATACAGTCCGACATATCTCTGCGTCAAGTTTGCAAAACTCGCAAAAAGAAAATATAGAAGGAATTGTTTTTGATTCGAGTATGATTTATTATATGAGGTATGATGCCCACCCTATGCCTGGTGATCGCATATATGAAAATATAGAATATTATCCAAATAATACTGTAACATATATCGTCGAAAGCGCAGCGCCAATGAGGGGTGAGTCCGGCCAAATATCGTACTGGTCTGTTGGGGCCACTAAAGAAAGTCCGGCATAGTGCGTACAATAGTTTATGGTAATGAGATTACATTTCAAAAAAATTTTATTGATTCAAATGGAATATATATTGATCCATTAAATATTAATTTTTCTATAGTTAGAAATATAAACACCATACTTTATGGACCTTTTGTTTATAGTACTAGTTCTACCCCTGTGACGATATCGGGCAATTTTGAAAAAGTTGGTATAGGTGTTTATAATTACACTCAATTTATTGAAGATGTCATTGTGCCAGGCATATATGCGGCAAAATGGATAGCGGACGTAGATGGAGTCGATGAGGTATACTACGAGAATTTCCAGGTAATCGAACCGGAAGTAAGCACAAATAGGATTATCGACCCATCCTCTCTTTATGGGAAGATAATTGAAAAGCCACTCTATAGTGATTTAAGCTTAGGGGAGACAGACAGGATAGCCCTTATAGGGCACGCAGATGGTTTAGAGCTGAATACTCCTCATAGAGTTATTGACATACAGGAAACAATCAATACTTTAGGGGCGGACGAGGATAGTCCCCTTTTGCGCGGGATGTTTGAGGCCTATAATATGGGCGCAAAGGATATATGGTTAATAGCTTCTGCCCCTATGTCGGAATATGTGCCCTACGACCAGATTGATGGCACATCAAGGAAGACGGCAAGAGTTGATCTAAATAATCTAACTTTTTATCAAAAATATTCACAAAGGTTAGATGCCACTTACAGGATTTTAATGGAAGAAGATTTTCCGGAAATAGTAGTTCCACTTGAAGCGCCATTCTTGGATGCGGGTGACGTAGATTTTTTAACGCCACTACTATCTAACTGTCTCCAGAGGTACAGGAAAACTGGTAATGTATCAATCGGTATTTTAGGAACAAGAATCCCTGCTAATACCGAAAATGTTTTTGAAAAATTAAACACAGATATGAGAATTTCCAGATTTGAAGGTGATTCTTACGTATATTCAACTAAAACGTTATTCTCTATATTAAGATACCATTATGGTATAGACCTTTTTTCTACTAGTTCTGAAACAAATATTTTAGACGGTCAAGATATGGGCAAGTTTGGTATGGTGGTTGTCGGTGAGGGTTTGTCAAAAGCTCCGCAGTTAGGCTATCCATACACCACTTCTTTAGCTGCCACCGTAGCTGGCCTCATGGCCTCGATGCCGGAAAATCAAAGTATAGTTAACAAAAAACTTGCAAGGATATCAGGTTTGGTGGGATATATATTCACCAAAGAAGAAGTGCAGGAACTAGCGAGAAAACGCCTTAATGTGGCGACCCTCACCCCGCTAGGTAGACGCGGTACGTCTTATCAAACTTTTATCGCCACAGATAATAGCTTAGCAAATGGTTGGCCAGATACGAATACTGACGATCAAAGTGCTTTTTGGGCTGTATCTACCTTAAGGTTAGTCGGGAAAATAAGTCAGCAAATAGTTGCGCTTGGTAGGCGTAGCCTAGGCACTATCGAGTATGCAATGTTTAAAGACTCTATTTATAGTTACTTAGATTCCTTGCAGTCAGATGGATTGCTTAAGGATTATAGATTAAACATATACAGAGAACAAGATGAAAATAGGACTGTTTACGTCGACTTAATGTTGTATCCATATTTTACTATTAGGGAAATTTACTTCACTGTAGAAGTAGGCCCGGGGACTGGTGAGTAAAGTGACTTTAGAATTTAACACCCCAATTAACGCATCTTCGCCACTTAAGTACCCTAGGGAGCCATTAAGGGCGGAAAGTAATTTAAGTTATCTAGAGTTTATAGCGCTACTCAGAAAGCTCTGGGAAGACTCACACCCAAGCATACCATTCAAGCCGGTACAGAGTCAGTCATATGCCTTCACCCAAATAAACCCAGAATGGGAGTGGGCTAATGATACATCGAACCCAAACGCTACAGACCCGGACAGTGCGGGTGAAGCAAAATATATACCCCACGATTGTATGATGGTGTACTCTTTAGAGTTAAGGAAGCCGAACGCAAATGAACCAAAAATGAGGGTTCGCGAAGAAGTGGCGACTGAAGGTGATGTCAACTATCTGATACAGGGCCAGAGGTTTGAGAACTTAATTATTTTTTCCGCTTTAAGTAAAGGTGGTCCAGAATTAGCTGAAAGCGTTATTGAAGCTTTTGAAGATTTTATGCTTGAGCATACTCCAATTTTTAAACGGTTAGGTGTTTCCGAAATACTCTATAGTAGGAGAACGCCAGACGATGAGCAATCACGTTTTTCTGAAGACCTAGATAAAAGATCGGTAGCATATGTGGTAGTAATAGAGAAAGTTAGGGCTACGGAGATCGCTAAGATACAAGAGATTATGTTGCATATTAGGCAGTTTTTGTCAACAAATGTTGTAGACCCGGTGTAATGCAATTTAACTTAATCGATGACTATCAAAGCGAAAACATACCTGAACAAACGACTGCCCAGGTATCAAATGCTAATCTATCGATCAATTTTGAGGATACGTTCATGGCAGGCCAGGGGATTCAAGTAGTCTTAGGTTCGACGCCAAGTTATGCTTTAGGGTTTACTCTAATGGATACGTATTCCAGTACTCCAACATCGCTTACTGGTTTTGTTCCGCATGTAGATTATGGCAAGATTAAATTGGGTCTTCTTGACGACTATCAATCGTTGTCAGTTATAAGGGTAGAGCGCCAAAGCGTTGTGCTTAATCCAAATTTCATTCTTACATTAATAGATGAATATGGTTCAGCATTAACTTTTGGGGCTACGCCGCAAAGTGCTACTCCATCAACTTCTTTTATCGTTCATATAGTTGATGACTTTGGAGATACTCCAGATGAATGGGTACTAATAACTGAAGATGGTTTCATTATATCCCTTGAGCCAGAAGATGACGAATTTAGCATAACAGTGGAGTAGGTAAATTGTACAGAAAACCTATAACAGGCCTACCTAATGCTGGTGAATTGACCGGTGATGAATTTATTATTGTTGTCCAAAATGGGGAAACAAGGAAAGCCACAATAAGCGAAGGCGTCCTTACCGCAGGGAACCCTCCTGGTCCAACGGGACCGACAGGGTCTGCTGGCCCAACTGGTGCTAGTGGAGGTGCTGGCCCAACTGGCCCCACAGGTTCGGCAGGATCTACTGGCCCCACAGGTGCCGCTTCAAGCGTCACTGGCCCAACGGGCCCCACTGGAGCCACTGGCCCTAGTGGAAGTGCAGGCTCTACAGGCCCAACCGGTGCCCCATCTAGTGTTGCAGGACCTACCGGCCCTACCGGCCCAGTAGGCTCAACAGGGGCCACTGGCGCAACAGGCCCAACGGGCGCACAAGGCTCAACCGGCCCAATAGGTTCTACGGGACCTACTGGCACCACTGGTGCTAGTGGCGTATCTGGCGCGACAGGTTCAACTGGCGCAACCGGACCAACAGGTGCAACAGGTCTAACTGGCGCTGCCTCGAATGTGACTGGCCCAACGGGATCAACGGGGCCGATTGGGGTCACTGGCTCGATTGGCGCGACAGGTCCAGCAGGCAGTCGAGGGCCAACCGGAGCTAGGGGTGTAGAGGGTGTTCAGGGTCAGGCGGGCCCTACAGGTCCAACCGGCCCCCAAGGGCCAACAGGGGCTCAGGGTAGGGCAGGAGTAACTGGCGCACAGGGCGAAAGGGGACAGTTTGGTGCTACTGGCGCAACTGGTCCTACAGGGAGGACTGGAGACGTTGGCTCTACCGGCCCTACAGGCCCAACGGGGGCAACTGGTGCGGCATCAAATGTCACCGGACCAACTGGAGCATTAGGTCCCACCGGCCCTACTGGCCCGACAGGCTCTACGGGTCCCGCGGGGACCAGTGTGACCATACTCGGATCTTATGCAACCTATGCCGCACTATATGCGGCAGAGTACCCAGGAAGTCCTGGAGATAGCTATTTAATAGAAGGAAATCTTTACGTTTGGGATATAAGCCAGGACGACTTCATTGATGTTGGTAGCATAAAGGGGCCAACGGGTACGATAGGCTCAACCGGACCTACTGGTGCCCCCTCGGCCGTAACCGGACCAACCGGACCCACTGGTCCAACTGGCTCTACTGGTCCCACAGGATCTGCCTCAAACGTAACTGGACCAACAGGGGCTACTGGTCCGACAGGTTTAACTGGGGCTATTGGCAGTACAGGCCCCGCTTCGACAGTCACAGGGCCTACCGGCTCAACAGGCCCAACAGGGGCGCAGTCTACAGTTACTGGCCCAACAGGCCCAACTGGGGCCCAGTCTACAGTTACGGGCCCAACAGGCCCTACTGGGGCATTGGGTGCTACTGGCGCTACGGGCCTTGCTGGAGCGGCGGGCTCAACTGGCCCAACAGGTGCCACTGGATTAACTGGGAGTACAGGCGCAACAGGGGCGCAAGGCAATCAAGGCGTTACTGGCCCAACAGGATCAACAGGACCTCAGGGTGAACAGGGTATTCAGGGGGTAACCGGCCCGACAGGGGCTACCGGACTTATTGGAGCGACAGGTCCAACTGGTCCAACCGGAGCTCAAGGCGTTACTGGCCCAACAGGGTCTATAGGTGAGGTAGGGCAAGGATTTGATTACCGAGGCGAATATAGTCCTGTAGCAATATACAACTACTACAATGTAGTAACTTACAACGGCTCTGCATACATCTGTTACCTAGACGGCATGACTGCAATTGCACCAGACTCTGGCAACCTTTCTTGGGAGTTATTTGTAGCGCAAGGCGATACCGGTCCAACTGGACCTACTGGGTCTACGGGTCCAACAGGAGCCCAGGGCATTCAGGGCGTAACGGGTTCAACTGGGGCGACTGGCCCTCAGGGCATACAAGGCGTCCAAGGTGTCACGGGGCCAACTGGCGCTCAGGGTATTCAGGGTATTCAGGGTATTACTGGCCCAACGGGAGCAACAGGTTCTACTGGGTTGACGGGCGACACTGGACCTACGGGCGTTCAAGGAATTCAGGGTGTTACGGGCCCAACGGGCACTACTGGAGCTCAAGGCATCCAAGGCGTTACGGGGCCAACAGGTTCTGAAGGTATCCAGGGTATTATAGGTCCTACCGGAGCACAGGGTGTTCAAGGTGTAACCGGTCCAACTGGCGCACAAGGTATTCAGGGTGTTACGGGCCCAACGGGCGCTACTGGAGCTCAGGGTATCCAGGGTATTCAGGGTGTGACCGGATCGACTGGCCCGCAAGGGATACAAGGCATAACTGGCCCTACAGGCCCAACAGGCGCCCAAGGTATTCAAGGGATTCAGGGTTCTACGGGACCAACTGGCGCACAGGGCGCGGACTCCAATGTGACCGGACCAACCGGGCCCACTGGGGCGACAGGCTTATCTGGCGCTACAGGGCCGACCGGGTCTACAGGCCCAACTGGGCCCCAAGGGCCCCAAGGTACATCTATAGATTTTAAGGGTAGCGTCGCAAGCGTCGCGAACCTACCCGCATCGGGGAACCAGCCCAACGATGCTCATATTGTTGATGAAGATGGCGATCTTTATGTTTGGGACGGCGATTCATGGAATAGTGTTGGCCAAATAGTTGGGCCACAAGGTCCAACAGGTTCTCAAGGTGTGCAGGGGGCTACGGGGCCAACCGGCCCTACTGGTAGTATAGGCGCTACGGGGGCAACTGGAGATACTGGCCCCACAGGTTCTCAAGGCTTACAGGGAATAACTGGCCCAACAGGAGCGACTGGCCCTCAGGGCGATCAGGGGATCCAGGGGGTAACCGGCCCAACAGGCCCAACTGGGTCTACGGGCGCAACTGGCTTAACTGGCGATACGGGCCCAACGGGCCCCCAGGGTCAACAGGGCGTCCAGGGCGTAGCAGGCCCAACAGGTGCCACTGGCCTAGTTGGCGATACGGGCCCAACAGGAGCTCAGGGTATCCAGGGGGTAACCGGCCCAACTGGGGCGACAGGGCCACAGGGTGAACAAGGTATTCAGGGAGCTACTGGTCCGACAGGGGCTACCGGACTTATTGGGGCAACAGGTCCAACGGGAGCTCAAGGTATCCAGGGCGTTACTGGCCCTACCGGACTAACAGGACCTCAGGGCGAACAGGGGGTTCAGGGTGTAACCGGCCCAACAGGCGCAAACGGGCTTACTGGAGAAACAGGCCCAACTGGGTCTACGGGCGCAACTGGCTTAACTGGCGATACGGGCCCAACGGGAGCTCAAGGCGTCCAGGGCGTTACTGGGCAAGTAGGGTCAACGGGACCCACAGGGACAGCTGGCCCAATCGGGCCAACAGGCGCTATCGGCCCAACCGGGGATACTGGCCCAACGGGCCCCCAGGGTCAACAGGGCGTCCAGGGCGTAGCAGGCCCAACAGGTGCCACTGGCCTAGTTGGCGATACGGGCCCAACAGGAGCTCAGGGTATCCAGGGGGTAACCGGCCTAACTGGGGCGACAGGACCACAGGGTGAACAAGGTATTCAGGGGGTAACCGGCCCGACAGGGGCTACCGGACTTATTGGAGCGACAGGTCCAACGGGAGCTCAAGGTATCCAGGGCGTTACTGGCCCAACAGGATCAACAGGACCTCAGGGCGAACAGGGGGTTCAGGGTGTAACCGGCCCAACAGGCGCAAACGGGCTTACTGGAGAAACAGGCCCAACTGGGCCGACTGGCACTGCCTCAACCGTGACTGGCCCAACTGGGCCCGCTGGAGTGACTGGACCAACCGGGCCAACACCATCTACTAGAGATTTTGATATAAAACTTTATATGGAAGTAATATAGTTATGGTACTATTATGTTTATCTAAAATTGTTCGGAGATATTAATGGCAATTACGCAAAAAAGATTAGGTGGCCCATCACAGCTGACAGCTTCCAGTGCAACATATTACACAGTACCATCGGCTACCACAACAATTGTAAAGCAGATTCTATTAACGAATACTACAGGATCATCAAAGACTGTAACCGTTAGGCTTTACACTACGGGGACAGAAAATAATACGTTTGATGTTTTAAGTGAAATGCCACTTGCGGCAAATGAGACCGTAGCATTTAATTGTTCGATGGTTATGGCGGCAACTGAAACTATTAAGGCATTTTGTTCATCTGCAACTTCTGTGAATATTAGCATTTTTGGTATAGAGGAAACTTGATGACGGCTATTGTTAGGTACAACCCAGAGATACCACCACAGTTTAAAACCATTTCTGTTTCCGGACAGTCTGACGTCATTGCTGATTCGGTCGCTGACACACTTACCCTTTCCGGCATATCGAACGTACAAATAATAACAAATGCCAGTACAGATACAATTTCATTTGGGGTCAATGAGGACCCATCTTTTCACGCCGTTACGGTTAATGGTGATGGGGATGATGTTAATCTTCTGGCGCTTACTAACTCTCACTTTAATTCTCGAATCTCACTTGACAATACTGCAACAAATGGTCGTGAATATCGAATTCTTTCTACAGGAACTGGATCATCTATTACCGCAGGATCACTAGCCATTTATGATGCTGATGCTTCCGCAGTAAGGCTGCGTATAGCTGATGATGGGACCGTTTATGTTGTAGGTACGCTAAATGCAAATGCTCTTGCTGTAACTTCTACATCGGTTGTAGCAAACTTAAATGCCGATCAGTTGGATGGTCAGCACGGTTCGCATTACTTGGACTGGACAAACACAACCAACAAGCCTGATCCGACGATCACTCTCGATGGCGACCTCACTGGTTCTGTCACTCTTACCGACCTCGCGTCCGGCACGCTTACGGCCACTATCGCAGCAAACTCAGTTACTCTCGGAAATGACACGACCGGTAACTACATTTCAACAATCGCCGGAACGGCAGATGAGATTGAGGTCACTGGTTCGGGTACGGAAAGTGCAGCAGTAACACTAAGCCTGCCAGCAACAATCAATGCGAATACCACTGGTTCAGCAGCGACTTGGACAACTTCTAGAACGATCACTCTTGGTGGCGACCTTTCAGGTTCCGTATCAATCAACGGATCTGCTGATGCAACACTCACTGCAACTATTGCGGCCAACTCGGTTGCACTGGGAACCGACACAACTGGCAACTATGTAGCAACCATTGCTGGCACTGCCGATCAGGTAAATGTAAGTGGTTCAGGTTCTGAAACGGCAGCGATCACGCTTTCGCTTCCGCAGAGCATTGCCTCTACTTCTTCTCCCTCGTTTGCTGGGGTGACGCTTTCTGATGACCTTGCCGTCAATGGCGGGGACATCACTACGACCAGCACTGGCACTGCGACTGTTTTCAACACGAATGCTACGACACTCAATATCGGTGGAGCAGCGACTGCCGTTGGTATTGGTGCTGCCACCGGAACCACGACAGTCAATAATACTCTTGTTGTCACGGGAAACTTGACGGTAAACGGAACTACGACAACAGTCAATACAACTACCGTTTCAGTAGACGACAAGAACATTGAACTCGGTGCCGTAGCAAGCCCGACAGACGTAACTGCCGACGGTGGCGGTATCACCCTCAAGGGCGCAACCGACAAAACCATCATCTGGGTAGATGCAACGGATTGTTGGACATTTAATCAAGACGTTGATCTCGCCTCAGGCAAGGTCTACAAGATCAACGGAACTTCCGTTCTTTCCTCAACTACGCTCGGAAGCGGAGTCACCGGATCTTCACTTACGTCTGTGGGAACAATCGGCACCGGAACGTGGCAAGGCACATCAGTTGCCGGTGCCTACGGTGGCACTGGTGTCGCCAACACGGGCAAGACGATCACCATCGGTGGCAACTTCTCCACCACAGGCGCTCACGCCCTAGACTTCACGCTCGCAGGTGCAACCTCAGTCGCTATGCCGACTTCAGGTACGATGATTTCCACAACGAACCCGAACCTTATCGCTGATGACGATCAGTTGATTCTCGCATCACAAATCTTCGGAAGGTAATAATGACTTGCAATACAAAACTTATGATGTTACTATTTAATCATAAGGAGATGAGTTAATGGCTACGTACGCTAAAACAATCCTAAGCGGCTCTATTGACGGTAAGGGTATAGATGTTACCGGCACTGCCACTGCTACCGCTGTGACTATCCATACAGGATCGACAACTGCTGCAACTCTTCATGAGATTTGGCTTTACGCTGTAAACACGGACAGTGCTGGTGCTGCTATAAAACTCACCATTGAGTGGGGAGCAGCGAACTCCGCTAAAGACACTATTGAACTTACAGTTCAACCGGAATCTGGTCTTGTCCTTGTGGTCCCCGGCCTTCTGATCAAGGGCAACGCAACTCCGCTTGTCGTAGAGGCCTTTGCTGGCACTGCCAGTAAAATCTCAATCCACGGTTACGTCAACTCTATTGCCTGATCATGAGAGAAGTTAGCCAGTACGTTTCCGAACCCACACTGCAAGTGCCTGTCGGCATGATTGTTATGTATGGGTCAGTAACCACCATCCCTAGAGGTTGGTTGTTATGTGATGGAACGGGTTACGCAATCGCTACCTATCCCGCACTTTTTGCTGCGATCGGAAACACCTACGGCTCTTCGGGTGGTTTTCAAGTTCCAAACCTCACGGGTCGCATTCCCGTTGGGGCGGGTGGAACGGCAACTGGAGCCTTAGGGTCAGAACTTGGTCTTGGACGGGCAGTCGGTTCGACTGGAGGAGTCGCTACGGTGACTCTGACTGCGGCTCAATCTGGAATGCCCGCACACACTCACACCTACGACGACAAATATCGGACCACGGGGGCCTTAGTGAGTTCGGGAGGTACAGCCATCAACTCAAACTCTCAGACGGAAGTAACGAGATCGACAACCGGCAATCCGACTGATGCCACCGCAGTATCAAGCCATGACAACCTTATGCCCTATTTGACTGTTGCTTTCATCATTAAGGCGACATGATGGACGAATACGTTTCTAATCCCGTTTCTCTTGATCGTTTTCTATTTCCAGTTGGAACTATTTTGAACTGGACGACAACAACAGTCCCAAAGGGATGGCTTCTTTGTGACGGCACTGGATATGCAATAGCGACGTATCCCGAACTTTATGCAGCCATTTCAACCAACTTTGGTTCTTCTGGTGGATTTCAAGTACCAAACTTCTCATCAAAAGTTCCATATGGTGGCACTGGAAGCATTGGTACAAGTGCAGGTGTGGCCACTGTTACTCTTACGGGCGCTCAAACAGGGCTTAAGGGTCATACGCACAACACCTTTGACTTCAGTACTACAGGCTTCAATAATGCAAATACGGGAAGTAGTGCATCCGCCGCTTACAACACCGTTGACGCTGGCGGGCCAACCAGTACCGTTTCTGCGGCGACTGCTGCTTCTTCTCACGACAATCTTCAACCGTACCGATCGTTAAGTTTTATTATTAAGGCTTTCGGATGAACAGAAACCAAGCATCACGGCCCGTGTCCCAGCAAACCCGAAAGATACCCGCCGGACTTGTGGCTATTTGGCCGTCAGCGACCATTCCCGTGGGTTGGTTACTGTGCGATGGAACTGGATACGCAACTGCGACTTACCCAGCACTTTTTGCTGCGATCTCAACTACTTACGGTTCAAGTGGCGGTTTTCAAGTCCCAGACATGAGGACTTTTGTTCCTTATTACACCGGAGTGTTAAATGCCACCGCTGGTGTCAGTACCGTAACCTTGACGGCTGCCCAATCTGGACTAGTTTCTCACTCTCACACTTATGTTGATTTTTGGCCAAACACTCAATACACAAATGTCACAGATGATGCCGCAGGTGTTTCTGGAATCAGAACTGAAGGAACTACCATTGGGGAAACATCGTCTCACCTCATAATCAGTGGTACTACCTACGCCTCTGGCATTGGGGCCTCTGGAGCGCATACAAATCTTCAGCCATACCTTCTAATCAACTTCATCATCAAAACCTGAGGTAAAAAAATGGATGACATACAACTACCAGATTCGCGACCACCAGAAATCTTTGGATTCAAACCAAACCAAATATTTGACAAGGATATTGGGGCGCAATCGTGTGGTTTTGAAAGCGAACTAGACTTACTTGAAAACGGTGATGACCGAGACAGAGTTCGCCTTGAACTTCACGCCGAGTCTTGGCAAAAGAACAATGACCAAATCACATCGTGGCTTGAGAATCACGTCAAAACCGCCGAAGCAGTAATCGCCCTAAATGATCAACTCAAGTCTCTTGAAGAACGATTCAGCGAACAATCAGCACGCTTGAGAGCATTAGAGGCCCAACTTGGGACTCAGGCGTAATGAACGATTCTGCTGAGATGGTTCTAGTGGAATTTCCACGAGAACTTGTTGAGCGAATTGCATACCGCATGGAAGCAATTGATGATGATTTAGATTGGCACGCTATCTATACCGCCTGTTTGGGGTCTTTAAGCAAGGAAAATAATGGACGTTAATGTAGATTTAAATGAAGTAATAGATGAATTATTAGAAAAAAATAAAGCTCTCATATTAGAGAATATAGTCCTCAGAAAAGCTCTAGAAAAGAAAAATAATGAGGATAATTCCGAATTAGAGTGAGTTTTTAAAGCCTATATAAAATGATTTCGCCCAAAACTAAAGTTGTTTTGTAGGGAGGTTACTAATAGGATAGGTTTAATTCCTTTCTCTATCAAATCCGTACACGGAGGTATTATTAGTGGCACTCCCCGGCGTTAATCTAGTTATCAAGGACCAGTTCCTTGGTGTATCTAGGACAGATATTCCAATCGGTCCTCGCGTAGCTATTATCGGTCGCAGAAAAGCGGCAGGTGAGTTAGCTACACCTAATACTGCAGGCACAAGCGCATTCTCAAACCCTGCATACCCATCTACCGTCAACCTTTCGGCAAATGTTGCCGACCTTGACCCAGTTAGTCCAACCACGGAGCAGGAAGTTATCAACTACTTCGGTATTGGTTCGGACCTTCACCGTGGTTACATCGAGGCGCAGCGCGGCGGTGCATCTTTTATTACTTGCATTGCACTTCCTTCCGACACTGTTTACAACAATAATAGCGGAACAATCACAAGTGCATCCTACACTGCCTTAGGTGGAACAGACCTCTTTGCAGATGCGTTTTCTGCAGCAGAGGTTGCCCGTGCTGACATCATAGTTCCTTGGGGTCGCGGTTCTGGTCCAAATGATTTTCAGGATCCAGCAACACCTGGCGATGATGATCTTCATTACGGTTTCTTCGCAGATAACTCTGCAACTGTTGCTAATAGTTGGGCCTACAAGGTTGCTACACAATGTGCACGTATTACCGCTGATTCGCACCCATGTTTTGCAGTACTTGGCGTAAAGCCATATATCGGCATTTCAACCGTTGATGGCGGCATGACTCCTGCACAGGTGGTTACACACCTTACCCTTCCAAACTTGGCTGACAGGAATGGTACCGAATCTGCAATTCTTCTTGGACACTATGTTACTGTAGTGGCTACAGAAATTGAACCACTCAGGTACAACCAATATGTGAACTTTGGTTTTGCAAACGGAGCTGCAAGCTATGCTGGTGCAGTTACCAAGCTCGACTCATGGTCAGCACCAACTGCAAAAACTATCTTCAATGTACAGCGCGTACGTTATAACCCAACTCGGACAAGCCAAACGAACCTAGTTGACCTTGGCGTAGTCCCTGTTGCGATTAACTTCAATCGTGTTCCTAACTGGATTGACGGCCAAACGTTTGCCAAGGATGGCTCAGACTACCGTAGGCTTACCACGCTTCGCATCGTTTATGATGCAGTTCTCCTGATCCGTCAAATCTCCCAAAAGTTTATCGGCGAAAGCGCAAGCACAGCAACTCGCAATGCCCTTGAAACGGCAGTAACATCTGGCCTTCGTGGCATGCAGCAGATGGGCGCACTACTTGCTAGCGATTTCACGGTAACATATATCGGACTAGAGAATAGGGCTATTATTGACCTTGTTCTTCAGCCGGCATTCGAACTTCGTAATATTGAAGTTCGCGTATCTGTACAACTATAGTTACTTTTAACCTTAAGATGCGAGCCTAAAAGTTCGCGGCAAGGAGAATCATAATGCCAGCATCACAAACAAGTGGGACTAACCAAATTGGTCGTTTCACAGATACTTACACAACATTCTCTGGCGCAGATATAGTATGCTGCTTCGATTCCGTACCTATCGGTACGCTTTCTGGCATCACCTATTCGGTAACCAGAGAAAAGGCACCAATTTACACAATGGGATCCCCAAACCCTCGTTCATTCTCTCGTGGAAAACGCGGTATTGCAGGATCTCTTATTTTCACGGTTTTTGATCGTCCATCACTTTACAACCTTCTTCTTAAGAATGTTGATAACGACTCCATGAAATACTTTACTCGTTCATCGAACGTACTTCCTGGTTTCGACAGTAATGGCAACATCACTCACCGAGGAATTACCCCACCAGACTATCAGACCCGAGACATTCGGTCGGCATTCCCTTACTATGCAGACCAGATTCCTCCATTTGATGTTACCGTAACATTCGCCAACGAATACGGGCAAGCTGCCGTTCGTAGCATCTACGGTGTTGAACTTCTAAATGAAGGATCAGGTGCTTCTATGGATGACATAGTCATCGAGGAGACCATGACGTATGTCGCTCGCGACGTTGGTCCAATGTATGCGACTGGGCAGCCTCGCGATGGTGTCCTTGACTTTGCAGGTGTCGATTCCTCTATCAATACCAATATCATCGTTCCTTAATTTATATTAAGTTTCAGATTATGAAAAAGGGAGTACTATATAAAGTGCTCCCTTTTTTATGTTTATGGAGATACTATGCCAGATGAAGAGAGACCGTACACATGGTTTCCAACCTCAACTGAAGAAGCTATAGCGATCAATGAAGAACCAACTTCATTGCCTGACTGGTATGACCCGCCGCCAAATACGCTCCCGATAAATACCCCGCCAATAAATCGGGAAAGCGAATACACGCTTCCAAAATGGTATGAAAATACTGATGTTTCTGCAATAATAAATGAGAACCAGTATAATCAGTCTTTGGCTAATCCAATTAAAGTTGGCGGTAAATTAAATAAGGTTAACGATTACGGCGCTACGGGATTGTATACATCCTATGCAGGTGTCGATATAGTGGCAACTATGGTCATACCCGGCCAAACAGAGCCAATTGACATTGGTGAACTCCAAACTATTTCTTATTCGATCCATAGGGAAAATGTACCTGTTAGGGTCTTGGGTAGGGTTGGACCAAGAGGTTTCGTTAAGGGTCCGCGAACTATAGCTGGAAGCTTAATTTTTACTCAGTTTGATAAATATTTCTTTTATAAATTAAGTACTTTTAAAAATCATTTGGCCAATAACCTATACCCACTTTCGGATATGCTTCCGCCATTTGACGTAACTATTTCTTTTTCGAATGAAAGCGGTTCTTTTTCGAAGCTTAAAATATATGGAATTACAATAGTTGACGAAGGTTCAACTATGTCGGTTGATGACCTTATTACAGAACAAACTTTTACTTACATGGCGCGCGGAATACAGCCTTTGGTCAGCTATTTGCCAAATGATATTAAAGAAATTATAGATAGAGACTATTTAACTGATCCTGAAAAACGTAGCGATATATTGGTTATAGGCGGGGGCAGTCCAGGTGCTCCATCTATTCAAGTTCCTGCTGATGGAGGATCTCAATATCTCATTAAGCTGGCTCAATTGAGAAGTGAAAAGAATGAATTGATTAGGTCTCAAGGGGATACCCAGTATCAGTTTAATACATTTATAGGGCTCATGGCCGAATTGGGCGGAGAATACGTAGGTGATCTAGATAACCCAATTTATCTTGATAAGAAAGCCTACTATGAATATGAGATAGCACAACTACAGAATGACTTGAATTACTATGCTTTACGTATAGATGAAAAAGATAATCAAATTTTTGAATTTATAGCAAAAATGAAAGAATTAGGCATAGAAGAATAATGGCGATTTCAAGAGACACTAGAGACATTGAGCAAAGGAATGGCGCGATACAAAATCGTATGCCAACGGAGAGTATCCGCCGTAGAACGACTAGTAACGCACTAGCGTTAAGCCGCTCAAGTGAGCTAGATATATTAAATAGTGAGATAGATCTTCAGTGGGCATCTGCTTTTGGCGGGGCATCTGACAAATTCAATACTTATTATGATTACTATTATTCGGGCCAAGATATTCAGGTATACATCGATGGCGCTCAGTCTCAATCGACTGGTGGGGCAATACCCATTGTAAGCTTTGGTTTTAATATCAAGCAAGAAAAGCAGCCTCTATACGGTTTTTGGAGTTATACTTTTGATGCTATAATGCGCGGTAATCGTATAGTTAATGGCACTTTTACAGTGGCTACAACATCTTTAAACTACATAAAAGATTTGTTAACTGAAGCTGCAGTCACCAGGAAGAAGGGAACTGAAAGTCTTTATCCGATAAGAAATTTAAATAAAGATGAAGAAAATATAGAAAAATATTGGAGCCTTAACGTAGACTCCTCTTTGGTTGGTGTTACAGTGGATAACCAGCGTAATTTATGGAGTTCGCATCCGCCTTTCAATTTTGTTATAGTATATGGTATGCAGGACATTAGTATATCTGATTATACCTCAGGAAATTTAAAGAGGCTTAAAAATCCACAAAATCTTTTGGTAGATACTAATGATAGATTAGTTTCGGAGAATATAACTCCTACACGTCATGTGATAGAGAATGTTGAATTGACAAGCATGCAGGTAGAGTATACACCAGATGGTCAGCCAGTAGGTGAAACTTATACCTTCTTAGCTAGAGATTTGTTTAGTTATCAAGAAAAGGAATAAATTAAATGGCAGATAAAAAAGTGACAATGGGTGCATCAGATCTTGATGAACCTATTTTTGAAAATACAGAAACTATTGAAGAAATATTTGAAGAAGCAGCCGCAGCAGGTGAGGGCGATGCTGTTATTGAGGTGTTAGACGCTGATGAAGCGTATGAAGATGGTGTAGCCTTGACAGTTGAGGATCTTGATCCAGCAGAAGAATTGTGGCCCGGTGGCCCTACAGCAGCCAAGATTATTTCTTGGAAACAGGAGCATGGCGACGTATATGTAACCTCTATAACTATGGATCAACATATTGTTTGGCGCACCATGAACAGGTTTGAGTATAAAAACCATGTCAAGAATATCGAAAGACTTGGTCAGAACGGTCAAATTAGCCAAGCTGATGTATCAATGTTGAATGAAGAGCTGATTGCAGAGATGTGCATTCTTTTCCCCAAGTTTGATAGAAATCAACTCAACGGTGAGTTAGCCGGAGTTCCGTCGATTATTGCTCAAGAAGTAATGGAAGCTTCAGGGTTCGTCGCCCTAGAGGTGCGACAGCTCTGATGCCAGAAGGTCTTGATGAATTAATTAAAATTCATAAAGAAAAATATGGCAAAGTTTTTTCTGTACCAATAAACGCAAAAGTAGAATGTGTATTTCGCCCCTTAACTGTTCATGAATACGAAAGAATAGAAGGAGATAATACTTTAAGTACGACAGAAGTGGAAGATCGTATTGTTTCTACTTGCGTTTTTTGGCCGTTAAATTTTAATATCAATGACTTGCAGGCGGGTATCATAACATCTCTTTCCGAAGAGATATTGGAGAGTTCCAGTTTTTCTGATGCACGAGTTGCGCAGCAGGCTCTGATGTCTGCCCGTAGCAAGGCAAACACTATTACTAGTATCATGAAAACGGCAGTTCTAGCATTGAAAGATACAATTGGTTATACGTTAGACGATTTAAATAATATGACTTTTGAGCAGCTTTGTGACGCAGTCACTCTTGCGGAACAAATTATTAAAATAAAGAAAACAATTTACGATCCATCTGTAGAACTAGAGATATCCTTTGGTATTGAAGAAGAAGCGGAAAGCGTCCCATCTGAAGATTTAACTGCGCTAAAACTTCAACAAGCTTTATACGGCGGCTAAGGAGTAGCCCGTGATTAGAGATCAGGGCCCGATATACAACTTAGGATACGGTGTCAACAGTAGGAGCCTCCCAAGATGGGAGGGCTCTGAAGAAGAACAACGTGGCGCCAACCCAAATTCGGGCGTAATCTCAAAGATGTTGAACAAAAACCCTGCCATGAAGTTTGTCGCGGCGAGTGCTGCGACAATGCTTGTGGGAGCGGTCGCAACCAGTGTTGTTCGTGGTAGTGGTGTAAAATTATTCTCTAAATTAGAAGATATCAATAAGCCTTGGGCTTCACAGATGATATCGGACATGAAGAGCGTCAGGGAGCAGTTGGACGCGTTCCAGGGCGTTACTAGGTCCTATGGCCAGGGTGATCCATTGCCTGGTCAGCTTTATGGTCGCAAGATCCTTGATAATGGATCAACAGCGATAGATACTGGCGAAGTTAATAAGACAAGTTCTTATTTTATAACAAGGGACGAAAGGTTAAAGGCCCTTCGAACCGGCAGGACGCCACCTGCGGCCTGGAGCATGGCCGATGAGATACAATCGAGATTGGTTGCATCTGCGCGCAGAATGCCTTATGAACTTCCGGCATTTTATCTAGCGCACAAGACTGTCGTCAACCCACTAATGGGTGGAGAGCAGGACCCAAAAAAGAAAGTTAACTGGTTTAATCCATTAGATGTGGTTTCTGACTTCTTTGTCGAAAGCGCTAAGATGGCCACAACAATGATGTTGCCATTTGAGGCTGGAACTGCAGCTTCTAAGCAGGGTTGGCGCAGGTTTATGACTTACGGCGATGATCTCGCCCAGCCAACGGCATCTCAACAAACGTTTAGGACCGGCGTGCTTTCTATGAAGGCGCTACTCGGGCAGGTTGGTGCGGATGCTGTTGATGTAACTAATAAAGTACTAAACTTTTCATCAAGGTCGACTGGCGCACTTTCGGCTGGCCTCAATGCTGCGGCTGGCACAGAAAAAGGCTTAGTACAGTACTTTCATAGCATTAGGCATGGTACCACCGATTGGGCCCAGTTATCTGCCGTTCAGAAGGCCAAGAATCTTGTCACAAACGCTTCCCTTATGGATGCAGCACCCGGGCCATTCAAGGGCTTCACAACGGGATTAAGGGCCGCTGACCAAGAGTACAAGAAAATACTAGCCTCACAGGAAGCTTATAAGCAGTTTCTTTCACTTGGGCCTAGAGGCTTTGACAGTGTTGCCGGAAATCCGGTTACTGCTGCGAGAAAAAACTTTTTTGCTAAAAAATTAGAAACATTAGGAGTACTTCAAACCTCATCAAATCCGTATGGCTCCATGAAGGAAGCACTATCTGAGCATCTTTCTAAGACTAGCCATGGTATGCAGAGTACCGTGCGGGAGTGGGGGTTGTTTAAGCACGGTCGCCCCGCGCTAACACCTAGCGCAAATACCGGAATCAAGAACGGAACATTCTACAAGAATGCGATTGATGGTGAATATACGCGACTACTTAAGAGTAGACTTATGCGTGGCCCTGGTGGTTTGGATCAAAAGTCTGCAGATGCGTTTGCTGCAAGCTTCAGGGTGGCAAGTCCGAAATCTGGGGCTGTAGATGACGCATTAAGTTTGACACAAAGAATTAAACCTCACGGTAAGGGTGAACTTGGCGGAAATACTGAAGATGAATTTTTTGATAATCTTTTAAAACATCTGCGCAATAGATTACCGGAAGGCCAAGTAGGCCCATCGGCCAGGCAGTTAAAAGACGCTATTGCAAAAACTGATGCTACGTTTATGGATCAAGGCGTCCGCAAAATACTTGATGCAAAAGTCGGTGCACAGTTTAAGGCAATAGAGGACCAGATTCTGCCAAATATTGCCAAGGGTCAATTGAAGAGATTGCCTACTCCTTACGACTCCTTTAACCATTCGTACTTAAGTCCAGACGAAATTGCGTTTATGCAAAAAAACGTTGCAAGGTTGACAGGTTTAAACCTTGTCGCTCAGAATGGTCAACCAATTTCGCATGATCTTGTAATTAGTCATCTCAGAAGTGCCAAGCTTGACCCTGAAAATATGTCAGTATTAAAGGGTATTCTTATAGATAAGAAGGTCATTAGCAAACCGTGGCAGCGGGATGGCAGAAATATATTTGGGCTTAAAAGACTTACTCTTGATAAGTCTGTAGAAAAAGGTATATTTAGAAATGGCCAATATGATGAGTCTGATGCAAGAGACATAATCTCACGTATAGCTGCGGGAGACCCGCTTGCCGGTGCGGGGCAGTATGGTCTGCGCGGTGCCTGGGAGTCACAAACTGGGCAGGTACTTGACTTAAGCATTATTAAGCGTGGTATTACCAGGGCCGTAAATACGTTTGCTTCCGATTATCACATACCATTACTTAAGTTTAATCCGCTACAAATGGCAAATTGGGTCGGTTCGCAAGAGATGCGGGATAAGGCTATGTTCCAGTTTATACCTGGGATGTCGAATCAGCCATTCTTGCGTGGGGCAAAAGAGACTGACGATTTTTACCTTTGGATGAAATCTGGACATAGGGGGTCTAAGGGTAAAGTATTCTCGATGTCGACCGGTAACGGTCAGCCGTTAATAAACGAACTTCAGGGGACATATAAGCCAAACTCAGCGACTAGGGGCGTAGTTGCAAAGCATGCTAGGTACGCTATAAAAGATGAGGGTTTCTCTCCAAACGGTACTGGTCCAAATTCGACTATGGGAAGAATTAAAAAATTCTTTGATGTGTCAGAAGACGCCCAGGATTCGATATTTGGATATTTCTCTAGAGCTAGGAATAGAAGGTTTGATTTAAATAATAGGCAAACTTTCGCAAGACTATTGAGCGATGGGCAAATACCGGCGAAAGGCGGGGGAAGCTTAACACTTCAGCAAGCGATGCAGGACTCGGTGGCTTTCGAGGGCGCGGCAAAAGGCTTCATCGCAGAAATGGGTGCAGCTAATCTTTCTGACGATGTAGTAAATGCACTGAAAAACGCACGGACTGCTGCAGGTGAAGAATTCGCATTTACGAAAGCTTTGTCTTATGATGTAAGGGGGGGAGGTGCACAATTCCTTCCGGACGAGGTTGTATCCTTAACTTCGCTTAAGTCTTCAGGTCAACTAGAAGAATTTGGTCAGTTAATTTCTTCTGGCGACAAAGCATTGATGGGCTCATTAACTCAGGAGCAAAGACGCGTACTCCAGTCCGCAAAGTCTGCGTACATAGATAGGTACTTAAAGAACGCCTATGGTCCCGGATACTGGGATAAAGTAGTAGGTAAAGGGACTAGCAGTAGGCTGGATGCGTATAAGAGGGATTTAGCCAAATACTTAACAGTTAGGCAAAATACCTTAAATAACCAAGAGTTTGGCGAACAACTCCCAGAGCTTTTGACTCAAATACAAAGACTAAAAGGCACGGGTGCCTTTAATGCCTCACAAGCCACAGAGGCTAGGGCTGCACTCATGTCTATCCAGTATGACCTAACTGCTGCAAGCACTTATGCTCGGAGTAACACGACCTACCAAAACCTTCGGGGCGCAATTGACAGGTTTGTTGCGGACGCACCAGTTTTGGGTACTCAAAGAGTTTTGCAAGAAATATCTTCAGGAAAACTTGGCACTTCGGGGGGCTTGCTTGGTAGGGTTCAGCCAATACTGCGTTCGCGGCTCGGCGCTTCTTCTTACGACTACGATGGAATTGTTTTTAACCCATTTGCTAGTGATACTCTCCTTACCCCAACATTTTCTTCTACATTTTTACCATCACAAGGCGGCAATCCCTTTCGGGCATTAAAGAGCGTATCTGGAGTTAGTACTTATTCTGATCCGCAATCTTTTTCTGGCGCATCAGTTATACAGTCCCATTTAATTAGCCGCTTAAACAAACCATTTAGCGCTTTAGGGATAGGTGTAGACCCAACTGCCAATTATAAAGGCGCTTTAGACCTATACGCCCGTGGGCTTGTCGGCAAGAGGGTGTTGCCTATTGTTGCTGGTGGTACAGCCCTACTTACAGCTGATAGGACTATAGGCGGTTACGCAAATGGTAAGGACCAGTATGGGGATAGGGTTTATAGTCCGTTCTTCTTGGGTAAGGCGGCAGACGCGTATGTTGGTATGGGGTCTATTTTTGCGGGTATCACACCTGGCGGCGAAACTTCCGAAGATTATAAAAAGCGGATGGAGACTGGCGAGGTGCCAATCCGCGCTGGTCGCTGGTGGGCATTGGGAAATACCCCATTCAAAGGCGGAAGGATTCAGTATTATAGGCCGAACTGGTATAGGAGACTAAAGTCTGGATATACCTATACGGACCAAACATACGGCACTCCGATGGAGAGGGCTCTATACGGTTACGACTTCTCTCCGCTTCGTGCCATTGATCCGTACAGGTTCGAGCGTAAGCACTACTATGATCGCCCATATCCAGAAACTGGAGAATACTTTACTGGACCTTGGGGTCCGCTTACCTCCGCATTAAATATGACGGTGGGCAAAGTCTTAAAGCCTACCAAAATGATGCATGAGCAAGAAGTTGCTACTGGCTTAGCAAAATATGCACCAGTAGGTGATGCGGGCGCATACATACCACCAACCACACAGTTTGCTTTAAATTCGGTTGGGTCTGGTTCCGGCTTTAGCTACGGTGGCACCACAATGGGTAGCACTACGGTTGGCGTAGGTGGGGCTAGAATAACTGGATTTTCGTCAACAGTAAAAACCAATGCTCCAACAACTGGTTCAACGGGCGGCTCTGTGGGGTTGACTAGATCTTTCAACGCCCGACTCCAACAGGCGGGGCAATATTCACTATCTACAGGATCTGTTCAAGCAGCGCAAATGGTTGCAAACATAAACCAGCAATATGCGCAAGCAGCTTACTCCCCCGCTTATGGAACCGTCAAACAAGAGGGGTTAATGGACCCAAGGATTATTGCAGGGGCACCACCCATTAGTCGCTCATCGCTGAAATTCCAGTCTTCTCAGCTAGCTTACGAAGCTCAAGAGTTGGCGGGTATTTATGGTTTTGCGTTCGGAGGTATACGTAGAGAATTAGGTCTTGGGACTCAAGATTACTCGCCAGATAGACCGGTCCTAGCGAGCGCGGGCAAAGCTTATGGGTCAACTAGGGCTTTCTGGGACCTTAATATAGGTGGTGTCGGAGATTTCCCTCTACCTATTGAAGGGAATATGTCTAACCTAGAGTTTTCGGAAATTGCACGAAGATTCATACCCAAAGAAAGAAAAGATGTTCAATACGTAAATCCTATTAAGAATGATATGGGAATTATGTATCCATGGTTGCCTGGAAGTGACTACTTTATAAATTTCAAAGAAGGCGATCCATACACCCACGTTCCTGAGGGCGAAATGCGGTTACCAGGTAAAGGTTATGAAAGATTTCATCGATTGAATTCTGACGCAACCGGTAAGTATGGCTTGGTTGACCAGTTTAAAGTCCTTGGTGATGTTGCACCATGGTCTCAAGAGTACCGGGAGCTTGATTCTGTTTTAGATAAAATGAATCTTGGTTCTAGGCAGCGCGAGATTATTCAGACTACTCGTGAACAAGTTGAAGCTAAAAAAGTAACCAATGAATTTACGCCGTATAAACACACTTACAATAATGACCCCACTGATAGCTTATTGAAAAATGTGGTAGGGCGGGTAAAAGAAAAAATTGAGCACTCGGATACTTATTTTAATACGAAGTTCCTCCAAAAAAGGACAGCAGTAGAAGATTGGGAAAGAGATAACGTTTATGGCGCAACATTCCCGGAGTGGCAAAACCCGATAGACGATTTCTTGCAACCAATGATGAATAAGTCGACGCAGAGAGGACCGTTCCTTGCGGCAACAACGATGGGATTTGTTGGTTCGCTTTTTGGTAAAGGACCTAAAGCTAAGGCTATTGGCGCATTTATTGGTGGTAGCGCAGGCTTTGCCGCAGGGTCCTATGGTAAAGCTTATGAAGCTATTACCGGTCGGCAGTTTATGCCCGCAAGCCGTAAAAAAGAAATAGCCTTGGATGAATATACTGATATTTTGACATATGTTAAGAACATGCATTTGTCTGCTGCGGCCGAATCATCTGGGAATCAAGATTTAGCTGCGCAATTCATGAATGAAGCTAAACAAACAATGTATGGCGCAGATATATATCAAGGTAATCTTTCTCAGATAGCGCAAGCAATACCAAAAAGGAAAAGGGAGCATTTTAAAGCAATGTTGGCTGCTCCTGTCGAAGAGCGTAAGCGAATACTTGATACTTCCGGAAGATTGGAACGCAGAATTTATCAGGCCGCATGGGGAATGCCCGTAGAGAAGAGGCCAGACTTGGAAGAGTATTTCTCCGAAAGGGAACTACCTGAAGCTGGCTGGGAAGGATACAACCCTTCAACCTCCATGGATCAAATTAAAGTAAAGATTGGTCAAAGCATGGGTTTGGATTTATCAGAAATGGGTTACTATCCACAACAGATTAAGGAAGCTAATTTAGTTAATGCTTCCTACCCATCCTTCCGTTCCAACACCACAGGGACTGCTCAGAGGTTGCGTGAATTGATGAGAGCGCAAAATATTCAAGGGGATGTTATTCCCGTGTTGACACCTTACGCCGGAGATCGGATTGAGTTACAGGCAGGGTTGAGGTAATGGTAGATTATAGCGATTTTGACCCAAGGATTTTACGTCAGACACTATCTAAGATTAGTCAAAAGTATCCAACTTTTCAGTTCGATTTTCAAAACAATGTACCAACTATTCGTGTTGGTTCTGAAACTTATAATACCCCAGCGGAAGCGCTTGAGTATATTAAAAAAATTAATTTAACCCAATATGACGTATTTGACTCAACAATACCAAGCTATCTTAAGTCGGGGCAAGGTGCAAATAATTTCTTAATGCTAGAGGAGTTATCTGAAACACTTGGCGTGCGCATAGAGCGCTTAGGCATGAAGTCGGCAAGCGTTAAGCAGATTGAAGCTATTAATGAAGTCTTTTCTACCGGAATGGATAGAGAAGGGCTTTTCTACGCAAAGAACGATAATGTTACAGGTTTAATATTTCATCAAAATGGTAAAAAATTAAAATTAAATGAAATCCTAGATTTACTAGAAAACAAAGGTATCCATTTTGATGTTAGCCAAAAAACTTTTAAGCGTTTACGATTCTTGGGTAATGATTATAAGTTTAGTGCTTCTGGCCTAGATTTAAACGCTTACTTTTTTGAAGCCGCAAAGACGCAACGTGGCATGGATTTAATGAACAAGGCTGGTTATACTTTTTCTGATGGCGGATACAAGGTAGCTTCAAGTAGGCGTATAGGAGATATGAGCAACCTTGTCGGGAACGTAAGTGCCGAGTATTCTGGTCTGCCATCTGAAATGTCTATCAAAACGCAAAAAAATGTCTTAAAAGCATATAAGGAGTTAAACCTTGGCGGTGCCTTAAACACTATTCAAGATATATCGTCCTTAAGCGATTCAGACGTAACTAGGTATATGCTTCAATTAAGTAGTGATGAGATATTAGAGTCAGGTAAGTACATTGATTCGCTAAATATGGTGAGGCGCGCATTCGACGGCGCAGTTTACGCTAGGTCAAGCTTGGCTGGCAAGGTTGCTGAGCAGGCTATGCAAAGAGCCGCAAAAATGACTCAAGATATGAGTGACGACATCAAATCGGGCCGTCTGATAGAAGGTAGTGTTGAGCACAAGTCGGCACTAAGAAAAATTGCTGCAACAAAAAGAAGTGCCGCAGAACTTGACCCAATAGTGAAGCATGGTGGTGTCTTCAATGTGAGGATAATGGGCTTCAATGACGTAAGTGCGGAAGATGAATTTGTAAATGCGATTTTTGGAGAAAATGTATCAAAAAAAGGCTTCTCGGGCCAGGTTAAAGGTAATGTTTACTTTGAGCCAGATAAACAGTTTGAAGAAGCGCTTATGTCACAGATGAAGGGTTACAACCAAGATCTTGTTGAGTATAGGGGTAAGCTTTACTCGATGGACGAAATGATAGCTACCCATAAAAACCTTGGTTTAGGGACAGTTATTACGGACGCCGGTATGTCAGGTCGGAATAGAAAACTTGTACTAGATGAAATAGAACGCAAAGGTGGGACGGTTCTAAGTCCACGCTCAATAGATGTTGTCACCTCTAAGGAGGCTAGAACAGTAGAGGTTGGTTTCAGGCAGGGTAGCGCAATGGCCAACAGGGGCGCAGCTCTATCGATGGAGGTGCAAGCTTCTGGCACTAAAGTTTTTTCTGAAGCCCAGTCATTTTTTGCCGATTTTGAACTTTATGATATGGACGCAATACGTAGAACTAACATGCAATACGTCCAAAAGCAAATTGATTATGTTAAGACTGATAAGATATTAGACGACTATGCAAGATTTAGGACTACAGGGGAAAGCTCCGGTATACTTCGGCAGCTAGTAGATCAAGCTGACGGCATCCCTGGCGAAGCTAGTACTGTTAGGGCACAACAGTTATTGGACATGCTTGATCAGGGTATAGCGCCGTCGAAAAATCCGCTTTTTGCACAAATGTATACAAGTGCGGTTAATGAGTTTAATCCTCGTAAAGATATGTTCCATCTTCTAATGCCAAACGTTTACCAGGCGCAATTCACTAATGAGCTTGGAAGGTCGTCTCAGGTAACGCGTGGTAGTATTTCTTATAAGAAAAATCTTGGTTTCATACTTAACGATTTAGATTATGATAAATATTACAATGCATTTGGCGGTCCTGACTTTGACGATTTGCTCAGATCTCATCTAAAATGGGATCGTGGATCAGATTCTTTAATTGCAATAATGAAAAGAACGCCAAGTGCCTTAGGTGAAATAGGTGTTTTTAGCGTAGATCAAAATGATCAATTAATGGATGAGGTACTCAAGAATGCTGCTGAAGTAGACGATGCGATAAAGGGTCACATCGATAGCGTAAAATTGCTTGATGCTAAAATAAATATTAAAAGCTCTTTACAAGCAAGCGCTAATTCGGCGACTGGTGTAACTGGCGCAAATGCAATGCAAAACTTAAAAAGTTTATCAGCAGTTTCTGACATTGTTGCTAGCCCAGAAGTTGACGCGCAAAGACTCGCTTCAATTATGGATGAAATAGATACTTTGGGCAGCCCAACAGATGATTCACTTCGCTATATTAACGATGCAATTGATTCCTTGGGAATAGGTGGTCAAACAGTTGAGGACCTAGAAGCAGAAAAAGCATTGTTACGTGGTGGTACAAGAAAAGATATTTTAAGAGATTATTTCGAGCGAACACATAGCGCTATGGAATCTTCTGAAATAAATAAGATAAGGAATAGGAGTTTAGCTTTATCTGATGAAGCTTTGCAGGGAATAGCTAAATATGGTTCTGTTGATGAGCTGCTGGCAAATAGAATGTCTAGAATGAGCAACCAATTGATCACCGGTATTGGTGATGATTTTGGTTCCTTAACAGATGAGTCGATTGAGGCTCTTACTAAAAGTTTTGGTGTTCTTGGCGAATATTCGAATCTCCGTATGGTCTTAGACTCCATGAAGCGAGTAAGTGACGAATTAGGTAACGCGCCAAATTTCGGTGATGACGCCATAAAAATATTAAGACAAGAAGATGTAATTGATGCTTTAACTAAAGAAGGCGGGGCACTCGCGGAGGAGATTCGCGGCATTAATGACAATATTGTAAGCTTTATATCGGATTACTTACTGCAAGGCGGGAAGATAGATAAGTTTGTTATAGACAATGAATTTGGGGAAAAGACAAGACTTAGTAAAGAGCATGTAAATAGGATTAATCAAAAACTTATACAAAGTGGCAGAACTTTAGACGAGTTTACTGTGGAGGGTCCGCTCACGCAACGCGCACAAGCCGCATCAAGGATTATGGAAGATATTGGAGATCAATATCGGATGATGAGGAGAGACATAGGTTTAGTTGATGGTTTAAAAAATCAACTTTTTGATTTAGATATAGAACGCGAAGCTGACGAGTTGATGACAATCGCTCGTGAAACTTACAAGGTTGATGACATTAGTTTCAGGTCAGCTTCGGCCTTAAATGACGCTATGGACTTGTTCGGTGAAATCCCAGATTTTAACGAAGTTTCAGATAGGGTCGGAAGAGCTCAAACTGAGTTTTTTAGGACCTTTACAGAAAGGTACGGGACAAGGTTAGATGATGAAACTTTAGAGATTTCTGAACGCGGCCAAAAAGTGCTTGGTTCAATGATAAAGAGGCATAGCCTAACACCTTTAGGTGAGGGTTCTGGTAGTCTTTTTGGCGGCAATCTTAGTGGCGTTTTTAATAGCACACTACAATGGTATGACAATCTTGGTAGGGGAAATGTAGCAGGGGTTTCGGGCCAGCTAACGGTAGACAATAAACTTGGTGCGATGCTAGAGGAAATTGATTCATACGATCGCCCGCAAGCTGTTTCAGAAGCAATTGATGCTGCAACCGGAGATATAGGTTCGGGACAGAGATCATTGATCAGATCCCGCGCTGCACGCAGGGCTTCAGAAGGTGTTTCGGATTTTGCTTCAAACACTAAAACAAAACTTCCTAAGATTTTAAGCCAGGAAGGATTAAACCTATTTAAGAATCAAACTTTCAAGAGGGGTGCGATAGCACTTGGTGGGTTGATGACATTTTCTGCTATATATAGGAAAATGAAAGACAGGACCCCCGAAGACATGCAGGGCCCACCAATGCTCCCCGGTGGCTCTTTTTATGACAATAATGCTGGCATGTACAGTCAGCAAATAATTAATAGTCCACAAAACAACCAAGGTGGCGGTACTACATATAAGATAAGGGCTTCAGGTAGTTTTGACGTAGATGCTTTATCTGGCGATATGGAAAACTTAACGGGTGCTCAAGTAAGGTCTAATAAATACGAGTCTCGCGGCTATCAGAATAAAAGCTCTAATATCGAACGTGTTATAAACGATTCTTTTAGGTGATATAATGTTACAGAACCAATTAAATAAATATAAAAACGCAGTCGGTAAACCAAATGTTGGTTCAAAAATTTTTTCAAATGAACTTCCAAGGGTCCAGGAAATGTCGCGAAATTCTGCTAATTCTGGCTCTGTTAGGAATTTTGCTATCACTAAACAAAATAGCGCCCAGATTTCGGAAAGTATTATGGCTAGCCGTGGGCCTATGTCTAATGGCTCTGCTGCAGGGTTTAAGGGTGGAAAATCTGCACACTTAGAGATAAACGGCGGGGGTTACAGTGGCGCTAGTAGAAGGTTTCATTCGGTTGGGGGGATAGATTCGGTTGGAACTGGAATTATTCCTGCTAAAAAGATGAGAAAAGCAGTTACTAGAGATGTAGGTCGACTTTCCGAGACCTCTATGTCTAGGATGTCGAAGTTAAAAGTCTTAAATAGATTGGTGTAAATTGTCTGAATACAGTGCTGAAGATGTAATTGATGTCCTGATTATTGCGTTTGAATTTCCTCCTAGTGACGTTTATGGGCCTATGGAGCGATACCTGCTTTCTATAGGTAAGGTGTGGATTCAGAGTGAGGATCCAATTGGCGCATCTATTAAGCTTACAGAAACCCAGGCGCTTAATGCTGTAAAGCATTTCTTAAAGAATAGAGAAGTAGTAGCAGGTGGAACCTCGGATGGTTCAGACTACGATAGTTCCTTACCTTACGACGAAGAAGTGGTAAAGAAAGCCTTAAGCGAGGCTAACAGGACTTCTCTAAGTGGACAAAGTTCAGATTCAATTAAACGAATTATACAAAATTTAGATGATTTATTTGGCTTTGGTGTTATTCTGAGGGAGAAAGAATCAATTGAAGGCATAGTATCTTTCCTACAGAGTCCTGAAGGAATAGGAAATTTTTCAAAACTTTCATATGACGCAAGGGTTGCCCTCAACAACTTACTGAGCTTAAGAGATAATGGAGATTTCCATTCGAAAAGACTTTATAACTTGGCGCTTTCTGTTCTACCCCAGCTTAATAGGCTTTTAGATTCTTATGTTGATCTTCAAAAAAAGGAAGAGCAGTACGTAAAAGATAATGGCGTAGATCCGACTACACTATTCGCCAACTCTTTTATGTCGGTTTTCAGTGAAAAACCGTTGCAGATGGCGCTTTTTTATAAGGAAAATACTCAAAGAAGAATTAGTGAAGCATTTGCGCAACAATTCCAAAGGCCAAACAATGATCCGCAGCCCGTACAGCCTTGGGAAATGAGAATTGGCGGGTCAAAGTTTTTCGTGCCACCAATTGATGTGAAAGTTTCCCAATTTTTTAAAACTGGCAGCTTAACGGGTGGAGCTATACGTCAAGCTTCATCACCAAAGTTTAATTCGGGCCACAGCGAAACCGCCATACAAACAACTATCTATTTCCCTAGTTTAGAGTCAATATGGGGAATTATAACGAGTGAAGAAAAACCAGAAGTATTTTTAAATTTTGATGACATTAATAAAACGAGCGATAAAGATGTAGACTATTTCCTTTCATCGTTAAGGGGCTTAATAGCTCAATTTAAATATGCGCCATTCCTTCCTGTCCGGAATCAATACTTAAATCAAGCATGGGGGATTACTGGCGTTACGCTCAACAGTATGACTATATCTACTGTAGAAAATTATCCTTTCTGTGTTGCTGTAACGCTTAATATGATGAAGTTTAACCATAAAGTTTACCTTCCAATGGTTGAAGATTTTAATCAGGCGGTCCACTGGGGCAGGTTTAGGCAGTACATGGGCAGGGCCGCTATGGCAATGCAAAATTCTTATAATCTAGGATTTTTAACTGAGAGTTTGTTTGGCGACATTTGGGATAAAATTCCTTTTATAAATAGAGACAAACCAAAACCAGATCAAGATACCTTTGATACATCGGACGTATCTTTTTCTAGGCCAACGAAAGAAGGTTGGGCAAAAGATCCTACTAGAATTAAGTTCTACTACCCGTCAAAAACACCAATGGAGATTTTTGCACCAGATGACTCTATGTTTAGGCAAGAGCGGGAAGATGAAACTGTTGGTAGTTCTGATTACGAAAGAGATAAATCCGCATGGGAGTTGCTCCTTGGTAAGCTAGGTATTGACGTTGACGTATACCCAGAAAGCGTTTATGACAACGTAAAAAACTACTCTCAAAGATTTACAACTTACCAAAACGAATGGACATACCTGGGCCAGTATCTAAAGTTTAATAGTCTCGTTGTCTTAAATATGACTCAGGATAAATTAATCAAATACCTGAACGAAAGAATATCTACCTTAGAAAAAGAGGGTACGATTAAAAATGACGCAGACAAAAATAATTATACTTCAGCAATCGTGCAACGTTGGTACGATTTTATGTTCGGTGGATTTAAAGACACTGTATTCTATAGGAAGCTTTTAGAAAATACCCAATACAGAAATGGCAGTTTTACCATTAACGAGTGGGACGTCCCGATGGAAGAAATGGCGTTTGACGCTAAAAGCGTTTTCGTACAAGGTATCTCTGTATCGCTTTCTAATAACTTTGCGAAACACCAAGTACAACTCCAGGATGAGCCTACTTATCAACATATTGGCGGCGGTGATAATAGAGTCGATATATCAATGATCGTTGTAGGTGAAGATAATCTTATCAGAATTCGCAGGATGTTTGATAAAATTGGTGGACTAGCAAGGCTAGAGCACGCCCACGGTGTGCTTGGTTTCCTTGGTGTTAAAAATGAACTAACCGCACTTGCCGGTATGAAGTATCTAATGCCGCTGACTTATGAGGTTGACACTATACCTGGTTACCCACGCGTATATAATGTTAGGTTGTCTTTTATAGACTTTGACATTTTTCAGCAGAAAAGAGAAAAACTCTCTTCTGATCTCCAGGTTGGGCTCAAAGACCTTTTTGGTAAGCGCAACCCATTCCTCAGGGTAAAGCAAGTCTGGAGCAGGTTTAACGCCTATCCGGATTTCCCTCTTACAATTAGGGACGAAAAAGACGACAAAGTTATTGGGACGATTGATCCAGATTTTTATTTCCGGGCTTTTACTACATTTGATGATGATTTAACGTATTGGGGGAGTCTTCCAAAAGGTGAAGAAAGCCCGATTGCATCAATGAACTCTGATGGAACTTTTCAGATTAACCCAAAGAAGGATGATGTAACTGCAAAATTAGCACAAGCTTCAGGAGAGGTAAAAACTGAACAGTATACGGTTAACAAGAAAAATACTGTATCGACCTACCCATTAGAACTGTACTTTAATATGCTAACTACTGGTGACGGTCAGGATACGAGTGCAATCGTTAAGTTAGCAAACGCTGGTGAGCTTATAGTTGGGACCCAACAGCAAAACGAAGACCCTAAGTTCCCAACTACAGGGAAACCAGTAAAGATGACAGAAGACACCGCTGTCGCTACACAAACTGAACCATCAATTGCTGGGTTAACGCCTGGAGCGCAGATACAAAACCCTTACGCTAATGCTACAAATGACCCCTCCACTCAATATGAGTTAATCATGAATGACGCAAAGTACCGCGACATTAACGGTAGGATGATTAGGGCATTCCCAACCTACATGTTGTGGCTCATAGATGAGGGCGGCAGGTTTGGCGGTGTAAAGTTGTTTGATAATTTTTATGGTCTTCAATCAGTTGTTGATTTTTCCATTAATCGTTCTGAGGATGTGCTTGGCGATACGCTCGTGCTTCGATTGTCAAATCTTTATTCAAAATTGTCGACACAATATAAGGGCTTTGTTAAGAGGCAGGATGGAACTGAAAATATTGTTTTAGATGACGATAATGGAAATACAATAGAATCAGTCGCAGATATTCCTGAGTATTTAATACAAACTCAAGAGAATATTAACAGCGGTATGGACGATACCTATATCGTTGAATTAGACAGCATCAGATTGAAGCCTGGGGTTCGTGTACATATGCGTATGGGTTACGGCGCTAACCCAAATTCTCTAGAGACTGTTTTTAATGGTGTAATAACACAGGTTCAGGCTGGGGATATTGTAGAGGTTATTGCACAATCAGACGCGATCGAATTAAGTCAGTATATCAACACGACCAACAAGAAGGGTCACTCCGGTGACATCGATGGGGCAATTGGTACGGGTTTTTGGCTTTCTGAGCCAAGGGACCTTATGGTTCGACTACTGTCTATGGGTTCATCTCGCTTCAAAGAGGGTTTTGCTCATGCTACTCGTGGGCAGATTTTCTCTGAAAGCAGATTTGGTATTCGTCATTTTGGAACAATTCTTTATGAAGCATTAACGCCAAACGAAAAAGAAAGGCACGACAAAAGGTATCAAGCAGTCACAAGCAGACTTCAGGCTGTTGCGGGGTCTGATAGCGTATCTAAAGTTCTTGGGGCATCTGCTGGTACCATCTACGACACGACGGCGAGTGATAATGAGGATAGTAAAAACAGTTTAATAGGCGGAAGTTTCAGCGGGTTCTTAGGGCAAGGTGCTGTGCGGACTAGCACCGATGAAAGCGGGAAGGTAAGCATGCCACTACTTGGCCTTATGCAGAGTATGTGGACTAATTTCTTTACAAAAAGAGATTTTGAAATTTATAAAAGGAATATTTATCCAGGCAACGGAACTGGTGTAGCCCAGTATCTCGGTGGGGATCTATTGGATTCTGGCCCAGTTTTACTTGAGGCTGCAGGTAGCCAGGCCGCAACTGACACTTTCTTTAACAAGGATGCTAAGAGCATTTTCAGTCAGTTTAAGAGTGGGGAGCCAGGAAAAGACTCAAGGGATCAAGTTATCCAAAACACTATACTAAACCTTTCGCTTAGTGGTGAACGAATTGAGGATCAAGTGAGTCCGCAGAATAACGCGGCGCCAAGTAATTCTGATCCCAATGCGCCAGCAAATCAGGGTGCAAGTGGTCGCGACCCTTCTAGCGTTACGGCCGCTACCTTGCTTCTAGGGTCTGTTGGGGAAGCCGTCTTGATGAAAAGGGGCGCGCTAAAAAACAATCCACTTTTACAGGCTCTTGGACTGATACAAGGTGGGGAAGCAGACTCTGACTTAAATGGTTTTGATGAGGTATCCTTTAGGGCCCAAACCTACATGAAGACTGTTTGGGATATGTTTAAGTTATGTGCGGCACTACTTCCCAACTACATCGTAGCGGTCCGGCCTTTCGAGGATAGGTCAACGGTCTTTTACGGTAAACCTCATTGGCTGTATACCTCCGGAGTGATACCGCTTTCTACAGGTGTGCCGAAGGACGATGATAAGGTAAAACCAGAAGGGCCAGACGCAGAGCTAGAGAGAATAATGAGGGAAGCAACAAATCTTGCTAATCCTTTGGCGGATTTAGAAAACCAAATGAAGTTTGTTAAGGATATTTCTTCATCAAATCCATTCACAAGTTTTACTGGAACTCAAGCACCAGGGACAACTAATACTCCTGATTCATCCAGCGAAGTCATGACGCTTCCACTGGAGTCGGGCGGTGCAAAAATTCCAATTAGGTCCGGTAAAGTTGTAATGGGCAAACATTTAGAAGGTTATAACTATAATGCACCAGAATCGAACCTAAGCGATGCGATAAGTCGTATGACCATTTCGGAAAAAGCAGAAATAGTTACCGAGTACGCTACAGCGCAAAAGGATGAACTGGCAAAAAATAGTTCAAGAGATCCATTAACTGGGGAATTTTCGCAAGAGTACATAAGAAGAATGAATGCCCTTGACGAAATTCTAAAGAATGCAATTGACGAAGAAGAAGAGAAAATTGACGACTTCATTAAAGATCCAGTCAATTCTGGGATAAGAGGAAGATTTTTATCGGATGCTAGTTCAGTACATATAGAGCTACCCCAACTGCCAGACGTCCACAAATATGCAAATTTTAGAGCTGGAAGTTTATTCGTCGGTTTTGAAAATGGCACCCCACAAATCACCCCTGAAGGTGAACAGTGGTATATAAGAATGCGTTGGCCTTACATAAATTGGCAAGATTACCTTAAAAGGCAATGGGAAAGCCCCGAATCTGGTACTGGCGATCCAAGTAAATATTGGGGTAAAAAAGTTGCAGTATCTTTACCTGATTCTGGCAAGGTGGTCGTATGCTACGCCATAGATGGCGGTCCTATGGATCCGGCTTTTAGGGCTGAAGTTTCTCCAGATGTTTATTACGCTTTAGATTTAGCAGGATATCCACAGAAAGATTGCTATTTTGGTTTTGTAGATGACAATGTAAGACTTGGTCCGGTTGGTGGGTCGTTAAGCACAGAGACTGGACGTAGACTTGATGTGTCAAGTATACCAGTTCCAACAAGAGCAATAGTTGATGGCAGGTCTTACGAAACAATAGTTGACCCTGATCAGGCTTTTGAACGACTAACATCGGACACTAATGCAGAAACACTTTTTGGTGAGCAATACTACTTTATAAATTCATTCTTGTATGGCTGGCTTGCTGGTGGCGGAAATAATAACCCTAGGGCGTCAGGCTATTACGGGAACTTCGACGATGCAAACAAGGAAAACGACGCCCAGTTTGCCGATAAGTATATCTCCCTTTTAGATAACGGAATAAAAGGTAGTATAAGGGCTGACGATAATGCTATTGGTGCCTTTGATATTGTTGGCGAAATAGCGAGGCGAATTTACGATGTGGACTACAATGAGCGTAGACTTGAACTATTGAAAGATTCGGACATAGCCAGTAATTACCTTCGTGATACTGGCTTAACTTTCGACAAGCTAGTAGAAAAAGCCAATGCCAATTACGAAGCATTCAACAACGCCCGAAAATTTTATGGAGATTATAAAGGGGATACTGAAACGACCGCAGAAGAAATTTGGGATATATTCAGAAAACAATGGCATATCAGAACTGATAAGGAATATCTAGAGGTTAAGGAAGCGGCAATTGAATTTATTAACCAAATCGGCTTACCTATAAATGATCCAAATAATGCTTTAGGTTTTGACGAAAATTGGTATGATGGTTCTACATCGGGTCAAGGTTTTGATAGCAGCGCTGAAAGTGAAGCTGTTGACAAGGTTATATTTAGCACTAATATGACAAAGATTGTTAATAATTTTAAAATGCTTATGTGGCGTCTCCCCTACGCCAGGGCTTGGCTAGTTATTACTACGGGAAGAACGCCAGATACTGGTGAGTTACTTGCCGCTAGTGTTGGGGCTTCAGTCGTTACCCTCAACCCAGTTCCAGCAGTTGCTGCGTTAGCTACTGATGCTTTAGATGATAATCCTTTTGACTTTAAAAATAGTGATATTACAAAGCTATGGAGATGGTATTTAGGGCTTAATGCAGATGGGTATAAGAAAAACGATACTGCTGTTTCTGCGTTAATAAATGCGGCAGCATTAGATAATGAAAATAGCTTTAATGGTTTTAGTTCACAGATTAATCTTTCCCCAGATGCAAAAACCGGCGCAAGTATATTTGCAAATGAAGCTTTAGTTGGTAGATTTATCGAGGCCTTAAAACACTACAAGAGGGTCGGTCTTAAGGGTAATGGAGCTCAGCAGGCAATTGAGAGAATTGGTCAAGTTTGGAACCAAACAATAGGAGCATTCTTTACATTAGTTAGTAGCGCATTAAGCGGAGTTGTGGCAACATTCAGACTATCCCTAATGCAGATGGGCTATGGCATGGGAATGCTTGGAGCTATGCAACAGCAAGCTAATATCTTAAATCGTGCTTTAAATGACTCTATTTATTATAGTCTCGGCGAACCTGGTTCTGCGATATGGCTTGCGGACAATCCATTCACTAGAGAGTATGGGGAACCGGTTATTGAGATTAGGGAGCCATTCCAAAGATTCCATTACATTAATTCTTTTCAAGATATTATTGATAATGGGATTCAAGAAAAACTTGATAATATACCAACTGTGGTCACAGCTAGTTCGGATGGCAAGTACCCTGTTACGGTTTATTTCGATAAGGGAACTTCTCCCGAGAAGCAGTTTGAAGTGGGAATTGAGACAGGACTTTTTTGGGACAATGCAAGAGGCAGTGGTTTTTTCGGTTTCCTGCATCCTCTCTTGCACCCGTTTGAAACAATGCGCGGTTTAGCTAAAAGCGCAAGCGGCTCATCTGACGAAATCCTTTCGAGAAGAGTTGGGCTATCGTATCTCAAAGAATCCCTAAAAGACATTTATGGAGGCGAAGTTGTAATCATTGGTAGGGCCGATATACGTCCGCACGACCTTGTGTACCTCGCCGATACGTACGAGCGGATGTACGGAATATTCGAGGTAGAGGCTGTTACACACCATTTTACTAGCGACATGGGTTTTGTGACAGCAATTACACCAAACGCTGTTGTTACAGTAAATGACCCTGCGCGCTGGGTGTACCAATCCTGGATCTGGGGTCTTTTTGGGGTGCAGAATACAAGGAATCATGTAAGGCACCTTCTCTCGGTAACGGCCGATAGGTCTTCAAGAGTTTACAACGATGTTCTTGCTTTCGTAGACAGTAATGGGGAAGTTGACATGAGCGGCTTCGCCGAATCGATTGAGGACACAATCCGCGGTAGTGTCCAGTTTACTGGTGGAAATTCTGGGCTAGTAAAAGATATAGCTTCTCATGCCGCCGCAGGCTACGCGGTTCCTAGTGGTTCTTCTTACAGTATAGCTCCAGATAGTTGGGAGCAAAGCGCCCAAAATATAGGAAGCCTTTTTTCAAGTCCGGGAGCAACTTTTGCGTCTTGGATTCCCGGAGTGAATAAGTTGCTTGACGTAGCTTGGGAGGGTTGGACATGGGTTAGGGATAATCTCCTTGACCAGCATGGGTGCTATATACAGTATTTAAGCAAAGATGGGCAACCAATGGATGCAGGCCTCAGTTTCAATCAGGGTGTCGCGGTTGGTCATCATCACTCGATTAATTTATTACCTGGAATACTTGGGGTTGAAGTTGACACGACCGAAAATGGTCATAGGCGTATTACAATTAACGACCTTATGGGTTCACTTGGTTGGAGTGAGTTAGAGATATCCAGTATTCAGCGGCAGGTTAGCTGGTGGAACAATTATTGGAATGCGCGCGTGCTAGATTATGCTGGCAAGGGACCAGACCCTGTTACTCTTACTCGCCCTAATGCCTATTTAGCAAAGGTTATAGCTATGAGTACCGACGATGATGACGGTAATGGCATAGTCGACGGCGATACGTTCTCTTGCCAAAAGCTAGACGCCGATGGCAACCTAACTGGGTCTACATTTAAGATTCGTTTAGCGGGTATTGATACTGCAGAGCTTGATTTCAAGCAAGATATCCAGAGAAATGATTCGTCGCAAAAAGCCTATATTGCACGGCAATTTTTGGAGAAACGTTTGATTACGGATCAAGTAGCAAATGGCCTTGAGCCAATTGTCGCAGTTAGGGAGTCTATTGGTGCGGGTGTGGATGGAAGATTTGGTTCTAAGGATAAGTACGGCCGAACGCTTGCTGTCGTATTTCATAATGGTGATTACGACAAATTGGCATCAAGCGCCGAAAAAGAAAGGCAGAGAAGAGATTCTCTACTAAGAAACGCTTCTTCGTGGCCTTTGATTCCCTGGGATTCATTTACCGCAGATGGTAGGACTTACACTGTTAATTGGGAAATAGTTGTTTCTGGATTAGCTTATACAGATATGGGCGGAGTTAAGGCTGGGGACCCTGACGCTAGGTATAGTTCGGGAAACTTTACTGGGGGTAATTGATGGCCCACTTTGATTTTTCTTTAAATGATTTCACTAATGAGAAAAATATCTCTAATGCCGTAATTAATAAGTCAAAAAATTACACACCAAATGGACAGGCTAAAGCGATAAAAACATCTTTTTCTCAACTTCCCTTAGACAAGCAAAGGCCTTTAACAACTACTAACGTTTCAGATATGCTCCAGGGCACAACGGTCTATAAGCCAATGGGTTTGATATACAATTCCTTTAATGATGTTTTGTCTAGGGATATACAGCTGGCAAGGAATGTGAAAGTTGGCGATAGGTTGCTGTCTATGGATAAAGCCCATACAGGGCTGTTGCCTTACGATTCGAATAAGAGGGACGCTTCAATAGATATAGCTTCTAGCGTAAATGCCTTGACAACCAGTGCGGGGTCAACTGGAACACCAGCAGCCGCAGACAATGGAACCACAACTTCTGCGGGAGGCCAAGGCTCTGGCCCCGGAACCGAGATATTTGTCCCGCCCGCTGGTAAATCGTGGCCTAAGGGCACACTTTCTATCGACGACGTTGCTAAACTAGTCATTGAAGTTGGAATTTCTGAAGACGCCCAAGCTGTATTGGTAGCCATTTCTCATCGAGAGTCTAGCTTTAGGACTGGAGCCTATAATCCTGTTGGACTAGATAATTCTTGGGGTCTATGGCAGATTAATACTATTGACGGGGCAAGCCCGCAGTATCGACGTTATGACCTAACCGATCCTTATACAAATGCAAGAGTTATGGCTATCATGTCCGGTAGTGGGGCCAATCTGCATCCCTGGTATACCCAGCACGATGGCAGCAATGAACCTGGCTACAGTAGCGCATATAGTGTTCAAGACTTTTTGCCAGAAGCTATTGCCGCAGTTCAGAGGGTTAAGGCGCAGGGTTATAGGGCTGGGTAGTCCAAATTGATACACAACCTGTTAATAACTATTACTATATCCAGTAGGGATTAGATGAATAAAGTAAAGAACGTCAATATAAAAATTATTACATTTTCTTACTAAGATTGGCATAGAGACTGATGGCCCACTTTGATTTTTCTTTAAATGATTTTACTAATGGGAAAAATATTTCTAATGCTATTATTGGAGGAACTAAGAGTTACACGCCAACCGGAGAGGCAAAATGGTTGAGGACTACGTATTCCATGGTAGACGCAAAAGCTCAACAGTCTTTAACAACCGCGTCTGTTTCGGATATACTTCAGGGAAATTTGCTACTTAAACCTGTTGCCCTTAATTATACGCAGTTTAATGAAGTTACTTCTAGTATATCGAAAGTCGCTAATACTACTAAAGTTCAAGATAAGGTTGGAGCGCTTGGTTATAGGAAATACCTTGCTGGATTCGACACGGTCGGCGCCGTAAATAGTCTTATTAATCTTAATATTAATACTACAACATCGCCTAATAGTATTACGCCAACATCTCCAAGCCCAACTGGTGCATCAAGTATCCGCCCTATTGCGGGCGGTTACTACCTAATTAACCACCCACCTGCAAGTCCGCAATTCCACGAAAGTAGGAATAACGGCCTTAGTGGCGGTGTGGTTTTGCACACCACCGAAGGTGGCGGAGGTTATCAGTCGGCGGAAGCAACGGCAGCCTTTATATCGCGCAGATCAGACCCTGGATCGTACCATTGCATAGTGGATTCCGAACCAAATACGGCTGTCTATATGATGCCAGACAATTATACAGCCTTTGGTGTAGCTACTCCCGGATTTAATAGTAGGTGCTGGAATATCGCAATAGCGGCAAATTCTGCAGATTTGAACCCAAGTAGCCCAGAAACATTAACCGAAATCGACAATATGGGTAGAGAAATTGTTGCGTTCTGGGCTAGGAATAGTATAGACCCAACACAGGGTGTCAGGTTTGTCGGGAATGGAGTTAAAGATGGGCCAGGTCTTGCACATCACGGGGATGTTCAGCCGGGAGACAGGTCAGACGCATGGGCTCGCCGAGAAGATAGGGAGCTTTTTGATGCTTTATTATTGCAGGCTATAGCTCGCCATGCTATTTAGGTAGGTTGATATAATGGCACACTTTAATTTTAGTTTAAAAGATTTTGCCAACGGTAAGAATATTAGTAATTCTATTATCGATAATCAAAAAAACTATACTCCAAGCGGTGAAGCTAAATGGTTGAGTACTACCTACTCAAAAACCCCGGTCAAAGCTAACACTTCAATGACTACAGCAAATATCTCCGATATATTACAGGGGCAACTCTTGTATAAGGATCCTGGATTAGTTGCTACTCAGTTTAATGAAGTTTTATCTTCAGATATGGCAAAATTGCTCAGCGCCAGTGTGGACGGTAAAAATACTTACATTACCAAACCTATGGCACAGTTAGTTGGATACGATATACCGGCACAGTCCGATATTGGTTCTATTATCGTGAACAATATAGGTACGGCCTCAGCAGGGACTAATGCATCGAGATCTCCTGCTACTGGCGCCCCAAATACTGGAGGTGGTCAGACGGGGGTACCGACCCCAATTCCAGAAAGTGGTACTGCGGTAGAATTCGCCCTTTCTCGTATAGGTTGCAGGTATGTTTGGGCGGCAGAAGGTCCCGATACTTTTGACTGCTCGGGTTTAGTAACTTGGTCTTATAGGAAGGTCGGGATAAATCTGCCCCATTACAGCGGTGCCCAATACAATATAACCCAAAGGATAACTGAAGAGCAGCTTCAGTCGGGAGACCTGATTTTCTGGGGGGGGAATGGAAGTGAGCATTGTTCCATCTATATTGGGAACAATGAGATGGTTCACGCTTTTGATGGCGTGCAAAAAACGCTTTTTATATTTTCTTATGGATACTGGTGGAAAAAGCCGTCTGGATATGGTCGAGTTGTAAGATAGTTTATTCGGATAATACAATTACAACTTTACTATAAGTAAGAGCCTAGTGGAGAAGTTATGAATATCGCGAACAATCCAAAATTTAACCAATATATAGATTCCAAAATTCAAACTTCTGATGAAACAAGGAATATAGATAGGTTCGGTGTTGTTTTATCGTACAATGGCGTGACTAATACGGCTACTGTATTGATGTCTTCGCCTAGTACTGAATCGGCTGGCGATATAATAGAAAATGTACCGTGCCCTGTGTTGATGGGTATACAGATGGCAGCCCCAGAGCCAGGCCGTCCGTGTTGGGTTTGCTTTAAAGGTAATCGCGGAGAAAAGTATCCAATGATCAGCCATTTTTTTAACCATGATTTTGAAAAGTACGACTACCAAAGGCACACGGCAGCTTCTACTGGTATCCCCTTCTATATGTTGAGTATGTGATGACTACATTTAATCGGCCTAATGAGGCTTTATTTCAGAAAAGTAAATATAGCCCTACCGAAGTTGGTATAACACACCAAGCAGTACCAGCATATATACGACTTTGTGATAATGGCGATATAGAAATCATGGCTGGTGAGGGGATAGGGCTTGTCTTGCATGCAGCTAATAAAAGTGTCACTATCATAGCCGATAGTATTAAGATGATGACGAAAGAGGACGGTTTAAGGTGGAATGATCACCACTTCAACCCAAATGGCTCAGAATGGACAGAGCCTGCCCTTCTCAAAAAAGATTTACAGCAAATGCGCGGAGTGTTTGACGGTATTGAAGATTACATTGGCGGCCAATGATGGACCTTTATTTTTCTGAATCTGGTGATCTAAAACTGTCCCCAACTAGAGATTTAGCCCTTACCGACACCGGGTGGAGAGAGAAGGCACAAACCGCATACATGATAGTTCAGACTGAGCCGGGCGATTTTACGCTTTATCCAAGGTTTGGGGCAAATTTGTCGGAACTTTATGGAATGCCACAATCTGCAGAAACTGGCGAGTACGGTAAAAAAATTATCGAAGATGCTTTAACTAGATACAACTCGTTTAAAAATTCGGAAATTAATGTGGTGGCAATTCCAACTGGTCCACAAACTATAAGATTTGACATTTATATTATTAATGGTTCTAAAAAACAAATGACTATCTCTGTCGAGCAAAAACTAGGATTGACATAAAATGGCTGTTTATTTTAAAAAAACAAGAGATCAAATTTTACAAGAAGCTTTAGCAAAAATAAAAGATAGGACATTAATAAGTGCAACAAATCCAGGTTCGGTAACAAGGGCAATTACCGAAGCTATAACAACAGAGCTTGGTGATTTCTACGATATCTTGGACGCAAATATAAGTCAGTCTCTTATATCGACCGCCTCTGGTCGGGCCTTGGATAGCCTTGGGTCTATTTATGATATAAAAAGAAAAACTCTTAGTGATATAGCAAAAGCTGATCAAAGAATTGGATCATTTTATTTCTATGTCGAAAATACTCATGAGTCACCAATTATTATCCCATCAGGTACAAAAGTGTTTACTAGTTCCGTAGGTTATGTTGGTAGGCAACTTGCTTTTTCTACAGATTATGAGGTAACTATTCCGGTTGGGTCACTGCGTGCGTATGTTTCTATAACTCCTCTTTTTTCTGATAATATTTTTACAGCTCCTAAAGGGACCTTGATATCTAACGATTACATAAGTCCGACAAATACGCTGGTTAAGTGCACAAACCCGAAACAGATCGCGGCATCAGATGCTTATGAGACTGACGCGGACTACCGTGCAAGAATCATTAAGGGTATTAGGGTGGCATCTTCCGGGACAATTGAAGCTGTCAGGTTCGCCGGACTGAACGTTGAGGGTGTAAGAGATATTAAAATACGTCAATCCCCATATGGCCTGGGCTCTTTTGAGGTTATGGTTGTTTCAGAGCAGGAGAATATAGCTGCAACAGTAACCCGACAAGTTAGAACTGTGATAGAGAATGTAAGGCCTGTTGGTGTTACTATGTTCGTTAGGTCTCCTGTCCTCAGACCTCTAGACATGAGCGTCTCAGTTATGAGTAACGTTGTTAATTCGCCTGAATACGCTAATTTACGTGACCGAATTAGGATAGCAATTACAAGATATTTGAATACACTAATGCCTGGTGATACTATAGTCTACAATAAGATGATACAGGAAATGATGGATTCATCTGGTATAATAAAAGATATTCAAGTTTTGAGATATGCGCCAAATGGCGTTGATTCTATAAGGAGAAATTACACTCCTAAAGAATATGAGCAAGTAGTTCCAGGTAATATTCAGGTTTCAATATCCTAAGGATGGTTTTGTAAGTGAGAGTTTGCGCAGGGCCGGACTGTACCGACGAGTTCGAACCGGTAGTTCATAACCAAAAGTATTGTGGTCCAGTATGTAAAAGGGCCGCAGAAAATGCGGCAAAAAGAAAAGCTTTTACCGAAGATGTGGCACAGGCAGTAGTTAAGAGTGTCGCACCTGCATACATTGAACTAGATGATGAAGAGGAAAGAATTGATTTCCTTCAGAAAGAAGTATTGAGGCTATCAAGATTAGCAGATAAAAGAAAATCAGCTAAAAATGAAATTGTCGACGTAACATACCAGGCAGCGTTTGATGCATTTTCAGATTTTCAACTACCATCAATATCTAAACCCTCATATCGCAAATCTGGTCCAGGCGACGAAGAGGTTGCGGTAGCAGTCTGTGCTGACTGGCAGCTCGGAAAGGTTACTCCTAGTTATAATTCCGAAGTATGTAGGGAAAGGATTGAGCTTTTTGGCGACAAGATACTTTCTATTACAGAAATGCAGAGGGCAGATCACCCGGTAAAAGATATTCACCTTTGGTTCCTTGGGGATATAGTTGAGGGTGAAGAGATTTTTGCTGGACAAAGCCATTTATTAGATTCTGGCATATATAGGCAGGTGGGCGTTAACGGTCCAGAAATTATATCAGATCTAATCCTTAAGCTACTGACCGGTTTTGAGAATGTTCATGTTGTAGGCGTTATAGGTAACCATGGATCTATAGGTGGGCGTGGCCGAAGAGATTATAACGGCGAAACAAATATGGATCGCCTACTCTATAAGATAGTTCAGTATATCTTTAAGGATGAAAAAAGAGTAACGTTTAACATACCCGATGGTCATGGTGAAAGACATTTTTATGCAATTGACTCAATTGGCGAGTATGAAACACTCCTAATTCATGGCGACCAATTCCCTCCGCCAACCACAACGCACGCATATTACAAGAAAGTAATGGGCTGGAAAGACGGTGCAATACCAGAAAGTTTCCAAGATGTTTACATGGGGCATTACCACCAAAATGCTAAGATGACACTCGGCAACACTATTTTACGGGTATCTGGTTCACCAGAAAGCTATAACACATATGCTCAGGAAGTTCTTGCTGCAATGGGTAGGCCGTCACAAAATTTGCAATTCATACACCCAATTAACGGTGTAACAGGTGAGTATACTGTTTGGCTAGACTGATAAGGGTTGGATGAAAACTTATTTTTTACGACTAAAAAATAGTGATTTTACGCTTGTTGATAACCAATTGGTTACGGGTGTTATCGACCTGTACGACAACACTAATTCGGCGATGGCGACACCATCTTATGTTAATTATGTTACCGAAAGGACCACTTATGGAACTGACCTTTTGGGCGACAATACTTGGACTGGTTTTAACGTAATAGATGATTCTTCTAGCCCATCTATAGTGACAGAATCAGGCTATGTTAAAGATGGTAGGTTTGTTGATACTACAGCTAAAATTGATATATCAACTTGGGAAATTAATTTTATTAATACGCCTTTTGACATCAGTCCTTATCTTACATTTTACTATAACGATGTTTCAACATTAAATTTCCCTGACGAGTGGCTATCTACTGATCGCGCCGGCAGGAACGATGGGTTATATTTACCGGATAGCCCAAGATACTGTAAGCTTGTATTAGATCTAGAATCTCAGTCTGACACTTCTTCGGTAGATTTTAATTTATTTATTAGGGTAAGAATTGGCAAGCCTGTAATAGCTCCACTCTACGATAGAACTCGTGGGATTTTGCGGAAATTTCCTGAATGGATGGAATTACGGAATGATTCCGTAACCCAGGCAACACCTAGCCTTGCTACACCAAACACTATCGCTGGTTCATTTATTAATGCATTAGCAGGCGAATGGTTAGAGGATATATCTCGCGATTTAAGCTATATCCAAATTCAAAAGTTTATTGAGGAAGCGGATATCACTCAGCTTGCCTGGGCATATATATGCAATGGCGTCCCAGACACTTTTGCAAGCGTTTCTGGTGATGGTGTAATGCTTTCTCGCGTCGCAACCGCAGAGGATTTTGTTGAGTTACTAGAAAGCGATGATGCATTTTTCTGGGATGAAGACAGTAGTATAGTCTACACCCGAAAAGTTTATACGACCCTACAAATCGATGACTCAATTTATGCCCAGAATATTACCCATATATGGAATTGGTTTGACGAGCACGGGCTAACTGTAGACCTAGAGCGCCATAAGGGTGAATCAAATGATTCTTTTAAGAAGAGAATCTTAGATGTATACAAGAACAAGCCAGGCGTAGGTATTGAGTCGTTCAAGCTAGCCTTAAGGCGAGAGCTGAACTTGTGGCTATACGAGGGCGCAACGCCGGATTCATCCTATGTTGGTGCAACACCCGAAGTCCTAGAAATTAGAGATATATTCGATCACACCGATTATGTAGGTTATGACGGGCTTCCTACTGATAAACTTAAGTATTTAATTTCGTATCTTTCGGATAAGTATCCAACAACATGGGGTTATTTCAGGTGGAATGAAGCTTATTGGGACATTGATGGGGAAAATTCAAAAGGTTTTACCTATATCCCAGGTAAATACGACGCAAATTTGTCGCCAGAAAATAGTTTATATTCTGGCGTGGGCGATGATTTAGACCTTTATATTCATAAACCGGATTATTTAACTGGCCCACAAAGTTTCAGTATTAGCGCAACTGCACGTGGTTTTGAAAAAAGTTCTATTACAGATTATTCCCCCATTAACCTCGATATAGAGATATACGGAACTGCAGAAAAAAACGCCTACGTTAAGCAGGGTGTTGACACGTGGATTAACGCAAAAGCAACATCGTCGAGTGGTCGTGTTTACAGGGCAAATACCCTGATTGATATAGACCCAGAAACCCTACCATATAGCGGAAGTACACCAAACACTTATAGCGCATCTAGAAGACTGCCTATAGCTGATTACGAAAAGTTGATACCTCAGCTTAATTGGTTTGATATTGAGCTTGAGCGGAGTATTGGTACATACATTAAGAGCCTGCAAATAAAGATAGCAGATATTACTGGCGATTATGTTTTTCAAATGCCAAGAGGATCAGTTTACAATTCTGAAAATCCATCTTTTGTTGTCGGTAATCAAATAACGCTTTATGCAGGTGACGCCTATATTTTTGGTACAATTAAAGAAATATCTCAAACCTCTAATGTATATAACGACGAAATTGATTGGTTTGACTATTTAACAGTAACTAATACCACTAGCTACGGCAACATAACTAGGCAAGATTGGACGATACCGAATTTACTTTACCTAGTAAACGAAGAAGCGACACCATCATTCCTTTTGGATTCGTTGGAAGTTGGTTTTGGAAAATACAATCTAATACCTAACGATGTTATACAGAGTAATGAATCTGTTATTTTTTCTACTGTAACAACTGGCGCCACGCCAGTTACTCTCTATTATGGGGTTTATGGTTTTGGCAGTGGAACAATATCTTCAGCGACTCCTGCAATTTCTATTGATCAAGAAATAGTTCTACATAGAACTTACTCCACTATTCATGGAACAGTTTATTATGTGGATACTAATGTTTCCGGCGCAGCTCCTAATTCCTTAATTGAGGAAGCAAAGGGTATTGCTACAGAAAATGGCTTCGATGAATATATATTAGTCGAGATCTCTACCCTTACCGATGGGTGGCAGGAGACTGATGGCTGGGAAATATGGCTAGGCGGGTATTATGGGTTGAGTGATTATCCGACAGATAATTTTTCCCTATACCTTAATGACAATGTAGAATCAGCAACGCCAACGGACTATATATCATCTATCGCTGCAACACCGGGGACTATCTTGTCGTCCGATTTGCAAGGCAACCCTGAAGTTTTTGTTTCTTCTCAGGAGTTTACCGAAATAAATGATTATAGGTGGTATTCTGACAAGTTTAAATATAGTGTCACTTTAAACCGCGGGGATGCCCCCGCTAATCAATCTAGCTGGGTTATACCAACTCCAGATATCTTTTGGGATCCGTATATATCCACTCCATCTACAAAAGATATATTTATAGAACTTATTACCTCTGACGATGAAGGAAATTTTGGGGCTTTTACAGTTGATTCGTTAGGTAATGAGATTTTTATACCTAAAGAAAATATATTAGTAAATGGAACTAGTAACTGGGTAGATAAAAGCAGCCTATCACTAAATAGCGCATACTCAATCGGGGATACTGGACCAAGTGGTGGGATCATATTCTTAACACCCAATACGCCAGGTAACACTACTGGTAGATATTTTGAGGCGGCACCAGTTTCGTCTGAGACAATTGCCTTACCCCCAGCGTTAGGGGGTGGAAGTGTAAATACGGTTGAATGGGCTCAGTCTGCCTTTTATGGTGAGTTGGTAGACGGCGCAAACTTAATAGATTTGTCGTCTGGACTTCAAAATACTGTAGATATTGTTGCTCAAGGTAATACAGAATTTTCCGCCGCCCAGTATTGTTACGGTACGACTATAGGTGGCAATTCAGATTGGTATCTACCATCTTTGGGAGAAATGCAATTTGTTTTAGATAACATTCTTTCTGGCGATCTTAGCGGAAAGACTTATTGGACTTCAACTCAGTACAGTGCCACAGAGGCGTATAGTATTCACTCCGTAAATGGTCAGCAGACGGGACTCAAAGACGAAAACAATTATGTTCGTCCAATCCGTAGTTTTGAACTTGTAACTCCGCAATACACGGAGGAAAGTGGATACGTACATGTCATCGATTATTCTACCGACACTATAGAAATATCGTTAGATTTAACAGGTTTAACAAATTACCCAACTCAACGCGTTATTTATTCATCTTTTGAGGAAACAATACCGGATGTTGCTTCTGGGGTGGTGGATGAAAATGGGCCGTGGGTTAATGGGATAAAGCCAAGAAAAAACTCTGATAACTACAATTTTAAAACTTTAGAATTTTCTAGGTCAGATTTTGGAATACCAAATGACGAAAACCACATAGTTACGTGGATTGGGGTAAGTTCTAGTAATGATTTAGTTGTTGTGTGGACCGACAACAATACAGTTAAACCGGCTTTTGACGTCGCCTGGAAAAATAATAGTTCTTTTGCCCCTAATAGCATTATTGAATCGGGCAGCGGTTCTTACACTTACTCTAGTTTTACCGTAAGGGCAAAATTAAAGGTAGACGTAAATGTCCAATGGAACCCAAAAATGCATAGCGGTTGGTTTTTTGATGCAGGACGTGAATACTATTCGTATGCCGACCCCATTGAAGAAATAGCGTCACCAGGCTTAGACGGTGCGACATTAAATAGTTTCTACGCTAGAAGTGTTGTGCGCCAGGGTGCGCCAGTAATCGCAAAAGCCTTAAGTGCTACTCCAGTTGATTTAAGGAGAGTTTCATTCTTTGATGACGATATTAACTTAACGCTTAAAAATAGGCAATATTTGTACGGGAATGATAGTGACACTCTGTATCTGGCTTACGACGACGTTTACGATGCAACCGTTTCTGACGTAACTTCAGGAACTGTTTTGGGTACTAATTACTCAACTTCTACTAATCAAATCAACATTGGTACAACGTCTTCTAAAGAAAATATTTACGAAATTCAATATAAGTTGAAAAACTCTTATTATGTAGATAATGAGTCTATTAGTCCGAACGGAAATTTGGTTTCTAAATTTGTGTTTGATAGCACACCTTCGGATGCAACCCCATATAGTATTACCTACGAAAATTCAATTAGAGACAGCTCGACACCCATAGATATTCCATTAAACCCAAATTATACAAGTATTGAAGAAGGGTTTATCTTTTTAAGCTTCAATGAATATGAGGCTTCAACACCTATTGTAAGAGTTAGTCCCGGAACGTTAGTTGCTGACGGTGAAGATTATGCGTTAGTGACTATTCATTCGGTAGATGTGAATGGCAACCCTAAACCAAATCAGCAATATATAGTAGACACTAGTTTTGGTTTTTTTGAAGAATCAGAAACAAATTACGCAGTAGTTGTGACCGATAATGATGGATTCGCTTTTTTGACTCTTATATCTGAATATGGCGCAGATACTGAAACTGCAAATATAAACATCTCTAAGATAGTAGCAGACGGCTTAATTACTACTATTGATTTAACAGATATTACGGATTTATCAGAAGGTTTGCCTTCTGGGATCGAGCCAGCAGACTTTAGTATCGCAGCCGCAGAAGATCCTGCTGGAATAGATGGAGTAGACATATCTGGTGTTGGGGAAGTCATTGCGCAGTTGCAGTTTAACATTCAACCCAAATTTACTGAATCTTACCGACTTTATGCTACGGTAGACCCTAGCGCTATCCCGTCAGATGGATTGAGTAGCACTAGCGTTTACGGCAAGGTGATAGATGCCGATGGTAACCCAGTCCCATATGCGTACGTATCCTACAAAAAGGGTAGATCCATTTACGAACTGTTTACGAATACAAACGCAACCCCTGACGTAGGACCTAGTGCATCACCATCGGCTACTCCTATTTGGCCAAATTCTGGCAGGGTGCTTGCAAATTCCGTTGGCGTTTTCCAAATTGGGCCATTCACTTCTGCTACCCCGGGAGATTCTGGTTACTGGTTTGTCTCGGCAGAGACGTATTCTGCCAGCCCATCTGGCTTGATTGGGGATTGGGAGGCGACTGGAGATGTTGTTTTCTGGCAGGAATACCCAGCGAAACAAAATGCTGTTGTTTCCTCTAATTTGTCTATACCGGTACCAACAAATCAGGATGGAAGATATTATATCTGGACCGATGAAAACGGCATCGTTAGGTATGGTTTACCTGTACCGCCGCCTGCAACGGTTAATGCATTTCCCACAACTTTTGACGAAGCAACCCCTACAGCTGGCGCAACTCCTGTTACTAATATATGGAGTCCTCCAAGATGGTATGCAATTAACCGTTACGAGCAGTATCAACGTGGAATTCTAGGTGATGATTTTTATGTATATAGGATTTCAAATAGTCCAAATGTTCATCCAGATTATAGGGAATTTTAATGGAACGTTTTGAAAATATCACTTCCTCAGGTAATGAGAAGGCGATTCGAAGAGGTAAGAAAGTTCCAGACGGGGATATCAATCTTGCCTGGGCAAAATCTCCACAACTTTCTCCCGACAATAGTATGATTATTGTTGATACTTCTTCGACAATTGCCGAAAATATAAATTCTTCGGAATATCGCTCAGGTTTTATGTATGCAAATCACTTAGGTATACTCCAAGATGAGTTTGGTAATGAAGTCATTTTTGATGAGTATCCTGCTATAGCGGACGAATTTACAGTCGAAGAAAATTATGATATCTCTAGTGATAATGAGTTTATCAAAAGTCATGTTCTAGCTTTTCGCCATATAAGTAGATATTTCCACGTAGACCAAGAAAGCTTGGTTATGGATGACGAGCCCCTGACAATTGATAGGGATACAATCATCGTCGAAGATGAAAATGGTAGAGAATATCTGGGTAAAGATGGTAAAAAAAGGTATAAAATTCGGTTAGTCAAGTCCGATGATTACCTAGAGACCGATACGGCAATTGGGGTCTACAGGGTATGGGTATACGTCGATACTGATCTAAATGAAAGCTTGTACCTTAGGTATAACAAGGTTGAGCTTTCCGCTAATGGAAGATCTATTAAAAATCAACTTGTTAGTTATAGAGAGACTTTAAATCCTCAGCCATATTTTAACTACGTCCCGGAAGAATCTGACGTCGCTGATTTTGCGGCTAATGACAGAAAAATATATACTACAAAAACAACTTCGGAAAAAGAACAGATTATTGGAGTCCCCAAATCTAGTAGCGAAGGTAGCAAAGTTTACGTACCAAAAAAGGCAATCAGCGACCCTAGGGTTTTCCAACCTTTTAGGTGGCGTGTTGTTGCAAACTTTAACGAAAGGTACACCGTAGACCCTACGAACACGCAAAAAGTGATAAGGGCGGGAATTCTAAGTAGGGATATCCGGTACCCAAGGACCATATCGGCATTTGAAAATCAGGGTAGCGGAGTTAAGTATAATTATTTAAATCCTGCGACAAAATTTCCGTACATCTTCTATAATTTGCAAAATTCAGAATATAATCCAACCGGTGCAGAAATAGTTAACCCAATTTCCGAAAAAAGAGGTTATACTATTGTCGAAGATTTAGACCCTGCGATACAAAGCCCGTCAGATTTCACCGCTACCAATAGTAACGATACTTATAATTGGTTGTCAAATATGACGGTACCCTTAAAAAAGGTTTTAGGGAATGACGCAAAAGAGTATGCAGGGTATTGGATTGTTAATTTTGATACCGTTACGGAAGATGAATTAAAAGAATTTGATGTTCTTGTTTTAGATGTTGAGTCCTTTTCTCTAGACCTGTCAACAGCATTGCCTAAAATTATGAGATTTGCCAGAGATTTTGGTGGTTCAATCTACATACCCCTTAATGGTAAATGGGACATTTTAGGGTTAGGGTTAAGATTAACTAAGCCTGTCCATCCTTATACCGGTAAGGTGAAGATGGAGCCCGGTACGTTTAGGACTGCAGTTATAGAAGAGAGCGACTACTTTGGTCTTGGAGATACTATTGTGTCATCCAGTAGTACGGATGAATTGTTCAATGGTCAAGGTGAGTACGGTGGTTGGGATTTTGAGTCTACAGCTTATTCATCTGTTTCGCCTTTTAAGTTTCACCCATCAGCACTATACGCTAAAGATAAAAGTTACGTTCAGTATTTTTGGGAAAACTCAGATCCAAAACCAACAGAAAATGACCTAAATTATTGGAAGCCACTTTTCTCCTGTCGCAGATTTGACGTAGTAAATCAAAAGGCTGGAGATTCAACCCTTTATCCATTGACCGTAATTAAACGCTTTGCTTCTGGCGGCTCAATAATAGTCGATGCACAAAATATTATAGGTGAATGCAATAGCTTAGTAGATTCAGTAAATATATCCCCAAGAAGACTACAAATACCCAATTATTTTAGCCAAATTAATTCGGGGAGGTTTGAAGGTTCTTATAAGTTCGGTTGGAACTGGATTTTATCGGCAGTATCTCAAAGGCCACTTAATTCTTCTGATCAAGAAAATTATTCTTCAACATGGTCTTTTGAGTCTGACTGGAAACCTTCTTGGGTAATTAAAGGTGAAGTCTTAAAGGACCCAGAGAAGCTTAAGTACTCTTTTAATTATGAATCAAAAGATTTATCAAATCTGGCACAAAAGGCGTGGAGACGAAAACTTGCAATAAACTACAATGATAATCAGGGTCCTGTTTTTAAGACATTAAAGCAAATTATTGATGGTCAAATAGTTAAAGAGCTTGGGCAAGAATACCTAGCTAGGGTTGCACTATCTCCAAGAACTTATGTCCTGGAAACTACGAACGCTAACGTTAGCGTACCATCAACTTTGGATGGAGATATGTTCCCGTATGCTTGGACTGAAAGTTATTCTCCTGAATTTATTATTCCCGAAGGTTTTGGTCCACACGTAGTTAAAGATGAACCTATGATGGCGCAGTATGCTGCAGGTCAATACGTAGATGTGACTTATCCCCCGCAACGCTTTGCGGTCAAGGTGAAAGCAGATTTCGAGGATAGTTCACAATCTACAGTTAGGCAAGTGACGACAATCCTAGCCAGGTATAGAGGTAAAGAAGTCTTAAAGAATGGGCAAATGTACAGCCATGTATCTAAGGCGCGAACCTGGACTGAACACGGTTCTAATCAAATTTTGTTTAATCGATTTTCTAAAAATTGGGGTGGACCTAGGCCTAATTCTATCTTATCTAGGAACGAGCTATTACTCGGTAATATGAACTCATATCCCTACGCAGGTATAGTTGGTAACTATCGTATTGGTGATTCGGGTGAGGTTGTAAGGTATATACAGTATTCTTTAAATAGACTCCACGATATTGTAACATCGTTACTGACTAAGGGTATTAATGGCCCTACGCCGATAGGGATGAATCGATCCGAAGGGTACAATGAAGCTATGGCCTGGGCCTTAAAGTATAGGCGCCCATCAGGTCCGCTAAATCAAAACGGGATTTACGATCAAGCAACGGCCGATGCTGTTAGTGCATTAAAAGTTCTGGCAAATACAAGATACAAAGACGGTATAGCCGATTCTGAATTCTTTGCAGTTCTTGGAAGTCAAATTCAGTTCTGGGGTATTACGACTGAAGCCAGTCAGAACACGAATAATGACGCGGGCTTTGCAACTAACCCATATACCTATTTGCGTTACACAAGTGAACCTAATAAGTATATGAATTTGCGGAGTGTTTCAGATTCATCTGTCCTATATAATTATGCGCAAATTTCTAATTCTAGAGAAAACTCAGATCGCATATCAGATATAATACTTATTCAGTACCCAAAAGTTTATAATTTTCAGTATGTCTCAATAGTTCCCTACCTACTTGGGGAGGGTAATGTTAATGTAGATTTTGTTGATATTAGGTTATCAAGAATTGATACTACAAGATTTACCGGCGATATGAATAATAAGGCTTGGCAGTATTATGAAATAGAAGAGCAGCCAGCTCCCGGGTTAGGTTGGACTCCCGACCTGCCAAGGATACTTTGGGCACAAACGCCAGGCGTACTGAATGAATCAGGCTTTAATTATACATCTTATGCTGTTTTAGAGTTCTTTAGTCAAGAAAATACACGACAGTACATCAAGATAATCCAAAGAGCCCTTCAGGTTAATCCTGACGGAACCTTTGGTGCGAGCACTGCAGACGCTGCGCTAAGGTGGAAAACAAATAGGGCCTACAAGTGGGGGATCCCAATAGATAACACCTGGGGGCTTATATCTTCAGTGGAAAACATCCAAAAGTTACTTCATGTAACAGTTGATGGTTATTATGGTCCAGAAACAGAACGGGCAGTTATGGCCTGGCAAGCTAATTGGGGCGGGGAAATACCAATAGATGGTTTCTGGGGGCCAATTACGCAAAAAGTTACGGATGAATTTTTCCAATATCTCGGTGGCTTACCTACTGTTAGAAGAATCAAGAAGCATTTACCAGAACCATATTTTGTATGGCCGCAGGATATACTCAGAGGTTACAGTAGCGCAAATGCATTAGTGAAAAATATTAATCGATCAGGTTCAAGCGGCTCAAAAATAGACATACAAATACCCCAAAGTTCCAGGGCATTTGGTAATACGATTATTGTGGGCATATCATCTAGATCCAAGATTGCTTCTGGCAGTAATCAAGTTCAACTTGGCATCTCTGATATAACCGGCTACGGAAATGATACCGTTGGGTTCAACACTATATACGGGGGTGATGCAGTAATAGACTATGAAGGCGTAGTTACCAAAACTTTCGATATTGTAGGCGACAGGGGTCCAATACAGCTGCAGCACGACTATAAGTCGACGGGTGCGCCAGGTTACTTAACTGATGTAGAGTGGGGGATTGACCCGATTACCGAAGTTTCGTCAACTATCTTCCCTGGGTTTAATCCTTCCGAGGTTAGCCTATACAGAGTGGAAAGTAGTAACCCCAACGTTGAGGCTTTCATCTCAAAGGATGGAAAACTTTACCTAAGGACAGATGAAGTCATTAACAATAGTGAATCAAAATACAGTGAAGGACAATGGCTTCCGTGTCCTCCCGATACACCTATGGATAAGGGAGAAATGGTAGCCTTTTCTTCTCGTACATCAACCTCTACAGTGATTGTAAATCCTTCGCAAAACCCCATTTACGCAATGGATGAGAATGGGAAAATGTTCCCCGGTGTGCAAACTGGCTTTGTTAGTAAGGCTGAAGGCATAAAGTTGCTTTGTGATTCTCAAGGTAGGCCAGTCGGGTTCCCCCAAGTCCCTTCCGGCGTTGGTCCCGAAGAAGCTCAAAGACACTATACGAGATTTAACCTCGATTTTTTTGTCTCGTCTACTTTTGTTCGTGTTGGTTTTTATGATAAAAAGCAAAAAGAATTCATTATTAACTCAGATGAATCCTCGATGAGTTATATTGAATATATTAATCGAGGCCCGGAGAATGTTTATATTGGCGTTGTTGCCGAGACAGAATCTATAGAGACTAAAAACTACCCGACAGTTGAAAACGGTTTTGGTCAAATACCATTTAAGTACGCAATGCCAGTTTATGGGATAACCGCAAAAAGCGCATCAAAAATAGGCATCGAACGAATTGACTCTAACTTGGGCATTTCCGATATATGGGGCATCCCAATAAGGGCTGGTTCATTCAGCAGGGTTGTAAACGTGCCGTCAAATTCTGTGCTACCGATTTCTGGTTGGGTTTCTGAGTATCAGGGTAAAAACGTTAAAGCGTTTTATTCAGTTCCTGAGGCAAGTAAAATGGGATGGTCATCAGTATACGGTAGGCCATATATTGATGTTAAATCGGAAAATCCGACTGTTATATCAACGGACGTGATACGTGTTAAGCAGGCTCCTATAGCTATGTTTGTTGAGCCAACACAGATTCCTTCTAATTCTGACCCCATTAAGCCAAGGTTTACTGTTTGGACGAGAAGCACCGCATATGACGAGTGGGTGCAAATATCGATGTCAGATATTGTCGACTACAATAGCTCAAATGGAACAATATATCTGAAAACTCCCTTGGCTGAAGAAGACCCAAATCTTGTAAAAGTTGACTATACATGCTTATCAAGAGTTTACGTCGCTAAAAAAATTAATGGTCAAAATGTTAATTTAAACCCTTATGTAAAATCTAGGCCAGAACTTATAGGTGTGCCGATTTACGTCTACATACTCCCAGCCTATGTTGTTAACGGTGACGGAGAGATTATTCCTGATTCGATTAATGAAGCAACCCTAAACATTGCAACGGATAATTCTATTCTAAACCAATTTAGTTCAACATATAATCCCCTAGCCCTTCATATAGGAACGGTTTTTGTTTCTACTGCAGCAAAAATGCAAGATATTACATTAATAGACACTAGGCGCAGAGGCGGGGGGCTTACGGAGACAAATAGCCTTTCTAAGTTTGAGTTAGAGAATCCAGAAATAGATTCATACTGGGATGTTAGTGCCTCATCTATGGCGAGCGTACAGTCGGGTGGTTTTGTTGTGATAAGGCTACCCAAAATGTTAAAATTAGTATTCCCAGATACTAAAGACATAGAAGATATTATACGACGTAATATCTCTGCAGGTGTTGATTTTATGATCGAAGACCTAGAAGGGCGCCCGTGGGATGAATAGATACATCAATGATGCGATAGCCCTTAGGGGCACATCTACAATAGAGAGTGCGCCTTTCATGCTGCAGGCAGCTAAGGTAAACAAGGTCACTCTTGACGACCTTGTTGCTAGGCTTAATGATAATTCTATGTTTACTAATGCTGTCTTGGCGCTAGTTGATATGGGCAATATAGCCTCAGGGGTAACTTTAAGGAATGCATTGTCTGATGTGTATTCTCGGTTTGACGATATGTTTGATACAGCTAATTCGGTTTCCTTGATATTTGACAACAACGCGATGCTTCTTTCTTCGGAGATTAAAAGGCTTGAGTCTGAGTTGACATCATTGCAAAAATCGGTAGATAATTATTCATTTTTACTTTCTGACTCTAATGCATACGATTCAGTTTTTGTTGATGATTTTAGCGATACTGTGAACTTTGCGGAATTTGATTTTTCTATATTTCAATTTTTGACCGATAGATCTGGCATAAATTTTCAGCCATCAGAGCGCGCCCAGGTACTCACGGATGAAGGAGTTCTTGCTATGTCTCCTTCCACAAATATAGATTACCAGTCAACTGCTAAGATTTGGGCTTCGAATTGTGCGAGAATGTTTTTCCCGTCAAATAAAAATAATGCTATTGACAACATTACGGAATATGACAACTTAATGGGGTGGAGGTCTGTTGTCGAATCATCGTCTATAATCAATAGCCCTTTGGTATACTTTGAAAATTTGAATGAACCTAACTCGCTTCTTGGTGCGCAGTTTATAATCGAAGTGTCAGTTACTGAAGAAAAACCAATTGACACGCTAGTTATAGATCCATTTACGGACTACCCATTTGAATTGGTGCAGGTGATTGGTTTTACAAGCGCTTCGGATAGTGAGGGTAAAAAGCTGCTACTTAAGCCCTTAACAATCGACGTTACAAAAAATATATTCTTTGAAAAAAATTCATATCAAAGATTTCATTTATATTTAAACCAAAAAATCTACACCAGAAAAGCTAATTCCACTTACAAGCCCGAAGCCGCGGCCGAGAATAGGTCCGCCCAGCTGCTGGAGGCGCAAGGTCGGCAGTCTGATGTAACGGTATCTTTAGGTGAAGGGGTTATCGATCTTCAACCTTACTGGAGAAAAGTGCTAGAGAATTTAGGCGAATCATTAGGTCAGCGTGATTCAGAATTGTTAAAATCTGGTCTTCCATCGTATTGGAGTCTTTCTTCTGGTTTTGTTAACTTAGAATTAGAGGAAAGAGAGAATGGAGATTTACTCAATCGTTCGGTTAAGTTGGAAAGCGTTAACGATTCGTATCTCCAGAATATGATGACACGATTTTTTGGAACACAAAATGGTGGAATTGGTTCATACTTTAGGTCACTCATAGAAAGATCGCATGGCGGAAACCCTCAGTTAAATCCGCAGTTTAACTCAAACAATGTGTCGATGTTAAGACTATCACCGTATAGTAGGGTCGGTGATGATGAGTCTATTTTTAATGTTCCGATTAGTGATACCTCAAAGAATTACTATACGGAAATTTCCGAATCAGACGTAAGTTCAAGTGATTCATGGTCCGCTAAAGCAGATTGGCAGTCTTGGCCCGGCGGCGTAGTTGGTGGTACGATAGATGGGAACATAACGAACCGTAGGGTTTGGAGTGAGTCTCGCGGCGTTTGGTTGGAGGGGCCATCAGATAGCTTCTCGGCAGATACTTTATACCCTGGTGGCGGAGGTTATATCAGAGATGCGGCTAGTGCTGAAATATTGGATGCAATAGACCCAGATGACACGCCAAGTCCTGGCGGTACTGATCTTTATATTCCGACATTAAAATATAATGAAGCTTTTTACGCACCAAGATCTCCTTATACCTACAAATATGTGCTAGGCATAAGAAGTATGAAGCTCAAGCTATCTGGCCACAAGCAGAGGTCTATTTATGTTAGTAGGATTATTGGTACTCCTGGAGACATTTCGGCCCTGAAGTTAAAAGAATCTTCCGATAATTTCCTATATAAAGACAATCTAGACACGGAATCATTAACGTCTGTTGAGTATTCAGTAACTAATCAGCCAGACATATGGAAAGAAGAAAGTTGGACGCCGATACTGCCGGTTGATAAGGGTATAGTAAGGGGAGAAAGGTTGTTCCCAGACTCCAATGGTGTTTCTGTTTTTCGTTTCCCAGTATCTGATGGAACAGTTTCATTTTTTAAAAACGGAAAAGTTTTTGATGCGATCAAGCTTGGCGCAAATCTACTTAGAAGGCCTGGCAATAGTACCGTTTATGGGATTAACTTTCCTTTAACCGCATATTCATCAACCGATATTTTAACCTGCGATTATGTACCAAGCGGCGATAATCATGTAATAAGTTTTGATAATTTTTCTAATAAAGTTAACTTGTCTACGTCTTATGCTGACGAAGATGGCCCTGGCCAAGCCTTCATTGGGAATTCTAATATTGAATATCAACTTCAATATAGTCCTTACGTGGACTACGATAGTGTTAAGGCGCGTGGCTCGGAGTATGTACCAATATCGATTATTTTTCAAGATGGGTCCACTCCGTCAAACTTGACTAATTATTTGAGCAAGGAAAAAGTTTTATTAGATTCCTCAAGTCTTCAGTATTCATTCCTACAATCTGGGAATGTTATTATTTTTAATAAACCCGTAACACAAAAATTTAGGGTTTATTATAGTTATTTTCCAAGCAATTTTCGCGTAAGGGTAATTCTCCGAAGCAATTACATTGAGCCAATCAGCCCTAAGGTGGACTATTACCAGGTAAAAACTCAAACAAGAAAACCTGACGCAAAAAGGGATTAGCATGACACAATTGTTACCATCTACAGAATATGAATCAAAGGCTATAGCTCTTATTATGGATATGAGATCATTAATCTCAGAATCTAGCAAAGACAAGATTAATCCTAGGGTAATTGAGTCCAAATTTCGTGATATTCAAACTCGTTTTTCCGAAATAATTGGAAAACCAATGACCCAATATGAACCTTTCGTCAAAGGAGAGCCGGCTAGGTCTGACAAGGTTAATAGGTTTTTAAGTTCGCTCCAAAAAGATATAAATATTTTAGAAGAGCAAGTTGAATTAATGAGAGCCTCTGCTGTCCACATTCACAATAATATGAAAACGCAACTAGAGCAGGCTAAGTTCGAAAATGAACAAGCTTTAAATAAATTAAAAACTTTACAGTTATACACTAGTGCGCAAAATAACGAGATTACTATTTTTGGAGATTATTTAAATAGCGATAATTTAATTGACTACACAATAGTAGACCCTGTTCGAAAAACAGTTTTAGAAAAACCGGGTCAGATTACACTTAGTAAAGTAAACTCAGTAAATAAAGACATAATGAATAGCGCCTCAGTAAAAATCCTTTCAAATTCAAACGGCATACCTGGCCGACTAGTAGAGGTGCAAGAGGTTAATCCTAAGATAGAGCAACCGGGGGTAGCATACCCTGCGGTTATTGATACGAATGCATTATACAGGTTTACCGCTCAAAAAAACCCAATGAATAACCTTGACAATATCTTCGATGGTTCTCCAGTGACTTGGTTTGAATACGAAAAAAACTTAGTTGAAGAGCCAGATAGGGTTAAAGCTTTAAATTTTGGTTTTAAGTATAAGTTTTCCGATTCTAATATTAATAAGCAAGAATCTAATTCTGTTGATTTTGGCCTATCAAAAAATGAATTACTAGATTGGGCTGATGGTCCGTCTGGAGGTTCGTTAAAGTTGGAATTAGAATTCGATTTAAAGTCAATAAAAAATATCAATAAGATTGATTACACGCCTTTTGATCTAGAGGGAAACAAAAATCATCCAACCTTAATTAGGAGGGTTGAAATATCTACAGACAAGAATAGCTGGGAAACAATTTATCCTCTTAATGTGATAGTTACTTCTAGCGTAAACCTCCCAAGTATAGATGTAGGCGGAGACATTTCTATTAGGAATGCTACTTGGGCTCTAGATAATAAGGGAGTTCGTTACATACGTTTTTCTATTGAGCAATCAAAACCTATTGACGCAAAAATTGGTCACGTATATTACAAGACTCGACTCAGGACACTAAGGGAAATTGAGCCAAATAGTGATCCACCAAAGGTTATAGAGAAGATAATTGGAGGCGAACGCGTAGAAGGGCCTATTCCTACCACTTCAAACCCAACAAAGTATTATGATCCATCTTTTTCTATAGTTGAAGATACGAGTGGCGCAAACAATATTTATTCGTCTTTGGTGAAAAATGTAGAAATTTTTAAAGGTAAAAGATGGGCTATAGGTATTAGGGATATATCTATAGGTCAATCAGAGTATTCTTCATTTAGCGAAATTATTACTAAACCTTTTAAGATTAATGGGGTGATTGATAGGGTTTCTTTGGAGGCTAGTAGCTATATACCCCCTTCTTTCCCCTCGGATGTTTTATGGATTAAATATTTTGTAAGTCCTGATGATGGTTTATCTTGGCAGCAAATTTCTAGAGTACAAGATGATTATATTGGTGTCCCAGAAATTATAGCTTATAATGACAAAATCCCTTCAGAGTTTAGGGAGGCTAATGTCGGTTACTATAATACTAGAAACCCAGTTGGGAGTATTAGGCTTAAGGTTCAAATCAGTAGACCATCAGACAAAGCTTACCTAACACCCGCATTGTATTGGTATAAGTTAAAGGTGAAAAGACGCTAATGAGCTTAAGTAACATTCAATATCAAAGAGTATTAGACAGTATTACGAGATATTATTACTCGTTAGGAAAATTTCCTTCTGAAGAACAGTTAAAGACTGACCTATCTAAGTACTTTTCCAGATACAGCTTAGGTTCTCCCGTTGGTTTTACGAACGGCATTTTTGCCGATGGTTTAAGGGCTTCTGCAGATGATATGAATGACGCTGTTTGTAAAACAATATCAAACTTAGACATATTGTACGAGACTATACAAGAGCAACTTAGTCAGTCTATGACGTTGAACACGTATTTAAGTGCAAATTTAGAAAAATTAAAAATTAAGAGAAGAGCAATAGTCGCAAAAATAGATGAATTTCTTTTCTCAAATGCAAATACAGATGGATATTTTTACAGTTTTGCGGATACTTTTGATAATTTAAACTATACAGATTTATCTTTGACAAGCGCATTTGTAGACATCATAAACGGTTCTGTTACGTTACCAGTAAACAGCGATGCTACGGAGATTTTACCAGGAACAGCAATTGCAACAACTCAATTTGAGTTCTTTTTAGGCGAAAATTCAGTTCAAACTGGTATAGAGCGTTCGCCTTTTTCTTCGTGTCTGGATGGTCTTAGCAATACATACTGGTCTACAGAGATACTATCTGATTCCCTAGTTGATGCTACGTGCAGGGTCACTATGACGATGCCAAACTCTGCTGTGTCTGAAGTAGAGTTTTTCCCTTACGGCACATCACCTGTTCAAGTCCTACTCGAAACTAACGGTATTAGTGGGTATAGGGTCTTTGGTTCGTCCATTCAGGAAGGTTCAAGTAGAATGGTCTTTTCCGACAAGCTTGTTTATGCCTCTGCTCTGAGATTTACAATAAAGAAGAAGAAACCAGATTATACTCTAGAAACAGAAAGTGGCACAAAGTACGTTTATATATTTGGCGCAAAAGATATTAATATCATAAGGAAAGATTATGTAGATGAAGCTACATGGGTTAGCCGGCCAATATCTATATCGAATGACCTAAGTTTAGACCATGTTCTAGATGCTGTTTCGCTCAAAGTGGATGAAAATGTATTAGATAACACTTTTATAAATTACTACGTATCTCTCGATAAGGGTATTTCTAGTCCATCTATGGGTGATTTTGATTGGAAGAAAATAACACCAATGACAGAATCAGTCCTAACACCAGATATGACCGTAGGCTTTAACGGCGCTGCTACATCTGTTAGGTTTATAAGAAGATCGCCAACTGCAAATAATCTTCAATTATTACCCGAAGATTCGTTAAATCCAGACTCGCGAATTAGAAACCCCTTCACAAAAGATGGTATTGATCTCTGGAGGATTGCTGACTTAGGAACAGAGGATCCAATTCGATCTACCCTATCTCTTGAGGAGGGGGTTAACTGCCTCAGGGTTTATCACGTAGACTATCAAGCAGGCGCATTGAGTCTATCTTTTTGGGCGCCATATGTCAATGGGTCTAAAGAATCGGAACAAATTTTCTCTAGAATAGATACTAGTAACAACTTCTTTTGGGGCGGAGATATAGGGGAGAATTACAAGAGCGTTTATATGGAGACTTTAATTTTCTCTGATTCTGATCAAAATATAGGTCTGAAAAAATTTTCAAAGTTGGATGCAAATTCTCGACTTTGGGACGTACATGTGCATGTAAACGGAAGTAAGGTCGCTGAGTTGCCGGTAGGCGTTAATGAAATTAATATACCTTGGAGATTTTCTAAAGGTTTGAACCATATTGCCCTTACGTTGACGATACCAAGGGCAACTCAGTCTAGGTATCCAAATGAGGGGTCTATAGAGTTGATGGAGGCAGAGTCGTTGTACTCTTACGGTTCCGTGAAGCTTGCTAACTGGTCTTATGTAGATATATTTCAGTTACTAAATAATGCGGGGGAAGATTCTAATATATTTAGCATATACAAAGATGGTGAAAGAACCCAAATTGTTTCTAGGAAAAAACCTTCAAATAATTATAGGCTTTCCTATTCAACAGCTACTACACAGTCTAATGCGTCAATTAGGGTCCGAGCAGATCTTGGGCGCGCTTTAGCAAACTCATCTGTTTCACCATCTATTGATCTTTATCGGGTTAGGTTTAGGTATTCATAATGGCCATCTTTTATCAGGAAATAGATAGGAAGAAGTGGTTTTACGAGCCGGCTTCTAGCAGGTCTAGGCAGAGGTATCGTGGAGCGCGAGAAAGCTATAAGGTAAATTTAGAGATATCTTCATTTCTTTTTGACATAAATAATATTAATAAAAAAATGAATAATTTAGTACAGACATCTTTACGACATGCAGCGTATATTGCGCGTGGGGTAGAGCTAGATCCGGTAAGCTACGCAGACACATTTACGGCACTAATAGGCTTCCTAGATATGTCATCTCAGGTTGAAGATTTAAAGAACAGGATTATCGAAATGGAGCGCAAGCATGTCTGAATCACTACACTCTCGTATGGAGCACGCTCAGTATATGGGGCCAACCACGAGTGACAACTATAACGAAAGAGTTGAAAGAGCCTATAAGGACCTTGTAATGCTCTTGAATAAAGTTGGCTTGGCCGATGAGGATGCAAACAATAGGTTTTCAAATCTTGTAAAAAATCATTTTTCTTTAATGAAAACTATGACAGATTTACAGTCACGCTTAACTGCGCTAGAGGATATCACAATATCTTCCCAACCGTATAAGTTGATTACATTTTTTAATAATTTTTATGACGATACAGATAACTTTAATGATACCGAGTTTGAAATATCAAGTTCACAAAAGTGTTCGATAGACAGTCGTCATGGTGTCATGACGTTACCTAAGATTTTTTCTAGTTCATCGTCGAAAATAGGCTATAAGGACTCTTACGGTAATTTTGTTTTACCAGCTTCATTCGAAGCTTCTGCGTCTGGCATAACCAGTACGGCTGATTCCACATCTTCTTTAATATCTTCTTCAAATTTAAACAATAGTGTTATTGACGAACCGGGGAAGGTATGGGAAAGAAATGTAATTGTAAATTCGCCGAATGAAAATGGTGCTGAAGTTAATTTTTATGCGCGAATTCCAACCGACATATCACCGAACGTAAATGCCAATGCCATTGTAATACACCCCTACCCAATGATGGGCGTCGAGCTTTTGGGGGTTTTCACTAGTTCGCAAGAGATGATTAACCTCAACTCTAACGACTCTTATTGGCCGGTTAACGCAGATAATTATTACCAGGACAATTTGGACGCAGTTGGGTGGATAGCCCCTGGTTCATGGACTGGTGACAGCATAGCTTCGTGTGGTCCAAAGATTTTTCATTTTGACCCAAAAAAAGTTAATGCAGTTAGGATTAGGTTAAAGCAAAGTGATTATTTTTTTGAAAGTGATAAATTTATATATTCTTATGGTTTGTCATTCTTTGATTTAAGGTATGATAAGTTTTTGTCAACAGGTAAAATTATCTTAAGAATGGACGCACCAACTGGCCAGACTATAAGCTCTATAGATAACGTAACGCCAAGCATTTTTAATGTTTCGGAAGCAGAACTGCCGTATGTTTTCTCTTATAGGGTTATATGGGAAACGGCAACATCAGGCGTTTATAGTCTTGATCCTGTGGCTTTTTCCGATAAAGTATGGATTGAGGTGCAGCTTGACGAGACTATCGGGAAAGGTACTCCATCTCTTTCTGGTTTGAAAGTAGAATACAGTTAGTTAATCATTACTATAGGTTTGGAGGGTGCGGAATCCCAGAGTGCAGTTGCTCCTTAGGATCCTATAGTTACTACCGCATCCTCCTTTAAATTCTAGCACTACAGGAGACGCAAAATGGCTTTATACTACGCAGGGCCAAGACCAGTACTTAAGGGTCGCAATAGCAATAATATGGTAAACCCATATAAAGGCACAGCTGGCACCTACTCTTTTTACCCGCTTTATAGCACAGATCACGTACTTGATGGTGCGCCAAAAACGAATTACACACCAGGCTCCGGGGAGCATCCTCATGGCTTGAATCTTAGCCGCGTATACACGGGGCTAGAAAATGCCATTCAGCCACTCAAGTCGGCTGGTGATGGGGCCAGAATTGACGGTATGCGATTCCGTCCATTCGAAAGTAAAGGCGCTGCAGGTACAGTCGTCTTTGATGACTCCTTTGGTCATATTACGAGAGAAACTGACTACTCATACAACCGTCGTTATGAGCATATCTACAAGTTCCAGAGACTGTCTGATCCAGGCCATGCTATAAGGTTTACCGATGAAGACGGCGCTGCCGATTCTTTTGGTGCCTTTGCCCCATACGAGTACAAGGGTCCTGGCGATGGTGCTATTGGAACATCTTATGGTCAGACAGTGCCTGCAGGCTACGATAACGAGTATGGTCGAAATCGCGTAAACGAATGGCGTGGAGTTCCTTCAGCGCGAGCTCTTTGATGTGATATAATTAGTGCATGGAAAGAGAAACTTTACCAGCAGAAATTGCATGGTTGGGTCTTGTTGGGTACGTGTCTGTAGTCGATAGCTACTTATTGGCTACAGGCAAGGCCCCTATGACAGACGCCTGGAGAAAAGCTTTAAAGCACCCATTAAACAGATGGGTCATAATATTGGCTTGGATTTTTACTACTAAGCACCTTTTCTTTGGAAACATCTTTCCTAAAGTGGATCCGTTTCGCGCTTTAGTTGTTATGGCTAGGGCGCTCAACAAGATTATAGGAGGATAATATGACAATAGATGTAAATTTATTGCAAATCCTAGTATCAATGATCCTTCCGCTTGTGGTTGGGATCGTCGTTAAGCAGGTTGCCCATCCGGCAGTAAGGTCAGTTACTTTAGCCTTCCTTTCGGCTGTGACAGCAATTGCTGCGACAGGTCTAGGTAATAATGGGGAGATTGGTACAGCAACCATTGCTGAAGCTGTTGTTAGCTTCATTATAGCTGTCGGCACTTACTACGGTTTGTGGAAGCCAACTGGAATAGCAGACAATGTAAACAATACTACAAAAAACTTTGGAATTACTTTAACAAAACAGCCTTAATACTTGAGACTAATGTGTCTTAAATGGTAGTATAACTTATATGTTGTTGCTTTGATTCTCGTAAAAATTACGGTCCTATCCTTTGTGGATAGGGCCGTAATTTATTCTAGGCAAGAATTTTGATATGTTATAATAAGTTTTAACAAAGATATAAGGGTAACCGTGCAGGTTGAATCAGAAAAGCAAAATATAACAAAAGAAATCGCCGTTAAATACTTAAACCTGTATGTCGGCGATTCAGATTGGTCTAAACATATTGATACTCTATGGGCGAGGCTTTCTAAAAAGCATGATGAAACGCAAGCAAAAATTCTCTTGAAGAAAACTATCGCCTGCGCTACGATGCTGCCGGTTTACGATAGGACCAAGATTCCGGATAATCCCGAAAATCTGCTATTTTGGTGTCCAACATATCAGCAGTTTAGCGAAAAAGACTGGACAGAAATTTTCCTTGATATCGTTAATAAAGATGAGCAAATAGAAAGTTGGCGTCTAGAGTGCCAAAGGCTTGGTGTCGTATACCCCATAGTTTATGCTCCATGGCCAAGGCAAGCTTTCAATTGGTTATTTAAGGCGGCGGAAGAATCTGGTCAGGTAACCGATGAAAATAGGGAGCAAGTTGAGAAAAGGTTTGAAAGACTAGTATTAACGTATGGTGGACTAGTAATTTGTCACATCTTTCAAAAAGAAGAGTATAAAATTAAGAAAAAAGTTCTTAATTGGAGAACAGGTTATTTTTTTGAGAGATTAATATTTGACATTTACACAATAGATCAAGTCTTAAAGATTAAAAAGCAAGAATTATTAAAAACAAACAAAACACTAGTAAAACAAATTCAGAATTAGGAGACTGCAATTATGCCTGACGAGGTTTCATACCTTTCGTTTAGCCTTCCGGAAGATTTTATAAAAGGCTACAAAAAAAGAGACGTACCATGGGGCTTCCCAATTGGTGCAGGGAATTCGCTTGGTGAGTTAACCTTCCTCACTAAGTACAGCCGACGAAAAGAAGATGGCGGAAAAGAACGATGGTGGGAAACTTGCAAGAGAGTTATCGAGGGTATGTTCTCTATACAAAAAGATTGGTGTAAGACTAATCGTTTACCCTGGAATGAGCGCAAAGCTCAGAACACAGCCCAAGATGCTTATGAAAGACTCTTTATTGGGAAGTGGACACCACCAGGTCGTGGACTATGGATGATGGGCACAAAGTTTGTTCATGAGCAAAAAAACTCAGCCGCTCTACAGAACTGTAGTTTCCTGTCAACTGAGGGCATATCTCCAAGGTCGGTCCAAGACGCTGTGTGGCCATTCGTGAGGCTTATGGAGATGTCTATGCTTGGTGTTGGGGTTGGTTTCGATACTAAGGGGGCTGGCAAATTAGAGATTCATGAACCACTTAGTGATGTTAAGACTTTTGCGATACCAGATTCGCGCGAAGGTTGGTGTGAATCGGTGTCGGTTCTTTTGGAGTCCTACTTCTTTGCAAGTAGGCATACAGTTGAGTTTGATTATAGTCAAATTAGGCCATCGGGTGAACCAATTGGAGGATTTGGTGGCGTTGCTGCTGGTCCTGGTCCACTTATTGATCTTCATATTTCTTTAAAGAAACAGTTCGAAAATCGCAAGGGTCAAAGGATCACTTCTACTGACATAGTTGATATACAGAATAAGATAGGCAAATGCGTTGTTGCGGGTAACGTAAGGCGATCAGCAGAAATAGCTCTCGGAGAATTTGGTGATCAAGAATTTCTTGATCTTAAAAACTGGGAGATAAACCCGGAACGCATGGGCGCAAACGGTTGGGGTCATACCTCTAACAATTCAATAATCGCTAATGTAGGTCAAGATTTTTCGCATATTGCAAGCCTTATCGCGGAAAATGGTGAGCCCGGAATAGTATGGCTAGACTTATGTCGCAAGTATGGTAGGTTGGTGGATGAGCCAAACAATAAGGACTGGAGGGCTGCAGGCACTAACCCATGTAGTGAACAGACGCTAGAGTCAGGCGAATGTTGCACCCTAGTGGAAAACTTTATCTCAAGGCATGATACATTGGAAGACTTTCATAAAACGCTAAAGATATCCTACCTTTATGCAAAGTCAGTTACATTGCTTCCTACGCATTGGCCCGAAACTAATGCGATTATGCAGAGAAACAGAAGAATAGGATGTTCCGTTTCTGGTCTTGCGCATTTCGCAGAGTCACGAGGCTGGACAGATCTCCGTTCATGGTTAGATTCTGGATATGACTATATCCAAATGTTAGACAATAAATACTCTGAATGGTTAGGTTGCCGTTCCTCTATTAAGACTACTTCAATTAAGCCTTCGGGAACAGTCTCGTTACTGTTTGGCGTTACCCCGGGCGTCCATTGGCCGACGGCAGATGTTTATATACGCCGCATGAGGCTTGCATCTAACGACCCGCTTATCGAGGCCTTAAGTGAGGCCGGATACCATACGGAGCCAGACGTTATGGATCCAAAGCATTCTGTTGTCGTGGAGATGCCTACAAAGGGGCCAGATGTTCGTACTGAACGTGAAGTCTCAATGTGGGAAAAAGCTCAGCTTGCTATTTTGGCGCAAAGGTATTGGGCAGATAATCAGGTATCTGTAACTATTACTTTTAAGAGTGATGAAAAAGACCAAATCGGCCCATTGTTAAGCTCTATTGACGGTCAATTGAAGTCGGTATCAATGCTCCCACTATTAGAGGTGGGTGGCGCTTACGCACAAATGCCTTATGAAAAAATTGAAGAAGATGAATGGGATTCAAAGGTTAGGGGTGTTAAGCGCATTAATTGGACCGAATATTATAAAGGCAAAGCGCTTGACGCAGAGGGCGAAAAGTTTTGCTCTAACGATACTTGCGAGATATAATTATACTATGGGCGCAGAAGACGATTTTGATTCTAAATTTGAAGAAATAATAAGTCAGGAAAATTTTGAAGAAGCTGATTTTCAAAAAATTGCAGTTTCTGAGATTTCGGATACCTTGGCTAGTATCAGTTTCTTGTGCGCCCAATTGTCTAATCTTCTGAACGAGTCTTTAAAGACGGCAGAGATAGAAATCAGTGCATCGTTTATGGAAATTCTAAAAGAAGTAAAAGATGCATCAGAAAAATTTAATGAAGAAATTTTAATTGAAATAGAATTTGGCGATACTGATGAAGATAATGAAGATGAAGAAGAAGAAGAGTCAGACGATCGAGACGAACCATGTTGATCTATTAAGCAATGGTTATGTCCGATTGGTCGATAGTATGGGCTCCGACTTGTCGGTAGTAAATGCGGCAAGGGCATCATATGCTAAAGAGAGTTTTGAGATAGATGAAAATGATAAGAGGCTTATCAGGTTCTTAGCTAGAGAAGGGCATTGGTCTCCCTTTAGGCATGCATTTCTTACTTTTGAGTTTAAGGCCCCGTTAATGGTCGCTAGGCAGCATTGGAAGTATGTTGTAGGTTCGGATCACACGATGGACTCATGGAATGAGTCTAGCAGGAGATATATTACGAGTGATCCTGATTTTTATATACCTGGAGTAGAGCAGTGGCGTTTAGCTCCGGAAAATTCTAAGCAGGGATCTGGAGATTTTATCGACTCGGAATCAGGTCTCATGTTGACATCTAAATTGTTAGAGACCATAGACTACTGCATGGCTAATTATGAGATGGCACTAAATGACATTAATATAGCCCCTGAACAAGCTAGGCTTTTCCTGCCCGCCTATGGTATGAATGTATTGTATCGTTGGTCTTGCAGTCTCCAATCTGTAGGTTTATTTTTGAAACAAAGACAGCATGATACGGCACAGCATGAGATCAGTGTTTACGCAAACGCTGTTTATGATTTAGTCAAGCCAATTTTTCCGGTATCTATTGACTCTATTATGGAGTTTTATGATGCATGAGTTAATAGGGCTACTGCTCTACGCTTTCTTTGCTAGTTGGGCTATATTGATTGTGGTAAATCTAAAGGATTTGGCTATTACGAATTTAGCTCGGACTTTAGTTGCCTTAACCGCTTTTAGTCTTATGTATTTATCTGGAGTTTTTTTATATGTCTTTATTTAGCCGTAAAGATTTACAGTTTTTAAAGCTGTGCACTGAGGGAGCCTTAATCTTTTCTACTTGCGGCAAAAAGCAGTATATGGCTATTTTAACCGATGAGGATTATATGGTTTTAGGTATGGGCTATAATGGTGGTCCGCCTAAGTCTCAGCATTGCGTTGATGGTGGTTGCGAAAGGTTTAGCCAAAATTCGCAGAATGGCTCTATATATGACAACTGCATAGCTGTTCACGCGGAGCAAAACGCACTTTTGCATTCGGATCACAGCTCTAAACCGACTAGGCTTTTCGTGAATGGTCCACCATGTTTCACGTGTGCTAAACTTATAGTGAATAGCAGTGTAAAAACAGTATTTTATATACGAGATGAAGACTATAAGGATTGGCCAAAAGTAGCAAGGTTTATGAAGTCTAATGGAGTAGAAGTATTGGGGTTTGCAAATGCCAGCACAAAAAATTAATTACCTAGTTTTGTACCCTCACGATGCCCAAGTGTATGGCTGTTCAAGTAAAGAGATAGCTCTGCAATCACCGCCACCTGAAGGTTTTTCTATTGATGAAAAAATGGTTTTTTTTATTAGTATGGAGCCAGAAAATGGTAATCTAGTTTGGTACAAGATACCAAAAAATGAAGTTGTAAACGCAGAAATAGTTTACCCAAAATCAATGCAAAAGAAAAAGAAAGAATAGCATGTCTGCACAAAAAATAAAGGTAAGTCTAGAACCGGGTCAGTCGTATGTTGTTGCTGATACGGTTATTTGGGAAGACTTGTCTTACACCATAAGGCAAATTGCCGATCAATGGGAAGATGGATCTGAAGAAAAATCACTCTGGTTAGAATATCTCAATTATTTTGAGTCACAGTATAAAGCTAATCTTCTGTCTGAGCGTTTCGAAGAAGAAGACGGTTGGAAATAGGTGTTAAATGATTGATCTTTGTGTAGTTTCTTACAATACAAAAGATAAGCTACAGAGATTGGTGGAAACCTTAGCCAGCGATTATAAGCCTGGACAGCTTAGTCTTTATGTGCTAGACAATAACTCTTCTGACGGAAGCGCTGAATACCTTGCGGATGTAGTAAGGCCTATGAACTGGCCAGGAGAAATTATTCTAAGCTCTTTTAATTATGGCTACGCTTTTGCTTGTAACCTTTTGGCTTCTCGTGGCAGTGGCAATATTGTTGGATTACTTAACGCTGACGTCTGGATGCGAACCCAAGATGTTGCGACAATTGAGAGTAGAATGTACGAACTAGATGCGGAGGTCTACGGGCCAAAACAAAGAGACGAGTTTGGAAGAGTCACACATGCCGGAATATTTGGCACCAACTCTCAGCCCCAGCATCGTGGCTGGAAGATACATGATCCAGCAGACAGACTTTTCCGCGATACCTTAGACGCTGTAACCGTATCGGGATCTGCATATTTTGTTAAAAAAACAGTTTGGGAAAACTTAACTTACGATCCTGAGTATATTAACCTGCTGGGCCACTTAGTTGGGACAGGATCTATACCTCTCTGGTCTGTTGCTTCTGACGGAGCTTTCCTCCCAACTCCACACTACTATGAAGAAACATGGTGTTCGTACTATGCTAGGCATAGAGGGCATAGAGTGGTGTATGATGGATACGTCTCAATAGGTCATAGCTGGCATGCTTCCTCTGATGTTGGTGGAGAACCAGACTCGAAGTTTAAGGTTAGTCAATCTATCTTCAGGGAAGCATGTGACTTTATGGGGATAGACCATGATTGATACGATTAGCTTACTCAACTCTTATTATAAGGTTGTCCAACAAAGAGGCATACTTCAGGATGTTAATAAAGAAATTAAGCGGCGAGACGAAAAATGGGGCGAACAAAAGCATGACCTTTCCGATTGGATGACTATTCTTGGGAGAGAGTTTGGAGAAGCCTGTAAAGAGGTAAGCGAAACAAAAATGGCAAAAGGGTTAACAGAAATGGCTCAAGCTATGGATAGACTTGACGGAGAATTGGTACAGGTAGTTGCCGTTTGTTTCTGTATCTTAGAAAAAATAAGGAATAAAAATGTTAATAGCTAATATGGTAGGAAGAAATGAAGGCTCTAGGTACTTAGAAAATGTTTTACAACATTTAAGCAATATTGTAGACCTTATTGTCTTTACGGACGACTGCTCTGAAGATAATACGGTGGAAATAGCTTCGCACTACGCAAAAGTTTTTTCTACTAATAAACCTTTATTCTCTTCTAATGAAGGAGAATTAAGAAGCTTTGCGTGGTCAAATCTGTGCCAGTACGCTCAGTCTAATCGCGACTGGATTTTAGCTATTGATTGTGACGAAAAGCTTTGGTCTACAAGCCCAGAGTTTGATATGAACTCACTCCTCAATCAAGACAGGTTTGATGTTATTAATATAAAGTTTTTCCATATGTGGAATGAAACTCAGTATCGTGTGGACAAGTTGTGGGCACCAAATAACAGTTCAAGACTATTTAGATTTTATGATGGGGGCGTTTTTTCTGACAGGAAATTAGCATGCGGTTCTGAGCCTACGTATGTCAACGAGATGATTAGGCGTGGTAAATACTATAAGGATAGTTCACTTGTCATGCAGCATCTTGGGTATGTGCGCGACGAAGATAAAACCGCAAAATACGCAAGATACATGGAACTAGACGGTGGGGATTTCCATCAAAAAAGCCATATCGAATCTATTATAGACCCAGAACCAACACTCTTGGACTGGAAAATCTATGCCTGAAGTTAGCGTTATATTGACCGTCTACAAATCGCAATGGCTAAAAGAGTGTATTGACTCCGTTTTGAATCAATCTTATGAAGATTGGGAATTAATCATCCTGGAAGACAACTCTCCTGATCCAAATGTTAAAGAGATACTAAAGACATATAGCTCTCACTCCCGGGTTAAGATATTCTATTCTAACATAAGCGAAGAGGATAGGTACAAGACCGCCCGCTACGCAACACTGATTAACTATGGCGTTAGACAGATGTCTAGTGGTAAGTATATAACCTACTTAAATGATGACGACTTCTATTATCCAGATAGACTCCAGAAGATGGTCGATAAGCTTTATGAAGAAAATGTTTATATAGTTTACGGAAATCAACAAGTAGTCGATGCAAGTGGGAATAATGCTGGCGTTAGAGGGGTTCTTGGCGTTATTGATAATGCTTGGGATAAAGTAGACCACAATTCAGTCATGCATTACAGGTCAATCTTTGACGAAGTCGACGGGTGGGAAGATTCCGCTACTGTTTGGGGTGGGGCTGATTCTTATTTCTGGAGAAAGATGACAGAAGCTGGCTATTTATTCCACCCCATAGAAGGCGATCCGCTTGATGCCAAGAGGTATCATGAAGATGCTGTTCAGTGGAAAATCAGTTATAATGTATTTTTCCCAGAATAAAAGGAGCCTCAGTGAAGGAAGACGAGTACTGGAAAAAGGAAGCAGTTTTAAAAGATTTATTATTTGACTCCAACCTTCCTTTGACGGACATAGCTCACCAGCTTTATATGACAAGGCCTGAGCTGAACACATTACTGAAAAAAACTGGCTTATCATGGGTAAAGAGAAATAACAGAAAACTTTCCCGGGGCCACTCCGCACTGACCCAAATTATGCAGAGGATCCTGCCAAACGAAGAGATAGTCAATGAATTCCATATCGGCGAAAGACTTCGCTTAGATATATACTGTCCCTCCTATAATCTTGCAGCCGAGTATCATGGTAGGCAGCATTTTTTTTACTCTAGCCATTTTCATCAGGATATGGATGCCTTTCATGAGTCGGTAGAGCGTGACCGGAGAAAAGAAGAATTATGCCGTGAATCTGGAATAGCTCTTGTTGTTTTCCGTTTTTCTGATAAGATGGACGAAGAAGCAGTATTCCGAAGGATGTTGGAGGCAATAAAGTCTACTCCAAAAGTTGAAACCATCAAAAGTAAAAGAACCTATAAGGGCAATCATTACTATGAGAAGGTTAAAAAGCAAAATAAAGACTACCGAAAAGCAAAGTACAGAGAGTTAAAGAGAAAAAATGGATCTAAGTGAAGAGCTTGCGTACCCTTTAGAGTATCAAGTTTTTGCCCTTGCTATGAAAGAGCCAGGGGCTATAAGTTACTTTGTTGAGCATCTGCAGGATGAGGCGGTCGGACTGTTAAGTGGCGATACAGGGCTGTATGAGCTCTATATTGCATTCAAGGATTTTCATACGAAAACCAACCTTGACCCAGTAGACCCTATAGCTTTTAGGGCATGGCTAGAATCGGAGTCCGATATATGGGATGCACTTGGCGGCATTGCTGGAGTAAATTTACTTATAGAATCTATATTGACTATAGAGCTATCTAATGTAGAATCTATAACTAAGATACTCAAACATCGGGCCAATAAACGTAGGCAAAAAAATCTTTTTCAAGATCTTCAGTTCCTTTTGAATAAAAAAGGCAATAAAACAGAAGAAGAAATAGATAAGATAAATACATTAACAGAACAAATTAGGTCTCTAGAAGGAGACCTAGATTACGACCCACTAGACCGGGTGACTACGGCGCCCGATATAGCATCGCGTGCGTCGATGTTGATGGAAGTTCCAGACTTTTTGCCCACCCCATTTAAAATGTACAATAAAGCCCTAGGGTATACAGAGGATGGTGGATATTTCCGAGGTGCTGTACATGCGATAGTCGCAATGTCTGGTTTTGGTAAGTCCACGTTTGCTAAAACATTAGTCAACTATTGGGTCGATCAAGGCTATAGTGCTTTATACATAAACTTTGAAGAAGCACAAACCCACTGGGAGCGAGTACTGATGAGTCAAATACTAGACGAAAACGTATACGCTAACGCCGATCATTGGGATGAAGAAGAAAGAAAAGAACGTATTGCTAGGTTTACTGAAAAAATGAACGAATGGGGCGATAGGTTTATGGTACGCCATGATCCTGATAGCTCATATTTTGACGACCTAGAATTGTGGCTCAAAGACATCATGGGCCATAATGAGCGAATGCCTGACGTAGTTGTCATCGACACTTTGCAGTCAATGTATACGAAGGGCGGTGGCGGAGCTAGGTGGCAGGAGTTTGAAAGGATGATGGTAAGGCTAGAGCGCCTGGCTAAAGCTATGAATGCGGTTTTTATAGTTACAAGTCAGCAAAACAGTAATGCCATTAAAGAAAAGCGTGATGTAATTGAGCAATCTGATATTGGCGGATCTTTAGCTATCATCCAGAAATCATCTGTAGTTACTTTTATTACCCAGAAAAAATTGATAAGCAACGACGATTCAGAGGACGATTATCTGATGCAATTACAAATACCTAAGAATAGGATAACCGGTTCAACATTTAATTATGATCCGCCGTTAGTTAGGTACGATGACAACAGTAAATCTTATAAGGATTTCGAAATGAACTTTAACGATATGCCAAATTATGATGCCTCCGGGGTTTTGGCTACGGAGATTTTTGGCCTTGGTGACATACATGCCTGAATTTGAGTTATTTGAATTAGACGCAAATTCTATTAAAGATTTTCAAACATGTGCCTTACTGTACAGGTATAGACATGTAGATAAAATGTACGAGTCTATTGGGTCACGTGATTTAATGTCAATCAAATATGAAAACACGCTTAAAAAACTTATTGCATTTTTCTTCTATAAGAAACAAGGAGGTATTGTTCCTTCTGTTTCTGCACTATTAAATAGGTGGGAGAAACTATGGTTCCCAAAGGATATGTCGGCATACGATATAGCTGTCGAAAAGCATGAGTCACTTTGGGGTAATGTTTCTAGTATGAACACAAAAGCTGTAAGCTGTATAATGAAGTTTTATGAAGATTTCTCTTTAGATAATAGGGACCCAATCGTTATTAACGAGGGCTTCACTACGGCACTGGATAGAGAGATTAGATTAAATGGAGTTTTCGATGTAGTTCTTAGGGATCCTAAGACTCGCGACATATCGGTAATCAAATGGCTGTCTAGTCCAAAACGCGCCAATCTAAGCGGTCTTTCTATTGACTTCTCTATCCTCAGGTATGCTTTTGAAACAAAGAATAAAAACTTAAAAGGCCTTGTTAATTATTATGCGTACGACATTGGCTCGGATAAGAATGAATTTATCCAGATTGACGTAAAAGATGAAGATATTAACAACCTAAAATACTGGGCAAGGCAGGTAGATAAAACGGAAATATTTGCACCAAGACGCGGTTTGACGAGCTATTGCAAAAAATGCCCGTTTGATGATCCCTGTAAAAAGTTCAGTATTACAAGCGAAATGATGTAAGATGGCAAATATAGGTTGTATTTTTGACGAAGAAACATCTGGTAAGCTCATGAGCTTATTAAGCTATTCAAAAAAAGATGTAAATGAGTTTTTGTCAGAGGCTATTAAATTAATGTACAAGGTAATTCACGGTAATGAGTGAAAAAAAAGATATCTTAAATAAAATTATCGAATCTTCTAATACATCATTGACAGATAAAGAAATTGAAGATTCTATATTAGAGCCACTTCTTGCGGAGATAGAGCTAATAAGAGATCATTCAATAAGTTCTTTTGTTAGGTCGATGCTGTTAAGGGCTGACGAGTTTTGGAAGATACCTGGAAGTTTTGCCAGCGTATACCATCCGCCGGATGAAGATAATGATTTTGGGAATATTCTACATACAAAAAGGGTAGTAAGGGCGGCACTCATAATGTGCGCTAATCTTGTTTATTCTAACACTGAGACGGATATAGTCATAGCAGCGTGCCTCTTACATGACTTAACAAAGGGTGTTACAGCTGAAAACAGCAAATTTGATTACGATGAGTTCCACGCTTATACTATAGATAATTTTTATAATAGCGTCAAAAGGCAAGATCTTTTGAATTCCGAAACTCAATCAACAGTTCTCCATCTAGATGATCAAACTGTTGGTAAAATCTTGAGATTGGTCCACTGCCACGAAGGTGTAGATTCGAAGATACCGGAGACAAGGCCATTGGTGGAAGAAGAAATGATCGTGGCAAATGCAAATTCTATCGCTTCTCGACTCCACTGGATTGTTGATGGAGATTCTATTATTATGGATAGATGGCTGCTATAAAGAGTAAAGAATGGTATTCCGGCATAACGTGCAAATGTTCCGGAAGAATTAATGCGTATAGCTTAACATATAATGAGAGTAGATCTTTTTATTATTTTAAGTGCAAAAAATGTGGAATTAATGGAAAATGGGTAGATCTAGCTAGAGGGTATTTTGAGTATAGAAAACATTCGTCTTGAAAAAAGAAATTGGCTTATCAATAATTTCCAATTGATTTTTAACCAAGGAACATACTACCGTTCCCATAAGGATATGTTTCAATTGAAGAAATGTCACTTGTGGAATATAAGTGAAGAAGAAGGCACGGTAATCATTCATGAGGCTTCCTGATTCTGGCGATAAGTATACCAACCAGTGGAAGTACGTTGAGGTGGCACGCTACGTAGAGGGTCTAGGTAGGGTGATACGCGATAAGGTTGGCAATGATCCAGTCTTTTACGATACCGCAAAAATTTGCGATTACGCAGATAAAAACAGTAATCGTGGAATTTACACTTCCGTCTTTCAGTACAATGAGCCATCGTTATCCGAGTCGGTAAGGCTTGGGTCTCTATACTTCGACTTAGATTCTGACAATTTGGATCATTCGCACGAAGAAGTTAAAAAGTTGTACTCTTTCTTTAGCGATTTTATGCCAGAAAACTCTATACGAGTATACTTTACGGGGTTTAAAGGCTTCCATGTCGAATTGGAAGCTTTGACTTTAGGGGTAACCCCTAGCAATTCATTGCACGAGATATTTAGGTATATCGCTAACGACATAAAAGGACAACTCAGCCTGGAAACAGTAGACTTTGCCGTGTACGACCCTAGGCGTATGTGGCGACTTCCTGGATCTATGCATCAAAAAACCGGCTTATTTAAAAATGATTTATCTTTTGATAAAGATTTAATATTTAGTGATATTAAAACAATCCAGTCTTTTTGTCGCACACGTCGCATTTTTGAGTTTGAAGAGCAAAAATTTGACCTAAAATCCAACGAATGGTATAGGTCGTATATTTATAAAAGGGAAGAAGAAAAGCAGGAAAGCAAATATACTCAGCAGTATTTGCTCGATCGGTTCAGGAAGCAGGGGACGTCAGTCCTTAAGACAGTTGAAGAAGATAAGATTTTTGATCCGCAAAGATTGTTTAAAAACTGTCCTTCCATCATGCGTATTTGGGAAAAAGCAGAAAAAGAAAAGCATCTAGAGCACGAAGAAAGACTATTTTTATGTTCAATTTTAACGTATTCAGATGATGCACTTTTTTACCTGCATGAAATACTAAAGAATTGTGGTGATTATAATTTCGAAAAATCCCAAGCACATATTGACGACTGGATTAAGAGGAGGGAACTTGGGATCGGTGGCAGGCCATATACATGCGACCGCGCTAATTCTGTTGGGGTTGGTTGCGGGAACTGTGATTTAGATAAAAGAAAAAAATGGATTAAAGTCGGAGATTCGTATGTTGAAACAGACGAAGAGTCTTCGCCTTCACCAATACGCTTTGCGTATACAAGACTAAAGGATTAAGAATGGCAAACGATGAAGATTATATACACGGTTTTTGCACAGACTGTAGAAATAAAATGTCTGATAGCTGGATGATGAATAACCCTTTTGCTCAGGGCGGTAAAGCGCCATCATGCCCAATATGCGGTGGGGTTGTTGCGGTCATGGATTCTCGGAAAGCTAAAAAGCAGATTAATAAAGCACAAAGAGATCGCGGCATACCGGTGGTAGACTGATGCCTAAGTATGACTTTAGGTGTCCAAAATGTTCAAGGGTTGAAGAATTTGACTATACAGATCCTGGCGCTAAATGTGAATGTTCTGGCGAAGCAGTCGATATGAAAAGGGTATACGCATTTGGTGGCACCCTATTGAAGGGTTCCGGTTGGTATTCTGTGGACAAAAGAAGGACTGATGGTGGAACAATCGGAATTGAAGATCCAACTTAAGAAAGAATTATAGTGAAAAACTGGTGCAATCTGCACGTACATACAACTTTCTCGATGCTAGATGGGCATGGGAAGGTAGATAACTATGCGGAGAGAGCCGCCGAGCTTGGTATGACTGCGCTCGCCCAAACTGACCATGGCAACATACATGGTTGGCTTGATTTCTATGACGCATGCAAAAAGGTTCACATTAAACCAATACTTGGCCTAGAAGCTTACCAGGCAAGGAAGTCAAGGTTTGATCGCGACGAAGAAGAAAGGTCTGGTCCCGCACAGAACGAATGGGATCAACGAGGACCTTACCATTTGACTGTGCTAGCTAGTAATGCGTCTGGTTATAAAAACCTTATTAAGCTATCGTCCAGGGCCTATACGGAAGGGTTTTACGTTAAGCCTAGAATAGATCACCAATTAATATCTGAACATAGTGATGGACTCATAGTTCTCTCTGGCTGCCTGAATGGTGAAGTCCAACAGGCCCTTTTGCGTGGAGATTACGATACTGCCATTAAGCACGCATCAACCATGCAAGATATTGTGGGTAAAGATAACTACTTTATAGAAATACAGGATCATGGTCTAGCTGAGCAGAAGAAGGTTAAGGAACAGACGTTAGAAATAGCGAAAAAGATTGGCGCTAAAGTTGTCGTCACTGGAGACTGCCATTACGTGAATAAGTCAGACGCACACTTTCATGACGTCATGTTGTGTTCTGGCACTAAATCTTTTATAGATCAAGAAAATCGTTTTCGTTTTAGTGGCGATGAATTTTACTTAAAATCTTACCAAGAAATGGAAGCTACCTTCAATTCAGAATGGCTAGATAATACGCTCTTGGTAGCCGAGATGGTAAACATCGACCTTAAGTTTGACGAATTCCATTTCCCCGAGTTCCCCGACGTGCCGGCAGGTGTCTCTGTCGAAGCATACTTAGAGGAATTGGTCTGGGAAGGGATAAAGAAAAGATACGGCGATCCAATACCTAGTGACGTTGTAGCGCGAACAACTCACGAACTTGGTGTTGTTGGTCGAATGGGTTTCCCCCATTACTTTCTGGTCGTTTCGGATATTGTTAGATGGGCAAAGAATAACGACATTAGGGTCGGTTGGGGTAGGGGATCTGCCGCGGGATCGATTTTGTCGTATGCTTTGGAGATTACAAATTTAGATCCACTTAAATTTGGGCTTCTATTTGAAAGGTTCTTAGTAGAAGGCAGAAAGTCAATGCCTGATATTGATCTAGATTTTGACGACAGGCACAGAGATAAAGTAATTGAGTATGTAAGGTCAAGATATGGTAGAGACCATGTTGCACACATATGTACGTTCGGTACGGTTGGCGCACGAAGCGCTATACGCGACACTGCCAGGGTCTTGGGTTATGAGTATAAGGTCGGCGATGATATCGCTAAGCTAGTCCCGCCTGATGTACTTGGCGTATCTAAAACGCTAGACGAGGCGCTTGATTCTCCTGAGATGCGCAAAAAATATGACTCAGATCCAGACGCTAAAGTCATTATAGATACAGCAAAAGGCATAGAGGGTATACATAGGCAAACGGGCATACATGCAGCAGGTGTGGTTATCTCTAAAAAGCCCTTAATTGAATATGTGCCAGTAATGCAGAAGGGCGAACAAGCGCCTGTTGTTACTCAATGGGACATGAATCGGGTGGAGCAAAATGGGCTTTTGAAAATTGATTTCCTAGGTTTACGGAATTTAGGTGTAGTTGATATGGCAGAAAAGCTTATTAATGAGCGCCACGGGATAGATGTCGACTGCTATAATCTCCCATTAGATGACGACGCAGTGTACAAGTATCTTAGCGGTGGAAATTCTATGGGAATATTCCAGGTAGAGTCAAGGGGCATGCGCGATATGATGCTCTCTATGAGGCCGGATAGGATTGAGGACATCATGGCGCTCATATCACTTTATCGTCCTGGCCCACTTGGTTCTGGTATGGATAAAATATATATAGACAGAAAACATGGGCGCAAAAGCGCCGAGGTTCCACACCCAAAACTAGAAGACGTATTACAGAAGTCTCGTGGCGTCATGCTTTATCAAGAAGACGTAATCAATGTGGCTAGAGTATTGGCCGGCTTTAGTGCTTCTGAGGCTGATGACCTTAGGAAAGTTATTGGCAAAAAGCAAATGGACAAGGTCCACCTTTTGAGGGAGAAGTTTGTCGAAGGCTGTAAGAAGCACAGTGGTGTAAATGAAAATTTAGCGAATAAAATATATTCAGATATAGAATACTTCGCTGGTTACGGCTTCAATAAAGCCCACGCCGCATCGTATGCCGTTCTTTCCTATATTACGGCTTGGCTAAAATGTTTCTTCCCTATGGAGTATATGACGGCATTATTGACTTCTGTGGCTACGAATAAAGATAAGCTTTCGCCGTACCTTAATGAATGCAGAAAAATGGATATTAAAGTCCTTCCCCCGTCAATGAAGGACTCATCCTCTGATTTTACTATATCGGATGAAGATGAAATAATTTTTGGCTTTTCTGCAATTGATGGAATTGGCGACTCAAAAATACATGAAATTCTTGCCAATAGAGGCTCTACTAACATATGGGAATTCTTAAGGAATTGTGAATCCGGAGTAATAAATAAGGCCACACTTGAGCATTTGATAAAATCGGGTGCTTTTGATGAATTGTCCCCAGAAAGTAAAAGCGTAAACAGGTCTGACAAGCTTGATCTTTTAGAAATGGAAAAAGATGAGCTTGGTCTTTATGTGACTGACCACCCACTGTTGGAAGTTTGGGATTTTATTTTACCAAAAGTTTCGTGCGATATAGAGAGTTTAAAAACCATATCTGATGGGGAATTAGTTAAGATAGGCGGAATTGTAGCCAAAAAGCAGTCTATTATGACTAAGGCAAATAAGCAAATGTACAGGCTTCAGATAGACGACGTAACGAGTAGCACTGAAGTTATAGTATTTCCCAAATACGCGCAAAAAGTGGTAGAAGCAAATATAGAATCAGGCTCGCTGGTTGTACTGAGCGGTAATGTAGCTTTTGAGGGTGATGAGGAAAATTTAATAGTTAAAATTTTATTATCTGATATAGAAAAGTTAGACATTTCATTACTTCATGGGGGGAAGCCAATTAGGTTATCGGTTCGAGAAAAACCACATTATGGCCAAATAGTCAAAATAAGTGATATAATCAATAATGTGTCAGGAGACTGTCCAGTGTACCTTGAGTTCCCTGATGGCAACAATCTTATGACTATGAAGTTCAAAGGGTCTACTTCGTCGAGCATAGAGGAAGATCTTAAGAAAATTATACAAATATTTGAATTTGAAATGGAGAATTGATGGAATATTTGGCCCCAAAGGGTACCTATAGGGATCCATTTACTCGGCACTGCTGGAAAACTTGTGGGTCGTGCGGGAGGTGCGAGAATAAAGGCAGTAGATCTCAATGTAACGGCTGTAGCGGTAGGGTTGATGAGTTAGGGCAAAAAGTTCCACATATTGACGACAGGTGCAGGTGTACCGAAGGTATTCTCCAGCTTGTAAATAAAGATGGGAAAATGTTTCAGGTTAGAATGCCGCGCAATCCTTTTGCCGGAACTGTAACTCATGAAGCAAAAAGTCAAGATGAACAAGACTACGAAGCCTACCTTAATGAACAAAGAGAAAAGTTTGACAACCCAAACTGGGATGCCGTAACTTTTGATGATGGTGGCAGTGTCCAGGATTGGTCTAACTCAAGGCGAGGGTGATAATGATAAAAAATGTCTATGAAAATGGCGACTCAATAATTGAGGTTAGAGTCCATAAGGATGGCTATGTAGACTACTGGGTTCAGGTTGGTCAAGCTGGACTAATTCTTGATAGCGACAATATCCTCGACTTAACGCAACTGCTAAATGCTGTGTGTACAGAGCTGTTGGGAGAATTATGAATTTAGAAGATGATTTTATGGAAATTGGGAATACTGGCTTGATACCTATTGGTGAAGGTTTGTTTTGGGACAAGAAAACAAATTCAATAGTAGAACTAAAAAAGGAGGACGAAGATGACGCAGAAGAAGATGCCAAAAGAAGTTAAAATAGGTCCATATAAATTTCAGATCAAAAATGATAAACCATCAATGGACTCCGCCAGGGTCAGGTTCGAATCAATTGAAGCTATTGGGTTTACGTCAACTCATGAACAGTGTATTTATGTTGATCCAGATTTAGGCGATGACATGCGAGCTGAAACACTTTTGCATGAAATTATACATGGCATTTGCGAGGCTACAGGCATCTCTACTTCTTTCGACGAAAAAGAAGAAGAAACATTTATCGCAACAGTTACACCATTGCTATTAGATGTCTTGCGTAGCAATAGTGAAGTAGTCGACTATATGTTAGGTTTAGAATAATTATGACAGTTAAGCTATTAGATGAATTAAGCGATTTTGAGAAGTTATCCTTAATACCGATAAGTTACTCTAGGTTAAATACTCTTGATATGTGTGAAGCAAAGTATTTTTTTTCATATATCCTCAAAGAACCCCAAGCATTTGGACACGCCGCAACGTTGGGCAACATATTGCATAAAGTCTTAGAGGAAAAATTAGAACCAAACAAAACCATAAGCAAAGACGACTTAGAGACGTTTATCTCGGAATACCATAGTCAAATCCCTTCTTACGATCCAAAATCTGAAATACCGGATAATTTCCTTGTCGACGGGGAAAATATGATAACCGAGTTTATCGACCGCCATGACGGAGAATCTTTCAGTATCGAGTACAAAGAAAAAGGGTTTAGCATAGTTATAGGCAATGCCTTAGTCAATGGGTATATTGATAGGGTCGACATAGTTGGTGACACTCTTTACATTACTGATTATAAGTCTGGAAAACGTGAAGAATCCCAAAAGAAAATACCATTTAATGTCCAGTTGGGCATATACGCCCTTGCTATGAAGCGGGAATATCCAGATAAACAAATTCATGCGTCACTTTATTATCTTCGCTCCGGAAAGCAAAAAGGCCACCTCTATACAGACGATGACCTTAATGCTATTGAGTTATTGATTATGGAACTTGTTAATAAATTGATTAATAAGAATAACTTCTCTTATACGCCAAACTCTTTTATATGCTCATTTTGCGATTACGCAAAGAATGGGGTATGCTCAGTTGGTGCTAAGAGGGCGCGACATTAAAAGGTTGCGCCCTCTAGGTTTACGTTTGCCATAACCTCTAAGGGGTCAATGTCGATATGGGAAAGCTCATATGCTTGCCCTGCGGGGACACCGTAATCAACGAGGTCGCAAAAAACGTTATCGGTTACTATCTGGATGAGTTGTTCATTTACTGTATTCATGTCGCTTATTTTAGCACTCTTTCTTATGTGTTGCAACTTTTTTGATTTTTTTTCTTAATTAGTGTAAAATTATCTTTTACGGAGGTTTAGATGACTGCATCTTGGTCACCCATAGAGGATACGTTTCTCATAGAAAACGCTCACCGCATGTCTTATGAAGAGCTGTCATTATATCTGGATAAGACGCAGAATGCAATTAGGGAGAGAAGTATTATCCTAGATTGCGTATCATCGGTCTCGGGAGCCAAAAGCGTACACAAAGTCTGTGCTTACGCAGAATGTAGGAGAATTTTTAAAGTTAAAAAATCGGAGTACTTTAAAAATAATAAGATATTTTGTTCAGACGAATGCAAAAGTTTTTATGATGCACTTTTTTACCCAACTAAAGAAGAAATTGAAAAACAAATTACTGAGGGTAAAAGTTTTCAGGAAATATCCCAAAAGTTTAAAATGCCCCAAGGCGCTATGTATGAATGCTATTTGCGTTATGGTTTAAACGGACGTCCTAAAGATTTGGAAAAAATCTTATTGTTAAACCAACAAAAATCTAAGGTAGAAAAAAGAAATACAGCACTAAATCAATCTGGCAGGTTTCCTATGACTAAGTTTAGGGGTGGCTATAAACCTTACCTTGGCGTCTCCGTAAGGAGCGGCTGGGAGAATAATGTTCTCTTATGGCTTAATCACCAGAGGATAAAATGGGATTATGAACCTGAGGTCTTTTACTTCAATGAAGTAAAGCGCGGAACTAAAGGTTATACACCTGATATATGGTTGAAGAAAGAAAAAATATGGATAGAAGTTAAAGGCTATCTATCGTCTGTTGATAAAACAAAAACAAAAAGATTCAAAAAATACTACCCAGATCAATTTAAAAACCTGCATGTTATAACTAAAAATGATAAAGTAGAAAGTACAAAGTTTTTTCAAGATATGGGCGTACCAGTGTATGCTTTTTATGATGACATAAACGAAGGATTTAATCATTTACCAAATTGGATACACTAAGGAACCTATGCCTAAAGCTAAGTCTAAACCAAAAAAAGATATTTCAAATCAATACTATACGCTGACAGAAGACGAGATACAAGACCTCATTTCTAAGGCTAAAGATGGCGTATCTAGCGCTCAAATGGAGCTTCTAAAGATATTTGAGCCTTTCCTGAGTAAATATGTAACGCTATTGCACTATGGTAAGTATAAACTTTCTGATTATGATATACGTCAGTTTATAAACCTTTTCGTACCAGATAAAATGGTTGGCTTTTACCTAAAGCGCAATAAGCTTAATTCTGTGGGGCTTTCTAAGGTCCAGGAAACCGTACAGGGAATTAGATATATGGTGGAACGCTATGGCGACGAGGAGGATACAAGGCAGACTGTTCATCTTGCATTTCTTCAATGCCTAATGAATTATAAGAGGACAGAGTCTAAAGCTGGAGGTTATGTTCCTTTTAGCGGGTATATTTATAGTTATTTTTATTTTATTTTAAGTAAACATGTTAAGACATTCCTAATTGATCAGCTTGGTAGAAAAACTTTTCCCTTAATCAGTGATGAGGATTTTGGCGAAACAGAATCTGACGAAAAGCCTCAAGGGTTTACTGCCCCACCTGAACCTTCGGTGGAGGACTTACTAGGGCCTGAGATAATTGACGAATTTTGGGTAGCTGGTGATACGGTTATCTTCCCTTTCGATAGAATCACTATGCAAGAACGGCAACTTTTAAAGTGGAGATTTGTTGATGGTTACAAATCGAGCGAAATAGCACAAAGAATAACTGAACACCCTAATACCGTAAGGGAACATTTTAATAAAATAAGACTTAAATTAATGGATGCACTAATGGAGAGCGAACTCTCTTAAGTCCTAAGAAAGTGGATTAAAAATTATGACAACTGCTACAAACGACATTTCATACGCAAGGGACTTTTGCCTTAATTGCGGGCACTATCATCGCAAGGATAACTCTAGTAAACCATTTGACTGCATGTTAGGCCATGACTGTAAATGTAAGGAAAAGAACTTTTTACCAAGAAAAAATAAGGGTTCTTTTGGTTGAGTCAAATACCTATTACTAATATAGGGTGTCCACATAGTGTGGGATAAATCTTTTATTTAAGCTTAAAGGACCAAATATGAGTGTTAGATTCCAATTCAACCGCGGCACTGCAGCAGCATGGACTGCGTCAAACCTTGTTTTGACCGCCGGAGAAATGGGTGTTGAAACTGATACTGGCAAGTTCAAGGTTGGCGATGGGACAACTGCCTGGAACTCCCTTAGCTACTCTTCTGGCCCAACTGGACCTACGGGCCCTATTGGACCTACGGGCCCAACCGGGTCTACTGGCCCGACCGGACCTACTGGAGCTGCCTCTACAGTGACCGGCCCAACCGGGTCTACTGGCCCGACCGGACCTACTGGTGCCACTGGATCCACTGGTCCTACCGGGGCGGCCTCAACTGTGACAGGCCCAACCGGGGCATCCGGCGACTGGTCTACAGCGCAGACGCTTAACTCACAAAGTGGCACATCCTACACTGTTCAGTCCACGGATGTTGGGAAACTTATAGTCACAACAGGTGCTGGTTCTGGCGGTATTGTTACTGTTACGGTTAATACTGGGCTGGGGTTAGTTGCCGGCCAAAGAATAGACTTATTGCAAACGGGAACCGGCCAAATTAGCATTGCGGGTACTGCAACAGTTAATGGAACGCCAACCAAAAAGACTAGAGCACAATATAGTGCAGCCACACTTATTTGCACGGCCACTGATACCTACGTAATCGTTGGCGATTTGGCGGCTTCGTAATGCCTAGCACTGTTGGAATCGTTGCTTCGGGGGAGATGTTCCCATTTTTTACTGGAGGCACTGTTACTGTAGTAGGCGGATACCGAGTCCATAGATTTACTACTTCCGGCATAGCAACACTCACTATGGTTTACCCTGGTGAAGTTAGTTATTTAGTGGTTGGTGGTGGAGGTGCTGGCGGCTCGAACGTCACAGGCACCTATAGCCGAGTGGGTGCTGGTGGCGGTGGAGCAGGTGGCCTTCGTACTGGAACCCTGTCGATCACCGGTAATCAGACCATCACGGTCGGCTCGGGTGGTACGGGGGCAAGCGCCGTGTCCGTAGGAGCGAACGGAGGTAACTCCTCCATTGGGTCTCTTGTCATAGCCACTGGTGGTGGTGGGGGGGGAGCATCTTCGGTTGGTTCTAACGGAGGATCGGGCGGTGGTGGTGGTGCGCGGACAAGTGCGTCATTCGCTGGTGGAACCGGTGTCTCCGGTCAGGGATTTGCTGGAGGTACAGGCAACTACACCACGGCTGGCGCGCAACCCGCTGGTGGTGCTGGCGGTGGCGGAGCAGGCGCAGTCGGAGAATCGGGTATTGGCTCAATGACTGGTGGCGTTGGCCTCAGTATCTCGATTGCCGGAGTGAGTGAGGACTTTGCTGGTGGAGGCAACGGCGGTACTAATACGAACTCTGGCAACTCTACCAATATCGGATTCGGCGGAGGTCTGAGTGCTGGTGGAACGGGCGGAACCGCAACGTCAGGTACTGTCAACAAGGGCGCAGGTGGAGGCGGACACGCAGGTGGTGGAACTGCTGGTTCCGGTGGCTCAGGCGTAGTTATTATCTGGTATAAGATCTAAGAACGTCCTTTATGAGGGGTTGAACGCGGAAAGTACAAAACTGCGCAAATTTGATTTATACTATAGTATAATTACTAATATGGTATATAAATAAAAACTAGGAGAAAAATTATGGGTTATTACCTATTGGACAATCCGCCAGCAAGTAGACAATTTTACCCTTCTCGCCAAAATGGTATCAGTGGTGGGGTTGTAATCCACACGACAGAAGGTTCCGGTGGCTATACGTCGGCAGAAAACACAGCAGGATTTATTTCTAGGCGATCTGACCCTGGTAGCTATCACTGTATAGTTGATTCAGAACCCAACACTGCAGTACAGATGATGCCAGATGACTATACGGCATTTGGAGTCGCAGCATCGGGATACAATAGCAAATGCTGGATGATCGCAATTGCCGCACGTTCATCGGATCTGAACCCAGATAGTCCAGAGACTCAGACAGAGATTGATAACATGGGTCGCGAGATCGCAGCATTTTGGCAGCGTAATGGCATTAATGTAGCCGAAGCTTCACAGTTTATTGGTGAAGATGTTAAGGATCGACCAGGTCTCGCCCACCATGGCGATGTTCAGCCCTGGGACAGATCTGACGCATGGTCCCGCAGGGAAGACCGGTGGGCCTTTGATGCGGCTTTACTACAGGCTATTGAGCGCCACAGTGGCACGGCCCCCATAGCACCTCCTACCCCTACTCAGCCCGTCCCTGTGGCCCCGGAGAGCGTCTGGAAGCTCGGCTCCACTGGAGATAAGGTCAAGCAGATACAGGGCATTGTAGGGGTTGCCCAGGATGGTGTATTTGGCCCAAAGACAGAAGCAGCCGTCCGCCAATGGCAGTCAAATCTTGGCATCGGTGCTGACGGCGTCTGGGGCCCTCAGACTGAGCAGGCAACACATGATCTATTCGTCTTCCTCGCTAATCTATCAGCAGTAGAACAGACTGCACCGGATAACCCATTTTTTGTGGCTCTTAACAATGCAACTCAGCAGGTTCTCCGTATGGGGTCAAACGGCGATGCTGTAAAGATCCTTCAAGCCGGACTTAACGGCAAGGGCTATAGGCTCGTTGCTGACGGAGTATTTGGCTCAAATACGGATGGTGCTGTTAGGCGTTTCCAGGCAGATAGAGGGCTTCAGGCCGATGGTATTGTTGGGCCACGGACCTGGAATGCTCTTTTATCTTAAGAAATAGTTTTTAACAACTATAATTTAGCTTGGACATACAATAGGACCCCACTAGGGGTCCTATTTTTTTTGTATTCTTGTTCTTCATAAATATAAGTTATTACTAATACTTATGTTGTCCGTCCACCACGTAAAGGGTACTCGATGCTATTGACTATACTGGCAGAACTCCCTCAATGGCTAAACAATTTAGCCACAGATTTAGGGACTTTATGGCCTATCGTGCTTTTTGTAGGTGCGGCGTACGGCTTAATAAAATGGATCACTAGAAAATTCCAGCAAGAAGTAAAAGAGCTTATCATAGGAGAGGTGGAACCTATTAAGGCAGAGTTCAAAAACAATGGTGGATCATCCTTCAAGGATTCTGTAGACAGAATAGAAGAAGGCTATAAGAGCGTCAGAACAGATTTAGATCATATGAAGTCCGACATTGATTGCATAAGAGCGGATATATTGTCTATAGCAAAAAAGTCCCAAGACGATCATAGAGCCCTGAGGGATATGATCAAAAGTCTTGAGACTAAAAATGACAATATGTGGCAAGAAATTCAAAAAGTCAAGCCTAAAAAAACAGACTTTTAGGCGCGACCTTCATTCTGCGCATCTTTAATTAAAGAGTATCTTTGAAAGGTCTCGCTAGACGTAAGTGCAAACCCAATCTCTGCAGCTTTTGTTATTGCTGCGTGCAGGGAGTCTAGATCTTGCATTGATTCACCGTTTAATGGTAGTGCGAGGCCAGAATATACGTCGATATTTTCAAAATTGCCAATGTTTGCCTTCCTATTAACTCCGCAGATAAAAACCGGAACTGTTGTAACAGCAATACTTGACAGAGTTTGCTCAATGGCTTCTTCAATTGGGGAGTTGTTAGTCTGGTCTTTTGCAGTTTTTGATATATTAGGCATGAATGCGGCTTATCTCTTTCTTTATCGTGTTTAATGAAACTTCAGCTTGTTGTTCTATAGACATATTATCAGTATCTATAATCGAATCTATAATTTCTTCTCTAATTAATTCAACTTGTTCCGATTTATGGTTAAGTTCACTATCTGGCATTGTGTAGCCGTCACGTTTATTTAGGCGTTCAAGCCTGACTTCTGGTGAAGCATCAAATCTAATTAATATTCCACCAGGCAGTGATTTTATCATCTCTGCCTCATTTTCGTAGCGCACATCCGAGATTAGGCATACATATCTATCGATTGTTTCATTTTCCTCATCAGGATCAGAGAGGAGTGTAGCAGATCTTTGGTAGGCTTTACGTTTCGCCCATTGGGTAAAACAGTTTTCATACTGCTCTCTGCAGATTTCGCCAGCTTTTTGTAAAAAGGCCCTTGGTTTAACATCGTCGTTAATGGGCATTGGGAGTGATGCTATGTCTTTAGTCGTTTTTATAAATTGATCATATGACGGAGCACCATAAAGTGGACTACCACCAAAAAGGTCAAATAGCACTTCGTGGAGCTGAAAAAGAATTCTATCTTCTTCTTTCTCTCCCTTAGTCATCCTCTTGATAGAAGCCATTTCGTAAAGCGGCATTGCGAAAAAACTGTGATCCCAAACTACTCCATTATGGTGGTCGAACTTGATAGTGTGAGATGGTACTATAGCATTAGCTACGCTAGTCTTACCCGTTCCTGCCCTGCCGCAAAGTCCTATTATAATTGGGAATTTATCTTTATCCATGAGATGTGTTGTGACACTCCTGTAGAGCTTATATTGTAGATGAGCTATTATACAGGAGTGCCTTTCCTTAAATCAAGTTACTTATTTTTACTACTTCTTCTTTTAGCGTAGTAATGAATCCCTACAAGTACGGCTCCACCTATTATCAAAGCTATTGCTTGGGTAATTTTTGTTCTTACGAATATCTTCATAGTAACACATGCGCATATGGCTATCTAACCAAACGCGCGTTCGCAACCATTCCGCTACCGCACTGCCACCAAGCTGTAATCTAAGGCCTTAAATAAAAATCCTACTGCCTTTATAAAAAAAGCGTGTGATCTAAGGCTCTAGTCAAAAAAGCTTAAAAGAAAAAGCTATTCAGCAGATTTTAGATCACGCTCTACGCGGCTTTGCGCGCGCCATCGCACCATATTATAGAAATTCATAGTCCACCACATAAAAGACATGGCTATGAATCCAGGTTTTGAGTAAAAGTACGAATATGCGAACCAAGGGATAGAGTGTAGGAGCACTATCAGCCAACCCCACCACTGCTTGCGACCAACAAAAAACGTACCTGTTATCCCCATGATTTCAAAACAAAACAGTACCCAGGTCCAGGTTACTTCCGCATCCATTGAATTTAGACCTCTAATCATAAGTGATAGCAAGATTATATATTACTATCATATATGCATATACTGCGCATTTCAAGTTCCGCTACCTGGAGCGACCATGGTAAAAGCCCTAGTTTTTCTGGGGCCTTTACTATTGTTCGTCTGGTTCGTAAAACTCATATTCCTCATCGGTATACGGGTTATACCCATAGTCTTCCCCCATGACGATCATTGAGCCTTGAAGATAGTCTATAACTTCTTGTCCGGCATTCGGATCCCGCAAAAGATGCTCTTCTGAAACTTGCTCGATAATCCAACTTGAGCAGATAGAGCTGGGTGAAGCCGGGTCAGATGCTTCAAAGATCAGATCCGTTAACTTAAGGCCATCCCAGTCTTGCTTAGAATAAACTACTATTGTCGACTTATAGTATTCTTCCATCACCTCTCCTTATAGCCAAGTCATATTATAGGCTGAAGGATTGCTAGTTGCAACCTTATTTTCTATAGAGACTTCTATTTCGGTTTTCTGCTCTTCAAGCTCTATGTAGGACAGTTTAAGGTCACATAATTCATTGAGCCTTTGAGATAAATCGTCGGAAAGTTTTTTGGATCTTTTACGAAGCTCTTTAACTTCTTCTATTAGTTCGTTCGGTATCCCAATTTGAAGCTCTTTTTGAAGGTGATCGATTTCGTCAAAGCACTCAAGAAGCCTCTTCTTTAATTGGGCGTTTTCTATTAAAACGTTAGAACCCTTAGGAGCGTCTACTTTAACAACCCCAACCGGCCTAACGGCCGTATAGCCACGTTCAAGGGAGGCATTAAGGTAGCCCTCCTCAATAATGCCGGCAGAACTTAACGCTTTAAGTATTCTTGTGTACTGCGTCCAGGTAATTTCTTTTTCAATATACAGATGGTAATGACCAAGTTGCGAAGACGGATAAACCGCTATTGGTATGTCAATATCTATAACTGGGGCATGTTTTCCGTTATCACACTTAGAAGAGATAAGATTAGAAACTTCAGGCTCTGCCTCTACAGTGATTTGCTGGAATCCTTGAGAATTTGGAATAACTACATACTCTCCATTAACTATAGCAAAAGAATCCTGAAACTCTTGCTTAGTTAAGTCGACTTGAGAGGAGTGCAGAAATATGCGCTTTGGGGTGAGTTTTTTCTTAGCTGGTTTAGGTAATTTAAATTTTGGCATTGTGGGACTCAATTTGGGAATAGTAAAGCATCATCAAGACTTTGATATATATAATCGTGATAATCCGGATTAACAAGGTGAACGTATAATCCGCCAAGTATAAAAGCGCTATACGAGTTATCATTAGTATCATGTGCTTTCATGGCGTAACCTACACCATCAAAAGTCTTTAATTGTTGTTTTTCAGATATTTTTAAAAATTTAATATCAAAAACAATATCATGTAGACATAAATCATCTACAACTTTTTCTGTAATTGCGTTGCAATCTTGTAGTTCTAAAAGGAATGATCGCGACGGTATCAAAGAGCTTGCGTCTTGATCTAGACTATCTCTAAAAAAGTGCATATTTCTCCAAGTAAAAGAGTCGGCGCCCCCAACACTAGGCGCCGACTCGCCCTTTGCCCTACCACACAAGCGCAAAGGTTAGTGGCCTTTCGGGAATCGAACCCGAACTAGTCCGTAAGGCCTATTTCCAGTCCATAATGGGAATAGATTTTTCTATCTTATTCCAAAGTTTTTTAGAGACAATATACCTCTCGTCATTATGGGGTACTGGCGTATCGCTTTCGCAAGCATGTCTCATTTTATGAAAAAATTCTACTATAGCGGCATTTAAGTAACATGCTTCCATGTAGGTTAGGTTGAATACGAATTTATTCTCACCCTCAAATTTTTCCACGTTTAGTCCTGATCGTTTTGGGGTGGATTTATTTTGTATTCGTAATCAAGAGCTGCGTCTTTGTTAATGAAAAGCATTTCCTTGTACTGCCAGGCAAACCCCCTCTTGGGGAGTATGCTTCCGGTTTCAGTACAGTACTGGGGTGTTTCACCCATATTTATTATCTTTATGGCAGTGCCTATATCTGTTTTTCTGGTTGTTGTAGTTTTACCGCTTCTACCTTTGCCCATTTTTTACCTTTCTTTGAGTACCCCTGGAAGGATTTGCACCTTCTTCTCTAACAAGGTTAGTGTTTTACTTACGTAAACTAAAGGGGTCCGATGCGGTTAGAGCCCACATCTATTTATTAAATTATATTTAGTTTTCAACCATTAAGGTTGTCTGTCATATGTCCGGACATATGGCTTTAATTTCTCTAACTTGTTTTTCGGACATATTAAAGAGCTTAGATAAATCTTTTGTTGATTTGTTCTTGAGAAGATTCATGACTATTGATTCGAGCAGCTTCACTCGACGAAGTAAATCCTGCTCTTTAATTTCGTCATAGTGGTTCATGCTTCCCTCTTTGCCATTTTTCTTTCAAAATCTTTACGTTTTTTAGCGTAACTGTTGGGATTCATGCTTTTATAAGCCCCCCAGCATCCATCGCAGTCTTGTTGGGGCGCTCTAACAGCGCCATAATAGGGGTGTTTTTTACAAAGGTTCAGTTTAATTTTAACTGGGTTTTTTGGGTTCTTTGAGGTCCTTTTTCTAACTGCAGACTCTTTACTGTCTCCAGCAATAGCTTCCTGAGGGACCCCAATGGAAGATGCTACGACCGTGTCCGCGGCGCTATGCAGGGCATCATGTATCCGGGTTATCGTTTCAACTTGATCTAAATCAAAAGTTGCAATATTATTCTTTATTTTATTGACAGCACGGTCAAACATCTTAGTGAGAAATTCGATGTCTTCTTTACGTTCTAACCTAAAATATTTAGCCATTACTGTTCACCCTATAGGTATATCGATCTCCAAACACTTTTTCAGCAATGTCTCTTACCTGCTTTGTTGAGCAGGAAGATGTGCTGGCATAGTTTCGGCTATAGCTCTTACCAAGACGTTTATCGTCTTTATATTCTATATAGTTAAAAGAACTACTTCGTCTTTTTTTATTTCTTCTTCCCATTTTTCACCTTGCGCCCCCTGAGGGACTCGAACCCCCGACCTAGCGGGTAGAAACCGCTTGCTCTAATCCGGCTGAGCTAAAGGGGCATGTTTAGTATTAGTTTATTAAAATCTTCTGGTTTAATAATATCAAAAAATTTAACTGTTTCTTTATCAATCCACAAATGAATAGTTAATTTACTATCCTTAAACTGATCGAGGCATACACCACCATTATAGTACGCAAGTACCGTACTATTGATATTATTAAATGGTTGAAAATACCTTACAATGTGCAGTGGCGAAGAAGAATACATATTAGTCGAAAAAACTTTTAGAAACGCAAAGTTATTTATATATATTTCGGTTAATTGTTTGACATATTCATTTTCTATAGGGCCGCTGTAGTGGTAAAACCTATTTTCGGAATCAACGACATAATACAAACCAAGCAAGAACGAGCTTTCTTCGTCGTCCATAGTGCTTTCGGAGGTTATTATGTCGCTGATTCTTACTTGGTTTTTCATGACGCGGAAAAATTACTCTTTGCTCTTAAAGTCTTGACAAAACGAATTCGTTCCTCAACGGAGGCCTTAAAGCGTAAAGCGGTAATCCTCCATTTATCTTCTTCGGCTTTAAAACTGTACCACATATTATTATTCCATTGTGGCCCAAGTTCTGCTTTTTTCTCGGAAAATCTACCTTTTTGTGCGGCAAGCTGTATTTCTACGTCTCTTAACAGAACGTTTAATTCATCCAACCACATTCGGTAATCCTTCGAAAGTATGTCAATAAATTCGTCGGTTTCTTTCCTTACATCTTTTGCAACTAAGTTTTTAAATTTTTCTGTTGACATTTCGACCATTATTTTTCACCATATACAAAGTTGTAGGCTTTTTCTATATCCTGTTCAAATAAGTCCGTCAAATGTCCGCCGCCTCTCAAAACGTAGGCGGGAGAATACGTGGGCAAAATCGGCCATGGGCCTAACCACAATATCCTTCCTCGTTCTTCGTTAATTGACATTTTGGCGGGCAAAACTGCACAAGTAGCAATTAAACCCATAGTGACTATTAACTTAGGTTTTAAAACCTGGATTTCAGAATGAAGAAATGGTATACATGATTCTATTTCTTCAATTGTATGTTTACTTTTAGACTTTTTGGAACATCTGTTCACGAAAGTCATACATATTCTACTAGAAGTAAAACCGGCTTTTGAAGCACTATTTGAAAAATACTCCATACTTAATTTATCGAAGTACGGAGTATCAGATACAAACATGATGTCAGGGTCTGAGACATTCCAGAATGGGATTGTGGCATCTGGATTGGCATCTTTGCACTTTCTGCAGTTCTTGGTTATTACGTGAAGATCTTCAAGAGTTTTATCTACTTGCAAATCTTCAAAGCTGTAGTCCCGCAGTTCGTTTAGAACCATCTGGACATCTGCTTTGTTCAAGTATTTACTAAGAACTAAATCTATCTTTTCAAAAAGATTAGAATCCCCGATACCAATGGGGATCCTAGTCTTTGGGCGAAAAGTGCTGGAAACATTTTTCGATAGTGCTTGAGCTACTAATTCGATTACTTCTAGTTCATCGAATTCTTCGCTTGTATCATCCATTAGAACGAGCTAGGAGCTGCGCTTTCGGTAGAGGTTGTTGCAGCCTGTGTGCCACTGGTAGTTCCTTCTGAGCGACCACGTGAGGCATAGGTGATGTTTTCTGCTACAATCACAACTTTAGATGACTTCTTATCATCTGTAGACCAACGCTCTTGTACTAGTCTACCGATTAAGCGAATTTGACTTCCTTTAGAAAGTTTTCCGCTGCTAATCTGATTTCTTACAAATTCGCAGTTTCGTTTATTTTCTTCACTATTAAGGTAGTATGTGACATCAAAATAGCCAGTACTGTTATCGGAACCTTTTTCTGAACCTGCGTAGTCAACCGCAACACGAAACTTTGCGATGTTGTCTGTTACCATCTCGGGGTCGGCTACGACTCCGCATGTAAGGTTAAGGTTGTTGTTTGGGTCTATCATTTAATTGCTTTCTAGTGGATTAGCTTTTACTGATCTGAGTCCGCTGGCTATTTCTTCTAGCCATTCGGCTGTTTCTATTTTTGCTTCATTTAAACCGACAAAAGTAGAAAGATGCTGGCACAAAGATATCGTCAAATGAAAAATTCCATTTTTTATTTCTTCTTTATAGTCACCAACATCTGTAGTGCTGCTTTGCTGCTCTTCCATTAAGCTCCTACTTTCCTCGAAAGAGCTGTGTCTATAATTCTTCCCAGCTCCCTTTTATCCTTATAACCCTTGTCATAAAGCATAGATATAATGGGTTTAGGGTCTAGAGATTTGTATGTTAATAACTGTAAGTTTAGGATATCGTTAAGGGAATAAATCCTATAGTTATTTAAATCTCTTTTAGATTCCGGATATTTTCCGGATTTTTCTCTATTAGCTATAGTTAAGGGTGTTACGTTCAATATTCTTGCTACTTCTCCACGAGTGAAGATTGGATTAGCTATAGCGCCAGATGCAATACTCATACAAAAACCTACTTTACTATATAACAATATACACTTTTTATATAGTAAAGGTTATATACAAATATGTAATCATACCGTAGAGAAACTATTGATAATTTTTACCATCATCTCTCGGGAGTTCATGCCGTAGGCATTACCTGCCTCAACGCAAAAATGGTCGAGAGTGTTACGGAATGTCGGATCTACTTCTTCGTTAAATCCTTCTCCATTCATTTGCGCTTTAGGGCTTTCCCATTTTGTTTCCAATATCTTTAAAAGAGAGAGTTTTTCCCACTCCTTAAAGTAGTACCGAACAGCGTCGGGATGGTTTGATTTAGATGCGCCAGCTGGGATCCCCCGTTGCATACAGTGGATTACCGTATCTTGGAGGTCTAGGTTCCAGCCTGAATTCCAAACCATATTATAAGCCTGCTGGACGCCTTCTGCTAGACTCCCGCAGGGCTCATAAATTTCGTGTACAGGATTGCAAAGGTTTGAGTTAAAGTATAGGTTTAAAAGTGGCAGCATAAAAACGCGGTCATCCCAACCATACAATGGCTCATTCCTGCAATAAACACGAATTAAAACTGGATTATAGTGCTCATCAAACATCACGTAGTAAGTTGTCCAGGGTATAGGGAGATTAAACCCCTCTACAGCGGTCCTACTATCTATAAAGTCTTTACGGGCAAACGCTAACTCTACATATTGTACAGAGGGTGGTCTTTCAAAGACTATGATACGTTGATTATCGGAAATCCATCTTACAGCAGGAGGAAGAAAACCAAGATCTTGCCTACCGTGGCTGGTGAGACTACGGAATATATCCCCCGCAGATTTTTCTGGAAGAGGGATTGTACCGGCACTGTGGTATACACCACTTACTGTATCGGTTGATGAGTTAATTTTAAGTTCAATTTTCATTTTAATAAATCCCAGAAAAACTTAGAGAGCTCTACATGTCCGGCATCTTTAGTTCTGTCCAATAGTGCCGTATTTTTATCAAAGTAGTTTACAAGATCGCCAAATGTGCAGTCTCCAAATTGATGAACGTCAAGTGCTCGATAAGAAAGCCCTAGAACTTCTTCCATGGATAGTTTAGCCCAAGAAGCAAAGAATTCATTTGAGTAAATGTGGCAACCCATTTCCTTTGGGAAGTATTCGGTAATCATGGTTGTAAGATCGTTATTAAAGGTATCAGTCCAAAACCCATTTATCGCATCAAGGACAAACGCAGAAAAATTATTATATTTCTCTGGATCATTAATTGGATGGAAACTGCCCCAGCAGATCGAGGCGTCAGGGTAAATGTTGGTTACTGGCAATGCATAAAGCTGGTCCGAAAAACTGTTTAGCGGACTAGGCCTGCAGAAAACCTTTACACTAGGTAAATGATCTTTTTCAAATCCACTGAAAAACCAGACAGTCCATGGAATATTTATATTAAAAGAGAAAGTTTCGGGGTAAGGTCTTTCGCATTCGCAACCATAGTCTGGATCACAGCTATCCCAATGTTCAAAATCTTCATCTTCTAATTCACCTTGAACATCTTGATACTTAATAGTGCAGTTGAGTGGCGGACGCTCAACCGCTATGGTGGACATATCTCGGGAAATCCACCTAGTAACCGGCGGTAAGATGTCTGTAGAATTTTTGGTGTTTTTAAAAAAGTTCTTTGATACGTTAACCATATTGGAATTTGATTGTTCCATAATCCCGTATCTAAAGTCTACACCAAATTCTGATATAGTTATTTCTTGTTCTATTTGTGAATTGGGTGTTTCAAGGTTTGATTCACCTGTATCAAGCGCTTGCGACATGTTGGGTGTACACCTTACCTTCCGGTATCTCGGTAGTCATAGGATTTGAAAAGACTTCTTTTATTCCTTTTGATTGTATTGAATCTAGGAAAATATCAAACGTCTTTTCTTTAGTTTCGTTATCGTAAAGTGATTCAACGAGTACTGTATTCGTACTTAAATCTATAAGTCGATAAACCATGTGACCAAAACCGATACGCATCGATTGAATTTCTAGGTCTTGAATGGGCAAATCGGAAGCTTCATCTGCGCATTCTACACTTGATACACTTAGCTGCATTGGTGTCCAAGTTTCTGGACTATAGTGCGAGCAGTTTTTTTGGTTTTCCCATGAACAAGGTGGGTTAAGGGAGTTTTTCTCTTTCTTTACAGACGGGCAAGCGCAACTATGCTGAAGTTTTGACTCTCGATCGAAAGTGTAATGGCTACTTTGCGTAGTAACGAGCTCTACACTCACAGGCTTTGAGGCAGTAAAGTATTCACATGTTGGTTTTAAATTTCCGTCAACTTCAATAGCGGCACAGATATCATTGACATCGAAGACGTCTTTCCCGGTCAGTGTGAAGCAATCAACTATGTAGGAATAGTTTATATGCTTTGCTTTTTGTCCTTTGGGCAAATATATTTCTAAAACAAGTTTTTCATTATCGTCAACATTGACTACAGCAGCACCAGATAGACTATGGTCTTCTGGTACGATAATGTCGCGTATTTCGCTAAAACAATCGTGTGCTGGCAGTACGAAAGCGTTATTGCCTTCTACATCATTTACATTGATAAATAGTCCACTACCATCTGTAAAATACTTTTCTCCGTCTGGCCCTGTAACGATTTGGGTGCTACTAGAAAAGCCTGGTAGTGTTTGCTGTTCGTTTGTTGACTCGACATTAAAATCTTTTACAAAATCGCCACTTATAGTCGACTTTATTAGTTGGCTCAATGTAAGGTCAAAGGAGTCTACTAGGCCCCCTGGAAGCTTCTGGGCTGCACTTACGTGCCAAGGCTGCTCGGAGTCATCTACGAGCTCCTCTGGCCCTACAGGGCCGTTTACGGGCTCGTCTGGTGTATTGCTGGTGTTTGTAAAGGTAGAAATAATGTCATCCATTTTAAGTCCAACTTAAAGAGAGTTTATCGTGGATAATAGCGTTTTGTGTTTCTAGGGTATTGCTAAGGTTGGTGAAATTTTCTTGAAGCTCTACATTGGCCTTCTTTTCTCGAATAAGGTCAGACTGTAGAGTGGCGACAAGTTTATTCAGCCTGATTTTTTCATCATCATATCCAATGAATTCGGCGCCAAAAATTTTTGAAACACTGGTGAGACAGTAGCCGGATAGGGTTTGTTGGCTGCTGATTAGTGATTCTTGGATTTCGATTTCACTTAGGTTGGTGAGTCGATGTATCTTTATCCAATCAATAATTAGGCTTAGTTCTTGTACTGTGGTTGTTTTGATGGTATGTGCGGGGAGTATGTTGATGATTGAGCTGATGTTCATTACTTTTTCTGGAAACATTCCATAAATGTAATGTGTTTGATGTCTTTCGGTTATTTTTTCTGCTATTTTGATGTTTATTGTTCGTTGGTCTGAGTAGTATTTAAATCCCAGGAATTCAAAATAGTCTTCGTAAGACATTGAGTGGTTTCTTAGATTTTCAATAATGACATTAGCTATTAAGAGTTGCTGCTTTTGAGACATTATTTGCCCTTAAAGTTAATTTTGATATCATGAATATTCACGATATCGTCTAGTAGTAGTTTGTAGACGTCGCCTTGGCAGACGGCAAGGGATGTCATTTCTGGGTGTATCTTTTTGGCTATTGTGTAGGCTTTGGATAGCAGTTCGATGCTTGTGTAGATTTGGTGTTCGCTATCGTCTACTACTAATAGTCCTGTGTTATTCTCCGCTAGGTGCAGCTGAGTTTTCTCCAGCCATGTTTTCCATGGGTTGTTCAGGCTCAGTATTTCCGTCTTCCACGACATCGGTTGCGTACTCCAGTGTTTCTATCATAAGTTTACGCAATTCTTTTACTTTTCCTGTAAAAATCTTTTGCTTTTCTTCTGTCTCGGTTTCGAGCAGTGACATGAATGCTTCAATGAATACGGCTTGTTCTGCTAGTCCGACTGTTAGTGTTGCTAGTTGTTGTTCTAGTGTTTCTAGTTTAGCCGTAGAGTTCTGTAGTTCTTCATTGATATATCTTTGGGTGGACTGTAGTGCACCGTCTACTTTTGAGTAGAAAAAATCTAGGTCCGCTTGAGTTGCGTCTGGCGATTGTTCTTTCATAGTGTCTCAAACCATTCTAGGTTGGAATTGGCATATGCGTTTAAGCATAAGTCAACTCTGTACGAGATTTCTGCTAGTTCAACTCTTGTTACTTTAATTGAATCTGTTGATAGTGGGCTTGACATGTCTGGTAGGAAAGCTCCGGACGATGATTTGTTTGCTTTGAAGTGTCCGCATTTGAAGACGAATGATGTTTGGTCGTATTCGTTCTCGCCTTTGCGCCAGTGATGGGATTTGAATATGCGTGATATTGGTTTCCCATCTTGGCCTGTACCGCCACCGTAGAATACTATACCTTCGCTTGTTGGTACTCCAAGTTTTTGGTTGGCTGGGTAGATTACTTCTCCGCGCCCGCTAGTCACTGTTTGCAGGTATGTTGCAAATAGTATTGAGTCAACAAATGTTTCTGTGTGAGATTTCAGGGATGCGTCTTGCCCTGTTGCGCCAATATCTATACGGAATTTTCCGATTGACAGTATTGGCTTGATTGATAAGAACCCACTCGCCGATGGAGATTTGAACCATTTTTTGTATAGGTCTGGTATTATTTTCTTATCGTTTGTTTCTACTACTATTTGTTCTTCGTCAAAGTTCAAATCCATTTATTTCCTTAAAAAGATGTCATAATTGGTTGCCGTTTTCCACCAGTTTTCTTTCCACCCAAGATGATCTCTGCATCTTTTAGTTGGTCGGAAGATGCCCAGTCCCATTCGGCTATTGCGCGTTTGTACATGTCGAGGACTGTTTCGCGGTGTTTGGTCCACATGCGATTTTGTTGTGTCGGTATTAACGATTCAATATCGTTTTGTTCGACTTTACGTTTGTCTTTTACTGAAATCTTAAATTTCGCTTCACGAATAAGCGCTTTTATTTCAGCGCCTGTGAATGTATCTGACTGTTCCGCAAGTGTCTGTAGGTTGAATCGTTCTGAGTCTGCGCCAAGGTGGATTCCGAAGATGCCAATACGCTCTTCTAATGATGGGAGTCCGACAAACATGATTTTGTCAAACCTGTCAGCGCGTAACATCTCTGGGGAAATGTGTCCAATTTGATTTGCAGCTGCCATCAGTAGTACATTGTCTGGTAGTTCTTGGATGCCTGTGAGAAATTCACCATGTACACGAGATGTTGTACCGCCATCACCTTGGTAGTCTCCAACGGAGAGGTCGCGGCCAAGTTCGTCCATCCAGATTACTAGTGGGGCCATGGAGCGAATTTGAGAGAACGCTGCACGCATTCGTTTTTCTGACTCGCCGATGAATTTATCCATCATTTGACTAATGCCGAACTTGGCGAGGTCTAGACCAAGTGTTGATGCAGTTGCTTCACATATCGCAGATTTGCCTGTACCTGGTATTCCGACAAATAGTACGCGCCGAAGAGGCATAATATCGAGCTCTGCGGCTTCTACGGGGTTGTTCCAGGTCCAGACAACATTGTCGATGAGCTCTTTGGCGAGGTCAAGACCGCCGATGTCGTTAAGTGCAATTTTGGGGCGACGTATTTCAAGGATGCCGCCCTGTTTTACTCGATCCATTTTCCACTTAGCGATGAATTCCGGGTCGACAGTTTTACGCTCGTTTATGCTGAGCATAGAGACTTGGATAAACTCTTGCTCGGTAAGACCAAGTCCCGCTTTAACAACCTTGTTGAGATCAAGATCTTGATTGAATAGTATTTTATCTTTAGAAAAGATTGAAGCAGAAAGGAATGTTAACTCAGATTCGGTCGGGTATCCAGGATGACACACAACAAAATGTTTTGTTAACTCAGGTGGCACTTCATCATTGCAGGAAAGCGCAATAAATTGGGTTTCAATATTTTCCAGGTTATTAGATAGCACAGCAGTGCGGTATTTGCTGTAAGCCGTGAGGAAAAGACCAATAAGTTTTTCTGCTAATTGGTGAGCATTTTCGAAAATAAAACATGCCTTAGCGTCCATTACATGGTCGATAGCCATACCTAGGTCATGAATTGGCGCCTCTTGTAAGTCGCCTGCTTCTGCACTACCTATCTCGCCAAGAATTGTCTTCCATGTGTTGTCGCGCCAAACAACTAGACCATTAACAGCGTCGAGCCTGTACACGTCTTTTGTGCTGACGCTACATATTATTTCTGTTATACGCTCAGGTTCTAGGGTGTTTACCCAGATTAGAGGGGAACCAATGCGGATGTGTTGGATCATTTCCATTTTAGTCCTAAAAAGTAAGTTGTATATCGGTTTCGATATTTGAATCTTTAGCCCACTGGTAAAGATTGGTTTTTTGATTTGGGGTAGATGCCCTATAATACCTTATGAAACGGTAGTTATTGTCTTTATAGAATATCCCTGGTGGGAACCTAGCGCTGTCTTGAGGTTTTGTTAATACGGAAACGTTTGTAGTTCCAATCATAGTGGTGTACATTCCGTAGTATAGGGTTTTATCCATACGAATAATCGCTTTCCCTGTGGTGACCTTTTTCTTCTCTACTTGAGGCAATTTGAATTGCTTGTACTTTATCGAGAAGTTTTCTTGCGGATTCAGAAGCTATTCTGGCTGCAATTTCTTGAGCTTCTGCGAGCTCTATAATTGCCTCTAACGTTGAAAGTTCTATGTATTCTTTTTCTGCAGCAGCCATTGCATTTGCTTCGCGTTCTTGGGCATTCTTTGCGGAAGTTCCTAGCGCAGTTTTATATTTACGCTTGTATCTACCTTCTGCCAATTTGTAGTGGGCGCGCGCAATACCAGCAAATCTTGCAATCCTACCATAGTTGTTTGAAGTGCGTGCGACTAAAGACATTAAATCTTGAACAGTTAGATCTACATCTGAACTTGTAGGCATCTCTATAAAAGAAGATCCTGCACTGCCTGGATCTGAAACTATTAAGGAGATTATTTGCTCTAGCTCTGGGCCAAGAACATCTATGAGTATCTGTTCTGCGCGATGTATTGGTGAGTCAGGGTTCATTATTCTCCTTTGCTTGGGGCCGGTCTACACTTCCGGAGCAATAGGTGTAGACCGGTTCCCTAGGCAATTATCAGACGAAGAGCTCGTCTACTTCGGCGTTGGTAAGCTTCTGGATGTCTTCGACCTCATGGTCAATGACACGGCTACCGGTGATGCGAGCTGGGCGGAAAGACTTAATCGCTGACTCGCGATTAGGTGCCTCTACCCAGAAAGTACCAGTGATTTCGTAAACGCTTGAACCGTTGTTGCGGGTCCAGTTAGCCTTCATGGCTGCAGCAGAAGGGACGGTGATCTTAAGAGCCTTAGCAACCTCTTTGGTGCTCTTGCCCTTTTCGAACATCGAGACAGCCTTCTCTCGCTTTGCGTCGGTTAATGCCATTTTAAATTTCTCCTTGTGCATTTTATGCAAAATTATTGTATATTCTGATTATCGTAAAAGTTAGAGTTTGCGTTATTCAAAAGGCGTGTAAGTTCAGACAACGAATATTTTATCCATTCTTTTGGATTATTATTCGGAGTCAAACTAAACCAGCATGATTCCATTGGTGTAGATGTCGAATTGCCGCGATAGTGAACTACGCCTTTTGGAATAACGGCCATATTATTTTGCAGGTGCGTCTTAACTAGACACGACCAACTCATCCAAGCGCTATGTAATAGATCCCTATTACTGTATAGCAAATAGTGTCTGAATTCGTCGTAGGTAAGACAACCTATATCATACAAGTCTAAAAGATTTTCTGCAACTAAATTCCAGTATAGTTGTTTGGAGCTCCAGTTATCTCTAAAAGACATTGCAGTATTTGTAAACCTAATCCAACTACCCGAATGCTTTAGTCTGTCTTTTGTTGATAGTATAATTTCTATAGTTTCTTCGCCAAAGATAGACATAAGATCGGCGTGGATATAGCTTACGGAGCCACTTGCGGAAGATCGAATAGCATCTGTAAGGTTGCCATTCCATGTTTTTGCTTGTGGCCATTTTCTCTCAATTTGTTCAAAAGTAGAAACATTTTTTTCTACTAAAAACAAACGAGAGTAATCGATAGAAAAGTTTTCTATCAATTCTTGAGGTTCAACGGATAACTCGGGTAAGAGTATACAATATCCGGAACTAAGATCTACATCTATTGATTTTTTTTCTTGAAGTGAGATCTGTCTTTTTATGGAGACATTATAGGAAGACTCTTCAATGAAGTCAATAGGTACGGAAATGCCTAAAAGGTCTAGACCTTTTCGTGTGGGCACCCATATATCTGCCCTTCTTCCCCTTTTACTTCTGGGGTGCAGGTCTTGCTTTCTTTTTATATATCTATTAGAGAGCAGTTCTATTCTTGAAGGCAGAAATTCGTGTTGAGTAACTAGTTTTGCGCTTCTTAATTCTGTAGAAGTAACTGCTTTATTTGACGCAATAAACCTAAGGAGTTTTTTTGCGCTAACGGAAATTTTATCCACATATGCCTCTTGTTTCTCCTCTGCGGCAGAGAGCTTTTTGATCGCCCCCTGCCGCAGAGAAAACTAATGTGACTATTAGCCCTTTTCGCCAGCGCGACGATGGAACTCAATGTTGTCACCAGACTGGATGACATAGTTGTCGTCCAGTTTTTCCTTACCCTTGTAAGCGTTTGCGTCGCCTGGGATGCCCCACATCGACCCAAACTGCTGACGAAGTTCAGAAACGCTCTTACCTACGTGATTACCGGGATTGTTGTAAACACCGTAGCGGATCTGTGCTGAGCCACCGCTCTGCGATCCTGGGGATGATGCTTGCTGCATTTATGCTCCTTGGTATACTAATTCGTTAACGTTAACGCTTCGGTCAAAACTCTGGGCTAACCCGGCTTCTAAGTCAAAGAAATATTCACAATTAGAAGCCGGATCATTACCTTCAACAATGACCATATTAAACCGTGCCAGCAATGCTGCTGTTACGGCCATATTCGTGGCAAGAAGCTGCGTCCCTCCTTCGAGTTCAGCCCTCTCTTGACACGAAAGTTCACCAGGGTTACGGTCAGGAGGATTTACGTACTCCTCATGCCAAACCGCAGGGTGATCTACCAGCTCAATACCATCACGCTTAGCGTAGTGGTACGTAGAGCCAAAGTACTTTTCATCATTTCCGCCCAAAAATACGTCGACATTATTAATTTTAGAGGCCGCATCTATTAGCTGTTTCCTTGCTTTGAAGTTATCAACTACAGCAAAAATGATATCTTTTTCGACAATTAAGTCAGAAGCAGCTATTTTTCCTGCCGGCTTAGAGCCATCTGCTTCCTTGTCATCATCTTTTGCCCCCTCAACTTTATCGACTACCCAATATGGCATAGGGATTATAAACGTTTTGTCAAACTGGGGGACAAGTTCTGAAGCGAGAACTTCAGCTTTATTGCCTACGCCATTAAAAAACTGACGTTGCTTATTCTTTGCTTCGAAGTTGTCACCATCAACTATGACTAGCGCTGACCCTGGCATTCTCCATTCTAGAGTCATAGCGATAGACCTAGAAAGCAGGGAGCCAATACCGCCTGCGCCAACGATAATTACTCTGCGCTCTTCCATTAAAACTCCTCGTAATTTATGTGAATATAGTCATTTGTTGCTGCTGACGACAAACTTTGAATGACTAATTCATCTTGGTAATAATCTTCACATACTGTAATACCTGCACTGATTTTAGGGTTCTTTATGTAATGAATTACAAAATTACGCAAGGGTTTGCAGTATTCAGTGTATTGGTACGAGCATGTAAAGCAGTCATTGGAAAATGAGTCTTGATACACGTTTTCCCAAATATCTTGAGGGACTTCTTCTGTATCATCCCAGCTCACTGGGTATGAACATGTGCAATCCATCATAGACTCTTCGCAGCAAATCATTAAAGGATCACTTGATGCGTAAAAGTCTTTAATCTGTTCTATAACAACTGTTGGTGCAGTAGCAACAAAAAGATCCCAGTCTTCTTCAGTAAAACCAACGCCACACGATTCGCATGAGTGTTCGTTAAATTCGACTAGATCTTTGCAGTTGGGATTCAAACATTCAACTAGTAGAGCACTCTCGTTATGGGAGCTTGATGCTATATCTATATTGCAGTAGGGACAATTGGGAAGATCTTCTTCCATTTCACTCAAATAGGAGTAACACTCAAGGCAGTAGCCGTAGTGCTCTTTATTTGAGTGATTCAGCCTTTTCCCAGCGCATCACCGACTTTATCTGCTGCGCAGTAAAGTTCGAGTTTATCTTGAGAGTTGTTTTTGGTCCATAAGTATATTGGTTTTTGAACGCTTCGTTCTATGTCGATGTCGTTGGAAAACAGCCCCATTGCTTTGCGGTGTGCTACTACATTGGGTACAGTTTCGTTATCGAACATAATATACTGATGACAGGACAGGCATCGACGCTTATCTTTGTCTACTTTGACAAACTTCACGGAACAAAACGGACAATGTGTATCGTTTTCGCTGATGCAGGCGATAATAATATTATCTTTGATAGGGGGAAAATCTTCAGGAAGCGTAACTTCTTTAGCTTGAGGTACAGTGCTGTAGCCTGTAGTTGAAGTTCCACCCGCACCGTACCCGTAGGAATAGTCGGTATAACCGTATGAGCCAACGCCAGTTTTTCCGTTAGCTGTAGGTGTGTATACTTTCTTGGAAACTTTACCCATCCATACATCAATATCTGGCGAAGGGTCAGATTTTGGGAATGAATCAAATACCTGCCCTGGGTCAAGAGAAAATACTCCACCAGGAGTTTGTAACTCAATATGGTATTCTGTAGCATTATTGTTAATATTCTTCCGCCAACCATAGGTTATATGAATACCCGGAAAATCTGCCTGATCTTTATGGTCAGTGCCGGAAGCAAATGCTGGCATGTTTGGGTGGCTGTGAGCGGAGCCGACTAGGTAGACATGTTCCGGCTTCTCTTTAGCTATAGACTCGTGGTCATAAGCACAGTCAGCCGCCGTGTTTGTTTGGTCGGGAACTAAAACTCCCCATCCGTCGCCTTCGTTTTCGAGACCAAAAAAGTTTGGATCATAAGTAAGGAGTACTATCGACTCGGTGCCGTGCTTGTCTTCGACAGCCCTAAAGAAATCGTCCATTTTTTGAACCATTTCATAAGGAATTCTAGGAAGCGTATACTCTGCGCTAGTAGAAAGAGTTTCCAAGTTAAGTTCTTGTTCTGTTGCTACAGTAACAGAACGGGAAATAATAGTGGAGACAACTTTGAAAATTGTCGGCCTTGTACTAGTCTTGGTCGTCTTATTAGTGTCTGTATAGCTATATTCTTCTACCGTCATTAAGTAGTAGAAGTTATAGCCATGGGCTTCAATATGTTGGCAAATATCATCTACATTTCCAACGAAGCATGGCATTCCATTTGGTAGGTCAAAATAAGTTAATTCTTCCAGCGGAATTAACTCAAACTTATCTTCTGATACTTCTGTCATTACAGGTCCTTGTTGAGGTTAGTTTAAGAAAGTACTAGTTTTGCGTAGCAGCTTTTGCAAACTGGCTGCGAATAGTTATCGTCTAAATATTGAATATTTTCTTTATAAACAAGAGATTTACATTGGCAAATAGAGTATTCTGTTACGCAGTCTGAGCAAAGTTTAGCTAAAGACATTTCCTGGGTAAAAGGATCAAGGTGTTCAATCAGGGCAAGATCCTCGACTGCTGTAGGGTATGAACAGTTAGAGCAATGCTCAACTTTGGTACAAGCTACGCACATATCGTTACTGATTAACGATTCTTCATCTTCATGAAAACTATAACATTTCTGACACTGAAACAAAGTCACACATGAAGAGCAGTGAAAGTTTTCATTGTAAAAAGCCATGTCGGCATAATGCTTATGAGTGTCACATGAAACGCAAATAGCTAATTTTTCTTCTGCGCACCAAGTGCATGCATAACCGTTTTCAAAGCTTATAACATTTGAAGACCCATAGATTTCTCCGCAAAGTTTGCACGACGTAATGTGATCAGAAAACGGTATAAGCGGCTTATGTTCTTCTGCTGTTTTTATCGTTTTGCTTTCAGCACTCCTAAAAGCGCTTTGAATCTTAGTCAATACATCTTTATTTGACGGAGGCTCAAGATCTTCTCGAATAAACTTTTGATAATTTTTTGGAGTATTTTGATCTCCGTAATATGCGCGGTACTTGCCATCTACCGCCATTCTCAATGTGTAGTAAGAACCATCTTCACCATCGTAGTGCTTCGTCTGATCATCAATATCTTTTACAATGACGGGAATCCAAAGGCTACCATCTAGGGTCCAATCAGCGCCTTCTTGGGATGATTTACCTTCCCAAGCCTCAGGGTCCCAGAGGTAATTATATTCGATATTGTTTTCATATTTCTCGGCGTAAAAACGTGGGCCATCTGTTTCTTTCATGTTGGCGTCATTATATGCTTCAGTGCCGCCAGCGCGCTCAACGAGATTTGCTATTTTTTGACCAAGGTTCAAGTGTGATATAGATGGTTTATTGTGATAAAGACATATCCAGCCGACACCATTACCGTTGCCATAGCCTTTGCAATTTAAGTTTGGCAAGTTCACATGAAATAAAACTTGATCAAGACTAGTTATAGGTGTCGGAGAGTAAAAGTGTCTAGCACCAAAAAATTCATTATCAACAAAATCGCCAATTACAATACGATACGGCATTGCAAGGTCGTAGTGGACGGCTTCGGTATCCCCTTCGGAACCGCCCCATATGACCCTATATACGCCTGGAGTATGCTGAAATACTACCTGACAATGCCCAAGGGCTTGACGGATCATTAACGTGCCCGATCCGTCAAGCGGCAATATCCCGGTATCAAAAAATGCTATATCACTTATTGACTTAAAAACAGCATTCAACTCTTTTGTTTCAGTATTTTCTATATTACCGACAACAATAGAATTTTTAACTCCCTGATCACTTAATTCAATAAAGGAACCTATTTTTGGGTCAACATATGACATAATTTAACTTTCGTTTAAATTCAAAAACTTATTTAAGGCTTCATCAATTTCTTCATCAAAGTCGCCAAAAGCCCAAGCTAACCAGCTCGGGTCAGATTCGGCTAGATCAAGAATTTCCTTGCGTTTCCTTAAAACGTCTAATGGCTCAAGAAGTTCGGCAACCCGGCTTAAACCTTTAGATAAACCAATAAGCTCTTCCTTGTTGTGGCTAATGTGCATAATTGGAACAATTATTGGATTGCCATCTAAGGTAAACTTATTAACTATGTTATCAATTCGGGTTTCCAGCGCCTCGATTTGAAGATCTATTTCTTTTTTTGCGAAAGAAGCGCTGGAAGCGTTAAAGCGGAAAGTGTCAATAGGTTTTGACGCTTTATTATTTTCAAGTGGTTGATGTGTCAAATCTAAATCCCTTGTGATTTTGACTTCGTTTCTGCAGGTAGTCTACTATTTCTCTTACGGACCACCATGCAGTGCATAGTGCAACTATGCTTCGAGTAATAAGTCTTATGATGTATTCTTCCTTAGTGCCATTAAATGGGTTTGTGCCGCCTGGGCCCTGAACGTCAAAGTAGATATTATCTAAGAAAAGTTGAATTTGCTTTACTGTTTCGGTTTTTTGTTCCATAGTCCAATTTGTTTTGAGTCTTGAGATTAATGTAATATGTCTTTTTAATTTTAAGTTCTAAGCGTCTATTTAAAAATTTAGAAATTGCTCCGAATAATAATAAAGCAGTCATTGTTAAAGCCTTGATTCACTTAAGCGATCATTTAAATCTTTAGATCGCTTTCTTTTAATGTCTAAAATAGTTTCATGATCTATGTCATTATCTTTTAGGTACTGATGATACATTGAGTCAACTTGGTCTCTAATAATAGATTCAGATTTTTCGTTCCATTGAACCCAAATATTTCCAAACAAAGCGTCAATGTTTTTTACAGCAGACTGTATTTGTCGAGAACTGTGTCCTCCCCAAACCCCATATTCTTCTTTCTTAACTAAGGCTAAGAAAAGACAATCTTTTATGACTGGGCACTTCAAGCAGACTTTAGAAGCTGTATCTAATTCTTGATTATGGCTTCTAGGGTACATTTGCCCTGGTTCGCTTTCCCAGCAGTTCCCAAGTGGTGCCCAACTTCGTTTTTTAGTTTGAAGATTTCTATAAAAAAATTCTAAAGATTTGTATGGGGGTAATTCTATTTCTTCTAAAATATACTCTTCATCATAAATCATGTCCATTTTTATTTTCTTTTTCTGCAGAGAGTTCTTTAATAATTGAAAATAAGACAGCTGGCCTATAAAGCTTCTGTCCAATTTTATCTGTTACATTTCCGTAATTAATGATATTTTCGTCAGGCGCAATATTTAAGCTAGAACACGATGCAATATATTGATTTTTGGCTTGCTCAAATTTCCAGTCCAAGAATGAATGGTATGTTCCCATATATAAGAAAAGTTTATCGGCTTCAAGTTCTTTTGGTGCACTTTCTGCCGCTTTCCAAATAATACTGGAATACTCACGCACAACATGGATCATAATGATGTTATGCCGAGCTTCATGAAGGTCTATATAATCGTCTAGCATTCCCTCACTAATTCGGTTCACTACATCGCATAAAGCTGACATAATTGGCGCATCAGATCTAGAATCAAGAAGCTCTGAATAGAAAGATATTAAATCAGCACTAGCAAAAACCACTAACGGAACTGATGTATTGTGCAGATTAACGCTATCAATATCAATATATTTACTTAAGGCTTCTACAAGTTCTGAAGGGAGACTTTCTCCGTTTGGGCCTAAAATTTTTGAAGCACTCTTGTTATTTTTCGGCGCGTCATTAAGAATATCGTCATCTTCATCACCTATGAAGTACGGATTACTGGAATTCAAAGTCGCTCCTATTTTTTGAGATTTTTTAACTTATCTATTTCTAATTCATTTAGAAATACATTAGCAAGCTTGTCTGCTTCGTGGACGTAAGATCTTTTCACGTGTTGAATCCTAAATCTAAACTCTTGCTGAATAATCCTAATAGATTTTAAAAGAGTAAAAAGATTTTCGTTTCGGCATTGCCATTTTCCGTTTACCTGATTAACAACTACAGCGGAGTCGCTATAAATTATAGGGTCGTTTAATTGAGCCATAGAACAAATTAGAAGACTCGTAATTACGGCTTCATATTCCGCTTCATTATTTGTTCGTTTGCCTAGGCCGCGAGCATATTTTGCTATTTCTTTTTTATTTTTATAAACAACAATACCGCACGCTGCTTCCCCCATCTTTTTTTGGCCTTGCCCCCTTGCCGCACCATCGCAAACGACTTCAATTAACATAGTTGACCTAATCTATAGATCCGTATATTTCAATTTTAAGAATTTCCATTAGATCGTCCAACCTTGTCTTGACTATCTTCGGTGCACGATCGTACAAGTCTAGAATCAAATCTAGATCTTTAGAAGAGTATATTATTTTTGAATCCCAAGTTTTTTGTCCAAGTAACAAAAATGATAATATTTTTATTAAACGAAAATCCGAAATTTTTTTGTCAATATCATGCTTTGACTGGGATATAGCCAGTTCAGATACTAGGAACTGTAGAATATCATCTTTTTCGTTTTCATCTAAACAAAAAAGGTAATCTAAAACATTATCATTTATCTCTAATATTTCATTCATCTAGTTATCTCGAATGCTTTCTATTTTTATATTAGACACTAAATTTCTTATATCTAATAAGACATCTGTTACTCTATGTGAATCGCAAAGTTTTTGATTTTTAAATTCAAAAACCCCAGCGTCAATTAAGCTGATAACATCGTCTAAGCTGATAACGTCGCCTATAGTAGGGGTAGCTGAGATCACGTATGTCCTTATGAGAATAAAGAAGTCATAGATTTAGTGTCAAAATTGTACACTAATTGGAAATTCTCCATTTCCAAATGGGAACTGTATGCTTTAGAGAAAATGGGGTGACCTATTAGCATATTGATTTCAATTAAAGCTTGTTTAAAGTCTTCGTTTAAAAGGGTGTAATTTTCTGTATAAGAACTAAAAATTAACCATTGCATTAATGGAAAACTAGATGAGTTAGTATAGAAATCTTTACCTTCAGTTTTTTCGATATAGGTGTCTGGATTAGAAAGCTCTACAGGGTTAATACCTAGGCGGCAGCCTGAAATATAAGCTCCCATGTACGCATCATATTCTTCGCTATAATCGTTTGATACCTCAATTGATATATATTGAAGGCTTGGAAACTTATCTTTAATACTAGTGAAATAATTAATTGTTAATTCTTCAATATTTATAGTTAAATGTGATTCTGCTTTTGCAATTTTATCTATAGATGATTGAAGATCTTGTTTTAAAAGTGTAACTGTCATTTTAATCAACAACCTTTGTAAGTTTAAAGTTAACTTTTCCGCCAAGCCAATCAAGCATTGGCATTTCTTGCAGGTAGTCTTGCACTGTGGGGATAAAACCCAAGTCTTCTAATACATGTTTTTCACAAATATCTCTTACTGCGTATTCTTTATTGTTAGAGTTTATACGCCAAACTCCAAAGATTTGTTGCGCAATATATATACCAAAACTGCTATGCAAGATTGCGCGATGACGCATATCGGGAAAATGAGCTTTTGAACTATCTAAAAACTCATGGATATCTATATAATCATCTATTTGTCCGCCATAGTGGGTTACACTATGCTTAGCATGAACTAAAGGTTTCATTTTTATACCAGGATAGCAGACTTGGGTTTTTTGAAGATTATAGAGTCTTCTTCAACCTCATTAGATGAGGTTCCATTATTGTCAGTTTCAGATATAATGAATTTGTCGCCATTATAAGAGACAGTTATAGTGTGTATTCCATTTCCTGCTTTGTCGGCTACAAATGAGTAGCCATTCTTAAATTCAACCCATGATTTTTTATTTATGCTCAACAGATCTTCAATTGTTTCTACATTTTCGTTAATTCCATTACGGCAAGTGATCCAGTAAAGTAAAAGCGCACACTGCATTATCTTTTTTGAATCTTTTTTTAAAGTAAGCCATAATTTATTAAGATCTTCGACATGCTCTAGAATAGAGTCCCGCATAAGTATATCAATACTTGATGAATCTAGATTATCTTCTATAAATTCATTAGGATTGAATAGGAATCGAATCATATCAATTTCCCAAGTTATTGCTTCAACATCTGTTTGCTTTATAATGGGGACTTGCTTTATGTATTGTGATGGAATTTGTGTTGAAACAATTGAGTCATAGTCGCCTATAGCGGCTGCGGTAAAATAACTAGCGGTATCTTTACTAGCACAGTCATAGCTGCAAAATTTACCGTAAACAATCCCATTAAATTCATCGATAACGCTTACGACAATTGACGGATACGACGCATTGTCTTTTTGTGGACAATTACTGCAGTTAAATTCCATGGTAAACCTCAGGTATAAAGAAAATGCTCCCCCCCTTTTCCCTGTTAATATCTGAAAAGAGAGAGAGCTTTTAATGAGTGGAGCTGGGGGGAATCGAACCCCCGTCTTTTGGGCGAAACTTTTTTGCGATACAACTATTCCCGTTTTAGCGACGGGTCGCTAGGGCCGATCGACTCTTGCGAGTTTCTCGTTTCCACCATCCACGCTTTCATGGCAGTCAAACGGTCTTTCCCGTTAGTCTATCTGTCTTTCCAGATTGTCTTTTTAGTTTCTGTTGAAAGGCACTAAAATAGCCCCGGGACACTAGTTAGACTAGTGCGCCCTCCTCTTCGAGAAGGGTGGCCATTTCGGCGTCCCAGTCGCAGACATATTCATCGGCGTTTATTGTTTTGCCCCTTTTAACGTCTCTGAGCAAGACGAGTTGCACTAGAAAGCTTCCTAGACCCAAAATCGAAACCAGTCAGCCCCTTTGAATCCAAAACCCCAGCTATTTGCTTTAAGCAGGAATAGTTCCGTGGTCTGCAGTTTTTATAGTAAGAGCCTCCTCAGAGAATCGAACTCTGATCTTAGCTTTACAAGAGCCATGTAATAGCCGTTATACTAAAGAGGCGTATTTATATTTCGGACTTCCTACCGATGTCATGTAAGCCGCCTGGCGCAAAAAACTCTATCTCATCACCATCACTAGCAATATAGTCCCAATCGATTTGGATACAGCTTGATGGTAAGTTTGTTACCGGATTTCTTTTAAGGACTTTCATCGGTGAAAAATTCAATGAAATATTATCGAAGTATTCTTTATACTTTACAACAAGCTCTCGAATACTAACTCCGTCCCCGCTTTGGAGTTCGATATTCTTATTATTCCATAACATTTTTACCATTTTTTCCTCCTCTGTCTTTTAGAATATTTTCGTATATGGTTTGAATTTTATTTTCAGCTTTTTTAATTTCTTGTTTTTTCTTTTTTGAGCTCTTCATTTCTTCGATCTGTCCAATATCTCACGCCTGAATTATGAAATTGCTCATCATGCCACCAAGGCAAATAGCATTGGTAGTCGTCTACCGGGTCTTTTTCTGCGCATCTACATGATTTCATTCTTACTCCCAGTGTTCCGAATAGAGGTTATCGTTTGACCAGTCAGCAGACGGCGAATAATTTTCATCTTGCTCTTCGTAATACTCTTCATAAGAGTAGTTTTTTTCGAAGTAATATTCTTCAATTATGTCCTCATACTCGTTATCGTGAATGTCAATCAATGTTTCCTACCTAAAAATTGATTTTATACTTATATAAAAAGAAGCTACAAACAAAGAGTAATAGCCGAATTTGTTACGTAGTGATTGTTTTTTCCACCAAAATTTCAAGAAATCTATATCTAGCATCAGAAAATTTCTGCCCTGTAGACCATGTCTTTTGCAATCCATAGATTGACACGGTTTTCTGCAAAACCTGGACCTATTAACTCACCAACGCCGTCTTTCATTACTATCCGGCATTGCATGCCATTTTGTATGGCTAAATCAAAAGCATTTTTCTCGGTCATGTCTACGTAGCCTGGCACTTCTTTAAAAGCTGGAAGCAACATGACCGAAACAATTCGGCTGTTTTGGCGCTGGTAAAACCATTCTCGATAAGTGTTTATAGTTGCACTTTTGCCTAGGACGTCAATAGCCCAAGCATCTTCATCTATAAAAGGTATATAAGCTCTTTCATATAGCGGGTATTCTTCGTCTATATCCTCAATATAAACTAATCCTTCTCCACGACTTGTTTCAACATTAACAACATAATTCATTTATTAAGCTCCATCTTATATATAGTAACAAACGGAGGCAAAGCAGCTATGACGTCTGTCATTTGATCGAATTGTTTAATCCAATCAATATATTCGGAAAGTATACTTTCGTTACTGTGCATTGGTGTGCCGGTTAGCTCTTCATATGCTTTGTATAAAGAATGGTCTTTTGCTGAGGCCCATGTCCATTCTTCAATTTCATACAATTTTAAAAAACCGTATTCCATATTAATTTTTTCTAACAAATGCTTCTTTGCTTCTTCGATAGTTGAATATATGTTTTTTCCAACTATCATTTCCCCGAATTCACTGTATGTACTGTCGTTATATTCAAGATTAGAGCCAAGCATTATATAAAACTCCCCGGAATTTAGGGGGGTTTCTACGCTCCCTACTTTTTTCACGAAATATCATCTCTTTCTTGCATTTTTCGGAAAAATTTATATGCGGTATATGATTCCTCGTTTAACATTGCTTTTTTATAATTTTTAGCTACAGCAATGACTGCCGCACCAAGCAAAAACGAGTACGCAAAAGATTTAAGAAAGTACTTAAAGCTTTCTTCTAGATCTATTTCGCTATTTTCTTTTAAGTTTTTTATTCGATCAAATTCCATACACCTAACCTGCCTTAATCATTGAAGAATGTTTATATGTTTATTGTGCCATTTAGCAATTCTTTTGTTGGCCACCAATATTCCATTTTATCATCTTCTGTCCAAGAAAATTGAGAATAATACTCATAATCTTTTCTCAACAAGTTGCTGCGGTGTGAAGAATGCAGTCTATCGTCCCCAAGCCATAAAGGATCGTAAAATGGCCCATTTAAAAGATCAAAAGCTTTTATTGTCTTTTCAAGGCATACATTCTCATTATAGCCGCGATAGACCCACTCTGAAACTATTGCTATTTGGTACTCCAAAAGAGTATGCTCATGACCTTCCCACATAAGTGTTGCTGGATGATTTACCCACCCTGAGCTGAGTCCGGCCAACGCATTCATTATTTGGAGAGTTTCGACTCGCTGTTTGCCAAGGCGCCTATAGTCTAGACACTTTGCAGTTTTGCCAAAGTCTTTATATGGTAAAAATGTTTGCATAAAGAATTAACCTTTTGAATAATTATGCCATTTAGCCAAAGGCAGCTTGACTGGTTTTCCGCTATCAAAAAATACTACATACCTAACATATGTCTCTGCCAATAATGCCTTGCAGTAAAGACAGGGTGAAGTGTTTGGCATAAACGTATTGGTCCTGGCCCTACTTCCCGCTATGTAGACAGTCCCACCTTTAATTGCTGGCATCCTATAAAAAAGGTCTAGCTCTGCATGTACGCCACAAACATCTGGGTAAGCATCATCTATGGTACTTGCCCTGCGATCAAGCTTGTTATAGCCAAAAATGGATCGGGATCCTTTTACCCATTTCGCTACCATGTTATAACTTCCTCCAGAAATATGTTCTAAAGACATTTCTGTGAGTTTATTCAAAGTTATAAAATCTGTTTTAGTGATAGTTAAATCAGAAGTAAGTTCACGCATTACCTCATCTTGGTTTAAGATTTGATCATATTTTACGGCATTTAGTCCCATTTTTAAGCTTGCTCAAAAGATTTAACAATAAAATCTAAAGTCTGTACGTTAGTGAACCCATTTTCAACTACATCGTCAATAATGGAGTAGGGAAGTTGAATATATGTAGAGTTAACTATGGTCGCTTTACACCAGCACTCTTTGTCTAGGCAAAGTTCATGACGATTTTCCATCATTTCTCCAAATCATATATGAGAAGTATAGCGCAATAGCTAAAATACTTAAAATTATACAGATGAAATTAATAAATGATCTGTAGTTAGATAATCCAAAAGTAAATCCCAAAACTGACAGCAATAAGACAGAAAAGAACGCTGTTACTAAAATAAAACTTATTTGCCATTTAATGTCCATAGTGCGGGTAGTGGGACTCGAACCCACAAGCCCGAAGGCGAAGGATTTTAAGTCCTCTGCGTTTGCCGATTTCGCCATACCCGCAAGAACTTAAACTTTTATTTCAGAGTATATTTGAATTTCATCTAAAAGATTATTTTGGACTTGTTCTGCACAAAGATAGAAGAAGTAGTCAGTATGCATTACAGGATGACCACCTAACATTTCTTCGGCAATCAGTTTTCTAAACCTACACCAAAGATCTTCTGACATTGGAAATTCATTTTTCATAAAACCTATTAAACGACTGTACTGGTCGTACTCAAGTCCTGTCCAGATAAAATTTATATCTCTGAAAGCATGATACATAATATTATTTTCTTCATCGAAGACGTTATGATAATCAAGGCTTGACAATAAAGAATACATAACTTTATTATCTTGATTCCCTATTCCAACGTCTTCGCAAAATTTATCAACCAAAATTGCCGAATCAACAAAGTTATCACAATTTGTTACATCAAAGTCTACGTAAGCAAAGAAAGAAGCTAATGCTAGTAAGTCTTCGTTGTTTATTGATATTTTTCGAGTTTCGTTACAAAATTCAGTCAACGCTTTAATAGAGTTTTGAACTCTTGACCAGGTAGAAAAATAGTTAGTTGATTTTGTATAATATTCGTCTAGCAAATGAAACCATTTATCACTAAAAGTTGTTGTTTGCCAGTCATATGATATATTATAAATCAGTTCTTGCCATTTATTGTAAAGAAATTCTCTATCGTAAGTAAACGGCTCAATATTTTTAAGATTCATAACTCACTTTTTCGTAAATAATTTTTACAGGACCAGAGCGTTCTGGCAATTTTGCCTGAGCTTCAAGGTATGTTTCGTAAGTTAACCGGAAATGAAGTGGATCTTCGGTTTTTCCTATAACAACTCGTTTTTCTGATTTATCTTGTGATATCTGAGATAAGTATACTATATACATTAAAAGATATTGTTTAATTGTTCTTCAGACAAAGTCTGAGATTTTTTCTTTCTTATTTTTTCGCTGTATGCAGAAAGTGGTTCTTTCCCGCATTTAACACACCAAAGTTTATAGTCGAAGTAAAGTATACCCAATGAATCACAAAGATGGCATTGATGTTTTGGGTCTATTTTTCTTTTAGCCACTAAACTGAAAATGTTATATAATCTATTGTATCAATAGAGTATTCATCATTGAATTGGATATCGTAATTTTCGCTATGAAGCCAATTAGCAATAACTGATGGCTTGTCTACTGGCCGATTTATCTTCATGCCCATAGCAAGAATATCGTTTATTTCCGATGGATAACAAATTTTACCTTCGGGAAGCTCTAGGGTTTCATCAAAAACTACATTTTGGTTTTCAATAGTATAAGAAAAAGGTTCAGCTATTGAACCACTATAATTTGCCAGTACTGTTACAATACTATGCCTTACTACGCCATCAGCATACTCTACGTCGTAGCCAAATGTTAGTAAAATACTTTCTGCTTTTGCCGCAGAAGCAAGCATCATCATGCTAACGATCTGTTGGGAATGCTCTTCTTCAGAATGGAAAGGCTTACCTTGTACGCAGAGCATCTTGTCTGATGGGCTGTATAGCCGCATGGAGGGCATTAGTTGCCTTCCATTGAGAATGTAGTCAGTATATGTTTCAATAGCACTTTGCTTTTCTTGCGCCATATCCAAAGTGCTTTTTTCAAAAAACTTAATAAAACTAGACATGTACTATCCTTACAAACAGAAAACGCAGAACATAGTTGTTCTGCGTTCCCCATTTTTATTTATGTTGGTCAATAAATTAAAGATTTAAAACATGAACGTTATCATTTGCATCTACGGTAACTTGTATAGCCCGATACTGTTCAACCAAAATTCTTTTACCCTTACCTACGCAACCGTCACAGCTATACATTCCCGCTTTATGCGCAATGGTACAATCTGCTTCAATTATGCATTCACCAATAGGGGCTAAAGCCCATTGTTCTATTTCCATAATTACCTACTATGTGAGATTTAATATTAAGAGGAATGTAAAAAATCCGGTTAAGAATAGCAGCACCAAAAAGTATGCTGCAATAAGTATTTTCTCCATAAAACCTCCTCAACTAAATAAGGGGGATAAACTCCCCCTTAAATAATTACAACCAGCCAAATTTCCTGCTACACCCTGGCCAAGCTCTCCAGCCTGAAGAGGCGAGAACTTTTTCGGCAATGATGATTTGTTGTTCACGAGTAGCTTCCCATGGATGTGGCGCAAACTCGCCACCTCCAAATGATAACCATGTTGAGTAGCTCTTTTGGTGCATGAATTGCAATCCACCACCAAACCCGTTTCCTGTATTTGTAGCCCAGTTACCCCCAGCTTCGCACTGTGCGAGTTGATCCCAGCGGGATCCATCTCCTGGGTCGTAATTGGGTTCTGGACGGGGAGTCTGAACGCGGGCTTGTACTGTAGCCTCTTGTTTTTGGCGCTCAGTTTCTTCAACATGTTTAACGATCTTCTCTATTTCAGCAGCGATGATAGCGTCAACATCGTAGCTTGCTGCTGTACTCATTGTTATGTCGTAGCCTACCTGTTCCGCAGAAGCTGGTGGACCACCTGCCGTCTTCGAGTTGCTGAAGACGAACCAAAGGGAAGATACTATAAATATAACTGCAAATACTGATATTACTATACGTTTGTTCTTTGTGATTGTAGACAAAATAATTCTCCTTGTTAGGGGGACGGAACTATTAGCCTCCTTTCTATTTATTTTGAAAGATTATCTTTATCGGCAATTTCTGACAAAGGTTTGAGAAAAAAGGAAAAAATCTCATCTTTAGAAAGTTTATCTAAAAGTAAAGATTCCTTATTTGTCAAGAAGCCACTAAATTCATCTTCCGCAATCCGATGCGTAATGTTTTCATTTTCCACACGCCCTTTGTAAAGCCTCATTAGAATATCCTGCATTGCAGCACCAGTTTCTATTAGGCCTTTACAAGTAGTAACTAGGTCTAATAAGCCATAAAATGCCTCTTGGGGCACTAGCTTCTGCATCTGTGGCAGCCAAACATTTTCTAAAGTTTCAATCCATGTATAAGATTGAACATCTTCTAATGATAACTCGTGTTCTTCAGACATTGATATATGATATCAGGTCAATCAAAAAAGGTCAAACTAATCTTGATCTGGCTCTTCTGGATCGCTATCATCTTTAGACATGCGAACTACTCCGTCTGGGATGGCTGCAAGACGGCAGTAACCATTTGGTTCGATTGGGCGTGCAACAATTTTGCAAACGTTATCACTTTCATGGAGATAACAATTGCCGCATTTTACTCCAATTTCTAGATTATCATTGTCTTCTGGTTCAACATAACCTACCCAGATACCTTTTCCATCGTTGTCCGCTAACTTCCCGTATTTCGCTACAATAGCAAGCATAGAGTTTGCGTACATTAGTTCGGGTTCTGGCATTGTGGCTTCAACAAGCTTCATAAATTCTGCAAGCCAAATGCTATGGTTTGGATTCATTGTGTTCTCCTATTGGGCATAGTTAGTGTCCATGTCGATACATTGATAGTAACCTATATAAGATGTATTTCTCTCATTTGACGCTTGAAAATCGTCAAATATATATATCTTTTTAATACCTGATTGGACTAAATCAGGATATTTTGCACAAAAACTACAGTGATAACGCTTGCTTTTACCTTCCACACCAACACCCCGTACATTGTGTTTTTCCACAAAATCCTCTTTTCTGACATGCGCAGTGACAGATTTTGTGAAATCGGTCAAATATTTTAAAATACCACCAGTGTGTTTTATCCATCTCTTATCCTTTCGGTGCCCCCGGCATGACTCGAACATGCGCACATGGTTTAGGAAACCAATGCTCTATCCCCTGAGCTACGAGGGCAGTATTAGGCGTCAAAAATTAAATCAATCAAAAAATACTCTTAAGCCATCTCGCTTAGCTTGATTATTAAACGGATTTCTCAATTTCTGGCCAAAAGTAGCACCACGATCATGAATCTCAAGGATATCCAAATCATCATAATGTTTAGTGAATGATAAACATTGATGTTTATTAAACCCAGCTTTAACTCCTACAAAGAATGCGGATATCTTTTCCATTATCTGTATACCAACTTTCCAAATAGGGTATATTGCACCAGCAACAATATTAGGCGCCAAGCATCTTCCATTGACAATAGGCCGCCCAGGCTTTTACGCACGCATCGTGAATAGTTTTGATGTCTTCTTCTACAAATTCAAGAGAACGTTGAGCTTCTCGTTGAATCATGTCGATTGGAAGGAAAACCGCAAGAGTTTCAATCCCATTTTCGTTCTGGTTTTGTTCCACAGATATTACACCTCCCCCATGAGTTTATAGCTGAAACTATCCACTCTCTACAGCAATAAACTTTTATAAATAATTCATCTGGTATTTGTTCATCGGGATGAACGTTTCTTGAAATAATTCTATCCACTGATTACTCGACTAGATCCATCTGCATAAAGGATTTCGCTTGTCTTGTCGTTAAAAGTCCAAGAGTAATCACAGCAAAAATCTTCATTGGGCTTCAAAGGGTGCAGGCCTTTATCTTTGCGGCCGCGAAGTTTAGGAATTTGCGACCAAAAATCAACAGAGCATTCGTGACATAAACGCAGCTTCATTTCTGGCTCATCGTAATCGTCGATGAAACCTCCGTAATAACCATCAACAATGACAATAAGGCCATTTTCCGCAAGCCAATCGTCACTATTTTCGTAGTGTGCGTTAAACCCTTCGGAAACAAGGATTTCTTTTTCGCATTTATCGCATTGGGCTTTCATGTTTGAATTTTCCAATCGTTTTAATAGCAAATCTTAATTTCAGTTAAGGTTCGACAAACCTATAATTGTTTCCTAAAAATTGTGAACGTTTAAAAAGTTTTTGATTATCATCAAAATAAATGTCTTTAACTTCTTTCAAGATAGTTTTAGACATGTCTAGTTCAGAACGAAGTTTTTCAATTTCATTAGCTGCACGTTCGTATAGCGTTTTGTCCCAAGGATCTAAATCATTAACTGACGCATAACGCAAATCTTCTACAATATCTCTCATGATAAGTGCCTTTATTATATTATTAATTCATGCTCCGGCGGTAGGGCTCGAACCTACGACCCATTGATTAACAGTCAATTGCTCTGCCAGCTGAGCTACACCGGAATAGTGGACGCGGTAGGATTCGAACCTACGAACTCTAACGAGATCGGGTTTACAGCCCGAGGCATTTGGCCGCTTTGCTACACGTCCAAATAGACTAGCTTTCAATTATATCTAAGCAGTCGAGCGCGCTTTGCAGTGCTTCTCTGTCTACCGCAAACTCTGAAACAACTTTATAAGTGCGCTCTGTAGCGCTTTCGATATAGTTTGCTACAGTAATGCATAGAATATCTTTAGCTATTTCTAGGCCAATCACTTGATCACTATTAGAATCAACGTCATCAAGCCAGATCGTTGCGTATTTATGGTTAGCAGGATTCTTTATCGATTCGATAAGTTTTTCTAGTTTTTCGTCAGTTACTTCAAAGCCATTATCGGTATCAGAGAACATTATTACTCCCTTTATCGCTGTTGCAAGGCGTTAATTTCTTGCTGAAGTTCATTAAGCTTATCAACTAGCACTATAATAACTTCCATCGAACATGGAAATATTGAAGATGGTTTTGCTTTATCTGGTAAATTTACATGATAGGTTTTATCTGTAAGCTGGTTTACTACCGGACTCGCAAACTTATGCGTACATATACATCCGTACATTAGTTAATATCACGCATTTAAATGCTCTTTCCATAACATATCACTATTTATAGACAATAGTTGATATGAGTCTGCCCCACGAATCAACAATTCTTCACCAGTCTTAGACGCATGATCGACTGCTGCAGACTCATCACCATCTACGTATATAGATATAACGAGAGTATATTGGGTTTTCATTAGTTGCTCCTTTTTGTGGCGGAGAGAGTGGGATTTGAACCCACGAACGAGTTTCCCCGTTACCTTCTTAGCAGGAAGGCGCATTCGACCGGACTCTGCCATCTCTCCTAAACTTCAGGCAGAGATTCGTTGAGCTTCAGCTGTATACTCAGGGCAGAAAAGAGGAATTGCAAGTCCCATTATGTAGCCTGCCGTCTTTGCCGCTTCTGTAGTCCATGTAGGATCTGAAGCTATACCTATAATAGCAAGTTCAACAGAGCCGTAAGCACGTATTACGGTACAAGTTTGCTGGCCAATTTCTATGAGTTCTGCTCGGGTAGCACCCGGAAGGCGCGTTTTAGCGGAACTGACATATGAATCAAGCGCAGAATACACACTAGTAGTGGTAGTGCGGGCGATAGTTGTTGTTGTTGTGCTTTCAGCTTTTGGTGCGGATTCTTTACTTGATCCACTTGAGCAACCCGCAATCAGACCGATTGAGACAAGAGCTGATAAGGCAATAATTTTAATTTTCATTCTATTCCAATCTATTTTTGATAATAAAAGTACAAATCTATTTGTCTACGAATATGTCCAGACATAGAAGCTGCTATTTTTTGTTTTTCAATGATTTCGTCATCATATTGACGTTCAGGGTAGGTTAGCAGGTAATCATCTCTACTAAACCAGTAAAGTATTTGACATGCTTTTTGCGCTAAAACTATTTGATCTTTGTTCATTGAAGGCTCCCCTGTTAGCAATCGAAGAGATTCTATTTCTTTCGCCGCATCTTCAAAAACCCTACCTGAAAGCATAGTTACCACAATAGCTTCAGAATCGCAAGCTTCAGCAAAAAAGCTTAATTCTTCTACTATGTCTAGCTCTCGATCTTCTTCGTTTTTAAAGACTTTTGGTTTTAACTTTTCAATTTCAGCTTGTAAATTAACAATTTCTTCTGCAGCTTCTGCAAACAGCGGGTCTCCAGTATGGACCGACCAAGACCAAAGCTTGCTGACTAACTCGTTAGACATTTTAAACTGAATCTATTTTCATAGCTACAAAACTAATATCTTTCGGCGGATGTGCGGCAGATATTTCGGCTGTTTCATTTGGGCAATTCCAGCCGTTAAAACGAGTGTAAGAATCATGCTTGTAAACATCAAATTCTTCGCCGCAGCAAACAAGCCATGGACGACCATTCTCGCCCCATCCGTCTTGATGGTGTATTGTATGAAATTGATCATCTATTTTTATCATTGTTCCTCCAGAGCTTGATTGAAAGCTTTGTTTACAATTTCGTCACTATACCATTCGCCTTCAGGATTGTTCATAGCTATAGCTATGACCCTTGGTATAGATATGGTTATTAGATCATTTAATTCTTCTGGTGTCGGCTCTAGTGCAGACATTTATTCTCCTTGGTCCGCCAGGATGGGATTGAACCATCGACTCCATGTATATAAGACATGTGCTCTGACCAACTGAGCTACTGGCGGTAGAACACTACGTTAAATGGGTAGTTTTAAGACATACCCAGGTCTGCATGCGCCCTGCTCAGTAGCTTGTCCTGAGCTATATTTAGTTGTGTGAAGCAGTTTCATGACTTACTTCAGGTCAGATCCTACACCCCGCCCATTTTTGCTAATGAACCGGCAGCTTTCTCTACGTAAATTATGCCGTGAGGTAGCGGGAATTCTCTTTCGAGTTCTTGAATTGTTACATCAGGATGTTCCTGTTTAAATTTTTCTCGTTGAGCATAAACAAGTTCACGCTTTTGTTCATATTCAAGATTTGCCTTTTTATGTTCTTCAGAAAGAAATCCACCAATTTTGTGCACTGTTGGACCTGAACTGGCTATAACTACCGGAGTTTCTTGAATATGAGATTTCTTACCAAGGTCATCAAGTGTGATAACTGCATTTTGCGTATTTAATCTCCATTTAGGGCAAAGCGTCGCATATAGCATTTGCCTTTGCCTCATGGAATCATTATCCATAGCAAGAGCGTTACCAATCCCACCAGTAGCGCGTGCATTATAGCTTACTCTGCTATTGTGGTTTTTGTACAAAGCTTGACCACATTCACAGGTTGGAGAAAACCAATTCTCAATCTCAGATTGATCATATTGACGATTACAGTTCACACATCGCCATGCATCAGTTATGTCAACTTGGTCAGGTTCACCGTGATCTTTAAAAATTGCAAACTCATTTTCAAATGCCGGCATAACTGTTTGTTCCCTACCTTTCCGGCTACCATAGTAGCCGCGTGAAAGGTCGTAACCAAACAGCTGTTGACGAACGCTAATCATTCTTGGAGTGTCGCCAGAATAACCAATTTCAACTTCTTCATCTAATCTGTCAAGAAAGTCACGAACATTAGTGATCGGGTTTCCTTCATTGTCGTACATTCCTCCAATAGCTTCAAGTTTCGTTGTGCTCATTTCTTCTGGCCACACTACGTCGCTTGACACTATCCCACCAATTTCTTCGCGATATCTTGGGTGAGAAGTAATAGTCGCTAGCACCTCTTCGTGAAGACGCTGTACTGTCTGGGCATGCTGGCGCTTACCAACTCTTAATTCTTCTTCGACTATCGCAGTATTATGGGCGCCAAGGTCAAAGTCAATGTCTGTCCTTTCAAGCCCAAAAGAATCCATAAACACTTTACGAAGATCAAGCCCATTTGGATGGCTACAATGATGCTTTGATGGCTCAACAGATGAAGGCTTTAGCCAATTAGGTCGAACCTTTACCGGGTTGGCAAAATGCAACATTGCCACTATTTTGTAATACTGGCTTTGTAAATCTTTTACAGCCTTAGAACCATAACGAGCTTTCCCTATACGCAACAGTTCAGGAAGATACAATCTAAATACACTTGCGTTAGCAACCTCATCTGAGTATGTAACAGGAAGGTTACCATTCCCATCTACAGCGACAAAACGTCCATTACGTTCTTCTATATGAAGCATACCATGAGGAGGGAAAACATAATTAGCTTTTGTTTGCCTTCCTGTTGTAAATTCTACAATACCTTTTACGAAATTGTATCGTGGAGCTTTAGCATGGTAGTAGCATGGTATGTTTTTAGACTGGTTACAACGTGGACATTTTTCTTCAACTAACGAATCCCACTGTTCATTTAAGATCTCAATTTTATCTGGCAATTGCGGCCAAATACTTTTTCTAACCTTTAGGTTATCGGGAAGATTAAACTGCTTGTGGTAAGGGTACATAATTTCCGCTACACCCTTAACAGTCCCACTGCATTCGGGGTCAGAATAGTTATATCCGATTTCAGCATCATCGTTAATAAAGATTTGCTTATTATATGCGTCTAAAATTGCGGTAACGTTATTGTGCTCAAATCTTACCTTATACTTCAACGTTCCCTGGTGGTAGTCTTTGCGCAAGATTTGAACAGGAAAGCTTAACACCCTTCCATGACCTTGCGTTTGTTTTCTCCAAAGAGACAGTCCAATAGATTGACCAATTGGCATTTCATTACGAAACGCTTCTTCTATAGCTTTCTCTTTTTCCCACGGAGTTAAAGAAGCATTTTCATTGACTTCCAAGTACTCAAACTGCCAGCTATCACCAGAGTAATAGGCGTAAAAACAGTTTGCGCAAGAAGGAGATTCAACTCGTTTTCCGCGAGGAACAAAATCGCAATAAGAGATTTGCCCGTTAACGCGAACTCCTTCTACCGGAAGAGTGCATGAGCCACCAATAGCAACTTTCCAGCTATTAAGGCGGCTACCATTATCGGTAAATGGTTCAAAGACAGTTCTACCATTTACTTTAATTGGTCGAAAGTACACCTTAGCTTCTGGGTCTGATGCGTACGAAACATCGATTTCAATTGGAAGAAAACGATCACAACTTAAGCATTCCCTGCGGATATCGTGCCCACAAGTTTCAACAAATGCACGAGTTTTTTGCGCAGATTCCTGATCAACTGGAACCAGTCGGTTATTATGGTCAGTAGTGTTTAAAACCTTTACATCGCCCCAAACTTTAGTGGGGAAACAATTTATTTCTGATTCTTTAAAGTCTTTTTCAGACTTAATTTGAATTAATTCTTCTTTCGTAAGTGCCCAAGTCTTATCACTTGTCCGCGTACAAGTCCTACAAACCAAAGCTTGAGGTCTTTCTGCGTAAGATTCGCATAGAGAAATCTCTTCAATATGCACTGGGTGTCTCACTTTCTATTGAGCGTTTATAAGAATTTAGCAAAGAAATGGCATTAGATAGAAATTCATCTTGTTCTTCAGCAGGCAATGCCCTCGCCGATGAAAGTATCATCTCAGCGGGCTTTTCCCTACAACTAACAGCAACAACAAGAATATTCATTCTTATAGACTCTGTAAGGTCATAAACCAGTGCATCTGCATCTCCGAGCGTGTTCCGGAGTTGTGTAGCAGAGTTATATGCCTCCATCAAAAACTCATCAGTTGTTAATGAGTTAATTTTGTCTTTACCATTTTGCAAAGACTCAGCTTGATATGTTGTCATGGCTGATGCGTGAGTCGCCATATAGTACATATCTGCGTTGAGCGTTTCACCTTCATTGAAGATGTCTGAATGATCTTCCAACTTAAACTCCTTTACCAACGATATTTAATCGTCTTATCATCACGTACACCAACATTAAGAGTTCTTGGTCCTATGGGTCTACTGTTAACAAGTATTACCCCACCCCAAACTCCATTATTGGTGTAACTAGATTTTCCGAGTTTTTCGCATTCCTTTTTTACTTCGCATGTTTCGCATACTTGAGTAGCGATTGCTAGCTCTCTAATTCGAATTGAATAAAAATAATTTTTTATTTCACTCGGAAGAGAACGACATGAAGCTTTACTGTAGTCCATTTTTCTCCTTTACAAGTATTTCCGGTAAACCCCTGACAAGTGCACGGGAAAGGAGTTAAACGTGCAACTCTAGCTTGCGCTAGTTGTCAAAGGGGTCTACCGACCTGAGAGTCCAACCTCAGGCTCCTAAGATTTCCTAGTTGAGGTCATATATACGCACTGGTATATTTAATAACCTACAAGCTCACTGGCTTTACTAGATGTTTGCAACCAAATAATTGGACATATCATTTGGTACTTAGGTATTCTAGCTAAATCATATAGGCATTGTTTTGCGAATTTGTTTTACTTTTGTCTTTGATAAATTTTGATATTCATAGTAAGTTACTACGATATCAAGATCTTTTGAAAGAACGAAAACCATGTCTTCGTTTCGGAAATGTTTGCGTTCGTGAGAACCCTTTGATATAGGTACTTGACTGCAGACCGAGAACATAAATTCTCTCATCTTTTGTTCCGCATGAAACAAGTTTAGCTTTGAACAATTAGAGCTATTTTCGTGTCGTTCGATAAAACGTTTCTTAGCGTGATGAGAAATTTTAATAGTATAAGGATTAAATTTAGGATTCATTCTTTTTGTTTTCAGAGCACCATTTTTCAATGATGATATTAGCTGTTTCCATTTCCGCGCGCGCAAACCAAATATCATCACAACAATCAAGACAAATATCTTGATTTGTATCAATTTCGAAGAATGTAGCTATATCACTTTCACAAATGTTGCATGATCCATTGTGTGAAGGATGTATATCGATGAATCCTTCAAAGTACCTTCCCATACTTCTCATCTAACCCTCTCCCTTAACTCTGGAACATGGATCATATCTCCGGGACTTTCGCCCCAATAGTCATGAACAATTCCCGAATACGGCCAACGGAGTAAAGCTATTTCCTCAAACCCCACATGCCAAGAAGCATCTTCTTTGTATACAGAAATTGTTTCGTTATCAAAGTCGATTTTTGCTTCACCAACGACGATTTCATCTACACCCTTAATCCCAAGGATAACTTTTGTTCCGTCAAATCTTTCTAAAGGTATTTCTTTTGCAAAACTAAACAATAAACCGTTCATTTTTACTCCTTTATTGAATTTAGACCGACTAAAAACCTGTGATCTAAGCCTGTAAGATGGAAAATTTCTAGGCCTTTAGATCACCTTACTGCCTTGAATTTAAAACGCACCTTTGAAAGTGCGCAAGACGTAAGAAAAGAATTAAACTCCATTAAAACCCCCAATGTCGTGGTGAACGATACTAAACGAAACTCCTTACCGCCCTGGAGCAAGAGACAACGCTCAAGCCTCTTGCTCCAGGTTGGCAATGGAGTATCATTCACGCTAGGGGATGTCCAGGGCCAAGGCTGATTCGAACCCTTCCATCTCCCTCTCCTTTCTTAAAGCTGCAATTTCAAACATCGCAGCCCAAGAATCAATCATTCCATTATTGTCTAATTCAGTGCCGTCAATGATTTCATCTAGTTCATTTTTGCTTAAGAATGTAAGTTTATGGTTATCTAAAAGTATTTGCAATAGCGTCATATCTACTTTTGATTTATGTGAAGCGGCTATTCTATCCGCAAGGTACAGGGGACCTTCGCGGTCTTCGTAGCGCCAGACTATTTCTGGGAAATTCTCAGTAAGCCAATTTATGTAGTAAATAACTTCGTCTTCAGTAAGTTCGTCATTATCGTTTTTATGGCCTGGAATTATCTTTGAAACAAAGTTATTTATCTTTACTCGTTGATCAGCAACTTCGCATTGGGCTTGTTTCTTAACATCGCGATACTTACAAAGATCGCAGTTACACCCTGCTTCATGCTCTGGTTCACCGGTCAACTTTCCAATGATAGCTGCTACCAAAGTCTTGGGAGAAACCATCATACCAGCACCAGCTACGCGGGGTGTCAAAATCGGGATTGTTGTTGTAAAGCAGTCTTCCTTAAATGATTTGAATTTTGTTACATATTTGCCCATGCGTGATCCTTTTCGTTAATTGGATCAGCTATGTAGCCTTTTATGATTTGTCCTAAACCAGTTACAAAGTCTTCGTCGAAGAATCCGTTTGCGTCGCAATTCCAGTCATAAATCACTAAATCAAATCGTTCATCTTGATAAGCGTAATACTCTTGATTTGCGCAGCGTGGTCTGTCAATGTTCTTTTGGAATGGTTTTGTTTCTTCTTGTTCGGATTCTTGCTTCTTGTCTAGCAATGAGCTTATAATCGCTAAGGGGCCAACTTGCATTAGGTCTCCACCAGAACCAGCACCAAACACTGGGAAAACTGATAAGTAGGTGGATTTACGCCAGTCATTAAACCTAATTATTGGATTACGCAATTGGATTATCCGCCGTAGGGTCAATCATGGGCGGCATCGGTAGTGCATGCATTGGCGGTATCGATTGCATTACTGGCGTATAATGCGATTGATAGTAGCTAGCTTGCGGATTGTATGCGAATGGCGATGAAGTTCGTTTAAACATATCATCTACCGGCTTGCAGACACTGCGCGCGCAATCACATGCTGTAACAGCACCCTTTTTAAGTGCATTTGTACTGAGCTGCATAGCTTTGATTGAGCCAGAAAGATTATTGAGAGATGCCATTGGACCAATAATCCCGGGAATACCTGTTGTGATGAAAAACGTTTCAGACTGCAACTGGCGCAGCTTGGAACGAAGTGACTTCAGTTTGCCATTCATTTGCTTCATTGCGATGCCTCCTGTAACGACGCCCATCCGCGCCAAAAGTACCCGACCAAATTTGAAACAGCAACATCCAAAACGATGCCCATGCCATTGGCGTAAACTTAATAGCCACTGAGATAAGCATTAGGATAACTGACACAATAGACCCAATCATCGGGCCCGCCAAAGCGACCGATTGTAGATGATTTGGATCTTTACCTTTGACAGTCGTACCGCCTAGCACACCATATATCAATGGAATGAAAAACGGAAGCAACGGCATTTGGCCTGTTTTCGCAGCTGCGAAATAATGACCAAACTCATGGGCTGCCACAATAATCATAATGACAGCACCGAGCCATAATGGCAACATTGCATATAGTACAGCTGCAGTAGCAGCAGCAGTACCTAAGCAATAAGCGCCTTGCCAAGCAGCGCGCTTGATTTTCTTTGCGTTGAACTTATTACGCCATTTCATAAGCCAACCCCATTTCAGTGGCAAGATTGCGACTTCTGCGGTTGACATTTGAAAGCCATTTTTCTGCAAACGGACTTACAAGTGCATCGAACGTTTGTTTGAATAGCCAGCCAAGAAAACTGAGCACGAACCATTTAGTTGCGCCTCTCAGTATGTAAGCTAAAACTTTCATGCTACACTCCAATCTGCGTGAATGTTTGATCGAATTGTTACATGCGAGACATTTACTTTATCTTGCTGCTCCTTTGCTTTACGGAACTTGCGACCATCACCACCAAAAGTGGCAGTCAAAAGTTCTCGAATAACCATGCCACCAGCAAACCAGACGCCAATAGTGGATCCTACTAATAAAAACGCAATCAACATCGCTGAACTTACAACAGAACCAAACAAAGGCCCAGCCATAGAGATCAGACGGATATTGCGTTTATCTTTTGTTGGAATCCATGTAGCGCCCATTGCTAGTGGGCCTAGTGGTATGAACATCGGCATTGCTGCTTTAACTCCTAAAAGCTTTGCCATGCCAAAGTGACCAAGTTCATGGGCAATCAGTACAGCCATCAGCATGACTATCAGCCAGTATGGATAGAATACTAGCATCATAGCTGCTGATGCTGCGATGGTTCCCATGAACCAACCAGCTTGAGTTAGTGACCATGTAAGTTTACTCATAGTGCGAAACTTTGCTTAATTAGTTCATGTGTCTTGTTGTTTGGATAGAATCTTACAACATGCAGGAATAGTTGATGATCATCTTGGTGTGTGACAATCTTGCCAGCAAAACCATCTTTGAACTTTGGGTGTAGCCAAGTGATTTGACGAGTCGAAGGGCTTTCTTCAATCCATCTTGTATTTGGTGAATCTTTTCTCATGTTTTGAGTGGCAAAAGCAAAATGGCCGTAAAATGTTCTATCGAATAGATTCATAGAATCATCAATTCGTTCTATGACTAAAGAATCTCTACCTACCCTGGCAATACGCGTGGGACTGTGCAAAGCGTTATGGATAGAGACCATTACATCAGCGTTCATACTTCGATACTCCTTTTTCGTAGTATAAACCTATATAAATATAGGCTGTGAGAACATCAGAAAAAGATTTTTTGTGTGTTTTAAGTTAGAAATGGTTACATTTATGAATTTTTATTGATTTAAGCTTATACATATACAAATTCAAATGATTAACATTTCTGTGATTTAAAAGTACACAGAAAAAGTGTGTTGGGGACCGACCCGAAGGTCGGCCCCCGTGACACATTGAATGGTCAGAATGGTTCTTCACCATCAGCGACGACTACTCCAGCGGTGGTGTCGATGACGCTAGCACCGGCTGGCTTGTCTGAACGCGTGGTCCAGAAGTCGAGTTCCACTGGGCTTTCGATTGAGCCGAGCTGGACGCGACCGCTTGGGATGTTGGTGGTGTACCATTCACCATTTTTGGTGAGGCTTCCATCGGGCTGAGAGGTGAATCCGCTCTGTACGCCACCCCAGTTTCCGAGGGAGCGAGTGAAGTTGTTCATCTCTTTGACGATGGTCTCAAGACGTGCTTGAGCTTGGGTCTTTTTGGCACCAGTTGTTTCAGCGATCTCTTTCTCAGTCGCGCGCACAAGGGTGGCGAACTTGAAGTAGTTGAGAAGGCTGCTCATGGTTGAGTCGACCAGGTCGATGAATCCGGTGTTGGTGCGGTTCAGCGAACGGTCCTGGCGAAGCATTTCGAATCCGACAACTGGCACACCATCTTCATGACGGTATTGGCTGACGACTCGGTCAGAGTTGTTGACCTTGACAGCACCGAGTTCAATGAACTTTGATGCGGCAAGCTCAAATTGCTCTTCGCTGGTGCCTTGCTGTTCGAAGAAGAGGCTCATGCCACGATAGTTGGCGAGTCCTTCTTCGGAATCGTTGATCGCAGCAAATCGCATGTTCTTATTTCCAATGATGGAAAGGAACTCTTCGCGCGAATACTGCTTGGAAGCAAAGGCGTTGGAAAGGTCAAGCATCTTGTCTACAAGGTCGATCTTCTCATCGTTTTCTTTGATAGAGATGTCGAACTTGACGTTGCTCATCGCACCGCGAGCGGTGTAAATGACGCGATTGTCGGTAGGACGAATACGCTTGATAAGGGTGAGTGTGGTAAGCCGACCTTCACGAAGGGTGACTTCGGCTGGGATTTGCTGATTGGCAAGGGTTCCGATGAACTGGCTTGGAACACCTTTACGAACCACTGTACGGTTCGAGTTGATGAATACGGTTTCATCGCTGATCAGTTCACCGAGGCTCTCTCCCGAGAGATCGAAACTGGACAGAATTGCTTCATTTGATACTGTCATTATGAATTACCTCATTGTTGTGTGGTTTTATTTGGGAAGACAGCAGGCTTATTACGGACTGCCTTCGTCTCCCCCTTCTTTCTCTATAGAAAGATCTGGATCCGCCGCATAATAGATAACGACTAGCGTTACTGCGATTATCGGTAGGAGAATAAGAAAGAATGGAAGTATTACAAATGCGCATAATAGAAAGAATAGGATTGTTTTCATAGTGCCTCCAGTAGGGATCGAACCTACGACCAGCGGATTAAAAGTCCGTTGCTCTACCAGCTGAGCTATAGAGGCGTAGCGGAGCAGTGGACGACACCCGACGTGTCTTATGAGGTCCACTGCTCCACACCTTTAGTCCCTAAACTGGAGAGTTTTCCATGTTGAGGAGCATGCCAGAGAGCATGAGTCCGAGAGTGTAGGTTGTTGTATCTCCGGACCAGGTAATGGAATTCCCGTCAATGCCTCCTACGGGAACATTGATTTGTTCTCCTGTCACCTTGGTAGGTGTCACTGAATGCATTAATGCATCAGCCACATATTTGATCAGGTCTTTCTGGTCTTGGTTCATTGCTTTCCTTTTCGGCTTTGTAGGCCAGTAGTTCTGCGAAACGGATCACTTCTTTTTCCAAAAGCTCTAAATGCAGTTGCCTTTTCCGCTCGATTGCTTCTTCAAGAGCTAGTTCTGCTCCTCGTATGAGGAGGCTATGAACTGAGGTTTTTGGAAGAAATGACGCATTGTATTTCAGTTGAGCATGGAGTTCTACTGGAATACGTAGCGATACTCCCTGGGTTTCTTTCTTGTCCACAAATACTCCTTGGGTTGAGGTTAGAATTTGTGTAGGTTACATGTCTTCTTCCAGGTCGATTCGGATGACGTGTCCGTTGGAGTAGTTGATGGTTGCGCCAGTGATTAGTTCGTTGTGAAAGATTTTACGAACGAGCGGTTCAAGTTTCATGCAGTCGACAGGGTCTTTGGTTTTAACTGAGAACTTGTCAATATCTCCGCTGGTTCGTGTGATAATGAGTTTGCGCATAATCATGATTATAGGATCTTTAGGAAGAACATGATGGCGGATGGGATGAAGAACAGGAATGCGACTATGAGTTGAGCGATCATTAGTACTCCTCTGTTCCAAAGGCTTCTTTCCAGCAGTGTGGATGGAATCCTGTTTTTAGGATTTCGCGCTCAGCATCATTGAGTGCTGGGAATGCATCTTGAATGTATGCTCCTTTTTTCCAATCCATAAGGGATCGGTAAGGTAGGAACATAATAGATTTCCTACCACAGTGTGGGCAAGGAGGTGTTGTGTGGTTGACAATTCGTGATGTCACGACTTTCCTTTTCCTGGTGAGTGGGGCCCTTGCCCCACATTTTATTGAATCGCGCTATAGATTAGAGGATTACGGCTATAGCAAAGATGCTGAAGCCTATAGCAGCAATAAGGTATTGTTTCCAGAAGATGTTGTAGTATTTGCGTTTGAATGAGTTGTAGAAGTGCATACTCAACCTTTCAGTTTTGAGATTTCGCGCCGAATAACAATACTCTATCTTCAGTAGAGAGATAACTATACAGAGAGAGAACAATAGATGTTCCTCTTTGCTCAGATCCTTTTCAGAGGCCTTCTATAGGTTCCACCCAAAAATGTCTAAGATTCTATCATTACCTTAACATTAATTATCATTATTCCTTGGGGTATAAGAGTTCTTAGCAAGTTGTTTGAGTTTCCGCTTTGCGAGAAATGCTTCTGTTTGGTCTTGGATGACTTCGTTGAGTACTCGTAGGAAGTCTGGGTCTAGTGGGACTAGTGGTTTCATTGTATATACTCTCTCTCTAGGGAAATGTATACCATTTGATGTTGGGCGGGCCTCCAGCCACTGGCGGGAATGTGACTGGAGACCCTGCCCTAGCGTAGGAGCTAGGCCGGCGGAAGGCCATATTGCTCAACTACGCTAAGTGCACCAACTAGGACTTGAACCTAGGACCGACGAATTATGAGTTCGCTGCTCTGACCAGCTGAGCTATTGGTGCGTGGTAGGGTTGGTGTAAGTTCGCGAAACTTACGCGTCGTTTATTAGACTGCCAACCCCCCAGATCATATGATCAGTATGATCCAGTTGCATGACTATAGGGCTAGATGTTGGTGGCATGCCAGCATTCAACATCTTTCAGAGAATGGTTGTACGTGCTCACTGATTACAGTGGCCCATGTCTCAATGCCACCCCCCAGCCCCCGCTTCGCGGGGGTGAGGACGCTCTAGGCTTAAAGCCTGTTTATACTGGCCTAGTCCAGTTGAAGAATTTTGTCGATGCTTTCAGGAGTGTAGCCTGCGGCGTTTAGTTCCTGATCGACTGCTTCTTCGTAGGTTTTGATGAGGTTTGGGGATGCTTCCACAATGGTTTCTCCGTAGAGTACTGTTGTATTCTCTAGGAGTGCTTTCATGTGTGCGTTGAGTCTGCGTACGCATTCTACGAACATGAGTTGTTCGTGAGTGTTGTATGCGATTTTGATGAGGCCTTCCATTTCATGGAGTCGTGCTTGCGATGCTTTAGTCAAGGTGATCTTGGCTTTTTCCAATGTGGTCATTGGTTCCTCCCTAGGGTCGGTGATTGTTTTTTTGAGCCCCCCCTGTATCCCCCCCCGCTTTCGCGGGGGAGGATCAGTCACCAGGGAGGATGATTGTTATCATCTCCTGTTGTCTTTTTACCCCCCCAGCCCCCCGCTTCGCGGGGGTGGCATGAAATCAATATGTATGATATTCATAGGAGGAGTAATACATACAGTTCAGGAGTTGAACATTGGCAGTCCTTCCATCATCTTTTTCATTCGTGATGCCATGATGGCGTCTTGTGTGAATCCGATGGTGGAAAGGAGGAGAAGCATTGCCGGCAGGATCGCAACCCACCATGCCGAAATAAACGACATGGAGAATACGGTCATGAGACCTGCTGCGATAATGTACTGTGCGAACAGTGCTGCAGTGATGATGAGTGCTGCCATGGTAACAACCTTGCCAGCGTGCATCATTGTATGTCCGCGTGAAGCAACGAAACGACGAGTCTTGCGAGACGCGTTCTTTGTCACGTTCCAAGCAGCACGAAATGCTTCTCGTGCTTGAGACGGCTTGTCTGGAGCGATTTGCTCTAGTTCGATTTCATGAATCGAATCGATTGGGATACCCATTATACAACCTCCGGAGTTGGACGGTGGATTTTGCTTTTTACTGATTCGAAGGTGCGGATACACCAACGAAGGATGCGGAATGGCAATGTCAAGATCATGGCAATGCCAACCACGATTTTAGCGAGATCAGACATGGTCTGATGGATTTGCTCACGGTTTTTGTCATATTTGGCTTTAGCAGCCTTGACAGTAGGTTTACCGTTCTGTTCCCAAGATGACACAACACCATACATGGGTTGAGACAGAACAGTAGACAAAATACCTGCTGAAGCAACAACCATACCTGCTGCTGGAAACAGCATCATAGATCCAATGGAAATGAGGATTGAGATGCCAAGATTCGCCAAGACGAAACGTTTAGAGATTTCTTCAAGTCCAAGAGCCTTGACAATCTTGAACTCAAAGTACAACTGGCCAATGGTCAGAAGTACCAAGATAGTGAGGAACATGTTATTCTCCCTGGGTCATGGGGGTCTCCCCCCCCTCCTTTTTACTTCAAATCGCGCATTATCAAATCATAATGATAATCGCAGTAGGACGTTTCTGTCCCTTGATTGAATGGCTCACAGCCACAAGGTTCGCTCAACTGGAAAGCAGACCCTTTAGAAGCAGTCCGCAGTTCCAGTTCTTCGAGCGTGCAATCAAGACATATCTCGGCGTTATGATCATCATCAACACAACGCCAGCATCTACAACAATGAGGTCTCATCGACGTGAAGCCTTGTGGATAACATACGTGAGGAGCACTTTGACAGTAATGAAACCAGCGAGAGCAAAGATTCCTTGACGGACAAGCGCGCGCTGCTGTTCTTCACTGTATTGAGGTAAACTGTTGCGATGTTCTTTGATTTCCATGATTGCTCCTTTCAGAAGCAAGAGTAAGAATCAAGCCATTCCAAGGCCTGATGTTGATGAACAAACTGCTCTACCAGAGTTGGTGACTGGCTGGCATGAGGCACAACCAAAGCAATCCAATCTGTACCATGACGAAAGATAAAGCCGGTAGAATCACCAAGGTTGCTTTTGAAACCAGCGAAATCTTTCATGTGCTGATCAACTAGCATCATTTACTCCTTCATCGGGACACGAATCGGTTAGGATCACTGAATCGATTGTGGGATCCAGATCATACAGTATGTCATTCCAAGACTTGGAACACATGAAGAGGATTTCTTTACCATGATGGATTTCTTCAAGATTTAGATAATCGTTTTTACAAATCGTACACTTCATTTTGAAGCGTCCTCCCAAGTGTTTTTCACGTAATGCGCGAAATCAGAAGACTTACGGTAAACATTAGATCCCGCTTGACCCGCAAGTTCAACTGCTTTGATAACCAAACCAACAACGAAAGCAAAAATACAGAACAACAACGCTAAAGCAATCACAAATCCTCCTGGTGTGCTGTGATCGAACAACGGACCCCTAAATAAGAAAGGGGCAGATACCCGAAGGTACCCACCCCCAACTCATCAGTCGAAAGGCAGTTCCACTGGAACCGACTCGGACTTACGACGCTCAGTGAGAGGCTTCCACACTGAAGCGCCACGAATGACATGACGAGTGCGCTTAGCACCACTGTCCTTGTCAACCCATGACTGCTGGACAAGACGACCCGACACCGAGACAAACGAGCCCTTCTTCAAAGACTCTGCCACGATATTAGCCAAATCGTCCCAAACCTGAACGGTAACCCAGGTAGTATTACCCTGGGAACCATCACGCAGACGAGGGGTGTTCGCGAGACTGAACGAAGCCACGGGACCATTATCAGTCACACGCAGTTCCGGGTCAGCCCCAAGATTACCAGTGATTTCGATGTTATTCATCATTCACCACCGATCTCTGGGATCTTCCCAGCCTGATCCGCCACGAACTTCGTCGAAACCTTAGTGGCCTTGACCGTGGTATTGACGACCTTGACCGAACCGGTCTTAGTCTTGTGTGCAGCCTTGACTGTGGTGGTCTTAGCAACACGGGTGGCATCGGAAGCAAGACGCTTACCGACCTGGACGCTGACGGACAACTTGTCCTTCAACATAGTGACCTCCTATAGGTCATGTTGGTAGAGGAACCCAATGTTCCCCTTCTTTATCGTACGCCCGATAAGCGCACTGGAGGACACACCGATTACCCGCAGGGGGACGAGAACCGATGTGCCCACCAGTACGGGCCGACTTTAGAAGCCGACCAGTACCGGGGAGGATAAACTTTAGAAGTTCACATGCGTGTAAATAGGAGTATCTTCGCATCGAGTAACAGTGATACGAATATTATCCATCACCCAAACAGTATGATTACCATTCTGGTGATCAAGAACAAACCCATTTTTAGCAAACGCACGATTCGCTTCAATCGCACGATTCACATGATGAGGATAATCAGGTGAAGTCGGCTCATCAAGATAGAACCGAACAGAATCAGAAACAAGCGTAGACATAATGAAACTCCTTGGTGTGAAGGAAAGAATGAACAAAAAGAGAAATGTGGAGGGCTGAGACAGTCCCAACCCCCCACTTTATCACTTAGGCTGACGAATCCACTCAACCTTAGACGGATCTAACGTGACGACCTTGCCGTTACGCAGACGAAACGCGACACCATCAAAGTTGATGATATGCGGCTCATACAAGTTCCCATGATAATAGAGAACAGGACCATCATCATCACTGTCAGGATCAACAGTGACAACATCAGCAGCAGGAGCAGGAGGAGGTGTAGATCCATGATCAGAACACGTCCAACGCTTACCTTGGCCCTTAGGCTGCAACATGAAGTTCCGGCAAGAAGTCTTGGCACAAAAAACCTTCAACATGCCAACAGGAACAACAGGGGAAAGAATATCCGGAGTGGCTACCGGAGGAACAGACTTGGAGGATGCGACCAAACGTTCAGCCGCAACCAACATGCCTTTGCTGATCAACTCAGCACGAAACTGCTCAATGGACTTGGACATAATGACCTCCCTGGTCACAGAGGGACTCGACTTTCGAATCCCCCAACTTTATAAAACTGTTCAAACCTACGACTCTTTCCATCGAAGGCTTTAGAAGTGAAGGCTTTGTCTTTCACCTCGCAGAGGCAGCGCCCGAGCTGAAAAGGTGCGAAAGCACCGGAGCAGGGCGCCTTTAGAAGGCATGGAGATCACATCGGCAACGATCGCCGTAATGATCACGACGCTCCTCCAGCTTGAGTTGCCAGTAACGAGTGATCTGGTCTGGAGTCATGCCGGAATCAACCTGGTCAGAGATGTCTGCCAAGATCTTCGCATGACATGCACCAGAGCCATCTGGGTTGACACACCAGCACTTGAGGGTCTTACCGACAAGCGCGCCTGCAAACAACTGTCGACGCAACTCTTCGGCACGGTCATCTACACCATTGATGAGCCAATCAGTGTAGTGGAAGACAGCCTCCTTGGCCGAAGGAAGGTTCTTGTGGACACCTTTCCCCCAGCTCAAGTTGGACCAGTCATTGCCCCATGCAGTGGGACGACCAACATTGACTCCGTTGGTTGGGTTTGAGTATTTCATGTTGACAACTCTCATGAGTTTGCCTCCTTAATCTCGTTGAATCCAGACATACCCTTCTTGGACACAGTCCAGAGGTTGATTGCCCAGCGTTCTTCACTTGCGCGCGAAACCGAATGAGGATTCTTGGCATTGAAGAGGAATACTTCACCACCAGTCAGATGATAAATCTCCTGTTCGGCATTATCATTCTGATTTGGTGTCCATTTGTACTCTGGGTAGCAATTGCGGTAAGTCCACGTGCACTCACCAAGATTGATGCCCATTGACAGGAAGTTGCAGTAGAAAGCGTCACGATGCTCTCTGATGACACCTGCCTTGGATACTAAGCCGATGTCTGGTATGAATCCGTGCTTTTCGCCAATTCTCGTGACGTAGGACCAGATTCTGTCATCCTTGATAGCGGGTTTCCATGGTTGAGACATGGAAAGTGGTGCTTCGTACTGCAGCCATGCGCGCATACGGGAATCAGCGTATGAGCTCACGTCTGTAGTGAGTTGTGGCTCGATAACCTCGTTGAGGTGATCGTTGATGCTTTTCACGATCTCTGGTGAGATCATCTGTACTATCCTGAACATGTCAGGCCTCCTTCTGGTTGAGGATCTTGTATGGCTTACCTGAGTCCTGCACCAATTTGATGCAGTTTCTGGTTCCTGGTGATGATGCATCCCAAATGAGGAACGCATTGGCCGTAAAGACCATGAATTCATTCCTAATGAAGTTGACATGCTTACCGTCTCGGTAAAGACCTTGCATGCCGGGTGTGACCTTGTCCACGTACGTGACGTACTTGGCTGCCTCTACCATCTCGTTAAACTTGGAGAGACGATCCTGTCCAGTAGCGGACTTTTGGCCCCAGTAGTATGAGCCATAGCCTTTGTTTGGGATTGCGCAGTGCAATGGAATCTCAAGGTCCAGTGCAACTGTTGCCAGAAGATTATCGAAACCTTCAGCCATGCCGGACATGATGACAAGATCTTCGCCATACTTAACGCGAAGACGGATCAGTTCTGCAGCGACAATCGAGTATGCCGTCTTTTTGTCGTCAATGCTTGCAGTTTGCAAGGATCGAGGACCTGTTCCTGCTACAATGAAGCTCATCATTCCTCCTAGAATGATAGTTTGGTTAGGGTGGACAGTTTAGTGACATGTCCAGGTCAGGTGTTACGAACGGCAGCGTTTGCAGACGCGACCACTTGCCCGGAATGCTTCCTTCTGTTCCTGCTTTGCCACGTAGTAGCTGGTGTTGCAGGAGACACAGGTGAGATTCCAGGTCCTGATGTCGTGGTAAACGTGGTGTGCATTTCCATCGTCATCGATCGTCAGATCGGCAGCGATGTAGCCATAGTTGGCCAATGCATCCATCAGGTACCGGAACGGACCCACGTCACCGCCATCGGTATCGACCTGAGAGGTGATGACGAAGTTGTCGTTCACCTTGCCAGTCGACTTCAATGGCATGTCTTGGGCAGCCACGTACAGGGCGAGGAGCAGGAGATCTCGCTCATCACCCTCACGCTGAAGGATTCCGGGGACAAGAAGCTTTTCATCTACTTCACCCTTCTTGTGCCAGAGTCCCTCTTTGATACCTGAACGGATACGGACCCAGGCCTCCGATGAGAGACCTTTGATCATCTCAGGCGGATTACCTTGACCCTTCCAATCATTCAGGGCTTGCTGGTGCTCTTCTTCCTTCCGAGCATTCTCTGCTGGAATCTGGGAACGGAAGTTCAGGACCAACTTTCTGGCATCGGCCATGATAGGACTACCATTGGGGAACAGTGCCCTGATGGATTCATCCACCAGACCGTGGTTCTCCTGAGCGAAGATATTGATCTTACGATCGTACTTCACGATGGCATCCGTCATGGTCTTTGTCATGAGGGACAGCTTGTCATTGTCCACAAAGTTGACTCGATGACCCGGATTGTCCGACAGGAACTCCTTGAGCACCTTCTCGAACCCGAAAGCGCGAGTGGTATTCCAGTAGGCCTTGGAAATCGGACGACCAGATGCGAGGACTTCACGGACAAGATTGGCCGAGTAGTTCAACACGAACTGGACATCATCCGGATCGGACGAATCTACCACATCGGACAGCATGCCCGGCATGGTAGATGGAAGGGTCTTGAACACCCAGCGATACAGGAATAAGCTGTTGATGTATGCACCGAGCGCAGCATTCTGCCCTGACAGTCCGCGGATCTGCTCTATGACATGGTCACGAGTCAGAGCCTGGATTTCAGTTTTGGCTGGCTTGCCCTGGCTGGGGAGCCCAGTGAAGGTGACGAGACCCTCACGGATGAGCTGACCCAGTGGCTTGGGCATCCGATCCAGGTCCGACTTGGCAGACATCTGGAACGCGAACGTTTCAGTGCCCTTCGAGTCGACGTGGCGGATTCCCTTGGCGCTCGTACGAAACATAGCATACGAGTCCATAGGCATACGCCATGCCAGGATCCGGTGGTTATTGCGCGAATCACGCACGGACATCACGGTGAAGTGATCATCACCATCATGACCGCCAAAATCGACCGAATGATCAATCCAGTCGGAATCGCACAGGAACCACACATCGGCCCCAGGATGATACTCGATGAAGCCCTTCTTGGGGGTCTCCACCTTGTATCCCGCCAGGCGCAGCATCGAGACTGACTTAACAGTCTTGAAGTGAGCGTTTGGCAGAGGGAACCGAGGATGGCCATTGTTGTCGACCATGTTGGTACGATGGTTTATTGCCACCGAGGTAAGCATGGACGGAGAGGTACGGTAGTCGAAACCACGCGAAGCAGCTTCAACTACAGAGTACCTGTTAAGCACCGTGTTTCCAGGAATGCCAAGATCCTTCATCTGTTTCCAAAGGAAGGATTCAACATCCGTGAAACGTTCGGTGAGTTCACCATTGATGACCTGCTGGTAGGCATTCTCCAGATGGTCATTGAGTGACTTACTCAGCATGTCCTGAGTGAACAGCTGGGTAGTACCGTTGGTGACGGCATGGAACCACGCGAGGGCCTGGATGTTGCTGTAGGCCTCGTTCTTCCCACCATCAGGTTCGGCGATGATGAACCTCTTACCACCGTCAGTAACCTTGATGGCTGACTTGACATTGGCACGAGAGGTGTACACCATCACACCACCAGGGAGTTCACCACGAGCACGAATTGCATTGCCCTTGATAAATCCCTGCTCAGTCCACAGACGCACGTTCATCTCACGCACTCTGTTGACCTTGCGCTTGCGACGATCTGTCTTGAAGGGATCTTTGTTCCCATCGACAGACTGCACGAGCATGTCCCAGATGTCCCTAGACAGCACAAACATGCCATCAAGAATCATCTCGACTTCATCATCCGAGTAGGACGACAGGTCTTCATGCGAGAATGCCCGTACCTCATCTCCTTCGAGGATACGAACAGTGATGTCCATATCATCAGGAAGAGGGAGGCCGCAGGTGGTCGGACGGTAAGCTTGCTTCTCGTACTTACCGTGGTTCTTGCCATCTGTGACAGTGATTCCTGCCGCAGTGAATGGCGCCAACCACCCGTCAACACCGACGTAGTTGACATACACGATGTCAGACTTATCGACGTAGACGTGATTGTTGGCTGGGTGAGCTGCCCATTGGAGAGCAGTTTGGAGATCCTCAGGGTTCCGAGGATGAGGAAGTACACCGATGATGTACCCCTTGGACCCGACCAGATCAGAGAAGAAGTCTGCGACAACGCGCTTCATTCCACCCATGTCCGGCCAGGACCGAGTTGCCCTACGTTCGGGCTTTTCTGGATAAGCCATTATATCCTCCCTGGATACGGCTTAGTGAGACTACTGTTTAATCGTGCGTAGTCTGTTGGCACGGTTATGATCTAATTTATATACCGCATGTAACTCTGCGGTGTAATGCTCCTAGCTCGGATCGCCAGGGTACTCTACGGGAACCGGCGTATTGCCTCGTCCCACATTTTTCCATCCCTTTGACAAGCACAGTTCCCTTGACCACACAGTTGCGTAGTCAGTCTCTGTCTTGATGACAATATAGTCACCAGGCATCATTGAGCGAATACCCAATGGGGGTTGATGATCGGGGTTCATTCCGTTCATCACGGTAAATGTGTACTCTCTGATGTCGATTTCTCCTTCTTCAAGGCGAAACTCAAATGTGTACACTTCGGTATACGAGAGTTCATCGAGTTCCAACCCGGTCACATCTCGCGTACCCATGGTCATCGAATCAAACATCTCACTAGAACAGATGTCGTCAATAACCGAGTATTCACGGTAAAACACTTCCACAAAGATGTGCGTACCCATAATATCCCTCCCTGGGATAGTTGTTGGTTAGTGGTGCCATGATCTAATTTGTGTACCGCATGTGGCTCTGCGGTTGTGATCAAGACCTTCAGAGATAATCTCGTGGATCCAGATCGTAGTATCCCGAATCCAGATCCTCCCGGTACTGTCCGAGAGCATGCTGCTGGTCCTCACGCTCACGAACGGAGCACTTGTGGTTGTAGACTGTACCATCGGCGCAGTCATCACAGCCATCGTCACCGCACGTGTCGCAGTACGGGGACCAGTCATCACCATACTCAGGGCAGGTGCACTTTGCCATCTTTTTCACCTCCTTGTGATGATCGCAGTACTGCTGACCTGCAGGGACTTCATCCCCACAGATTTCCTTCTCAGGTTCGTTGAACCCGTATCCGCAGATGCTCATAGCATCCTCCAAGATGATATTGTTGGATGTTGGCGCCATGATCAAATTTGTATACCGCATGTGGCTCTGCGGTCGAGGTTTAACCCTTGTCCTGGATGGGTAGTGAATCAGCTGTGGCGCCAGCGAATGTCTTCCTTGTCGAAACACCCGAGGTCCATGCAGTGTTGGACGCAGTGGAGTTCTGTATCTTCTCCGTAGTATCCAACAAAAATGCCGTGGAATACTGCTTCATGGTCCTTTTGGCAGACGTCGCAAACCGCAAAGGTCTGATAGACGTCGTACTCTCCTGTATCGAAGTTACTCATTTGTTATCCTCCAAGATAACTGTTGAGTAGTTTTGGCCGGACTACTCGTTAACCGGAGTTCCCCGCGAAGGAATCGAACCTTCTAATTTCTACACCAGTACGGGGATGAGATCAGAGGTCGAACTTCAATTGCTCGACTTCCTCATATGTGTCGAGGTTGATAAGTACATCATCAACCTGGGCCCATCTACCGCCAACACTCCTGCTACGAGCCTGGTCAAGTCCGGCCAAGAAACCGGAAAGATTAAGTCGGTAGTGAAGATTGCAAAGGCGATAGATTAACCCATTACGGGTAATCGTACGCCCTGAGGCCACTCGATTGTTGCAAGAGTGACCACGCGTTGTGATCGCACTGCAGTTCATTACTCACCTCCCTTCGTTGTCTCGAAGCCACTGCTGGACCTGAGCTGGATTGTCTTGCATGTACTTCAGCATCTTGGCATCGCGCGCATTGGTCCAATCAATGTAGACCAACACGAGGGTGACAAGGGTTACCACAAGGAGTGCAATACCAAACATTCCAAATGGCGTCAATTGCTTGTTTTCTTGATACACAGTATCCTCCCAGATAACTGTTTCTTGTGCCTCAAAATCTACTGCGTCCATCATTGCATCCAACAATGGGTCTGATTCATAAACTTCCATTGTATATCTCCCTAGCTGTTTCTTGTGCCCCACAATAGGACACTCATCAGGGCGTTAATTCGCCGACAGCCCAGGTTTAGCCCTTACCCTGGATGGGCGTAGAGATCAGTATTCCTTGACCTCAATTACCGACATGGCCGTAACTCTAATCTTAGAGTTGGGATCCTGCCGGTCTTTCTTCGTTTCAGCCAGATACTCATCGCGAGCCTGGCAATCATCGAAGATCCAGCCTGAAGTAGGAACCTTGCAAAAGTTCCCGAATTCGTCCAGGCCATGAAGAAAGTGGGTTTCTTCGTCCCACACTTCCCACTTCACTCCATGGTGGGATTCCATGCAGTTAAAGCAGAAGGATTCTTCATTTTCCATATTCACCCCCTTTCAGTGTTGGTAGTTGGTGAATGGAGTTCCCCGCAGAGGAATCGAACCTCTGTGCAACCATTCGGGGAGGTAGACATACGTTGATGGGGGTATGTCAGCCCCAGGTATTACTTGTTCAGGCAGACTGAGTCGCGGGATCATACTCGACCCATTGCTCAATCCGGCGTCCATCCCTTGTAGTGCAGGTAAACATGATATTACCTGGTAAATCAATACAGATGGTCACATCGGTATACATTGGTTTGTCACCTTCCTTATAGTTAAGATACACTGAGTACTGTTGCGGATACACTTGAGTAGACTCAAACTTAACCTCGTTGCCACGAAGGGTGTTGATGGTTCCATTGATGTATGACATTGTATTTCTCCCTAGTGTTTCTTGTGCCCCGTTGTTAGGACACTCATCGGCCTGTTAATTCAGGGACACCCAGGGAAGGGTGTATTGGAGGCAACAATGACTACGCTTGTCCCCAGTATTCACGCATACGTGCATTCTCCTGGCGATTGAGGCGAGCATTTACGCGCGCTGCCTTGAAATGACGAATGCCGGCACTAACAGCTTGCTTGATCGTCGAGATAGAGAAGACAAGCCCAAGGGTAAAGCCAATAACGCCTGCCCAGAAGTGAGCAAAATTGGCAGCAAACTCAAGAGTGTTGTACTTTGACCATGCATCCCACATAGCAAAAGGAACCACAAGGCTCATCATCATGGATGATCCACCAGCAATGACCTGCATAATGGAGAGACCATTGGAGTTCCAGTCATCATGGCTGCGACGATCAAGGACATATAACTTAACCATGGCAAAGAGACATGCGACAATAAGAGCATATCCAACGCCTGATGCACCACCAATAACCATTGCCTTACCAAAGTTGATGGCAAAGTATCCGACAATAAGTTCCTGCACCAACATGATGGTAAGCATCTTGGTACGACCAATGAGCAACTCAACAGCAATGCCTGCTGGAAGGATCATGGCCATGTTCATCCACAGGTGACCTGCATCCTTATGGGCGAGCATTGAGGTGAGGATCTTGTGGTTCTCGACGTAAGTCGTGTCAAGGGTAAGGTTCTCCCACGTGTTGGTCGTGTAGAACAGGACGATGTTGATGATAACGAAGATGATGGTGATGAATGGAAACTGCTTGATGAATTTCATTTGTATTGCCTCCAATGTAAGTAGATACCCCAGGGTGGGGGGTGGGCTCGATATTCGTCTCAAGCACACAACAATATCCAATAGATACCCATAAATTTTTTCTGTATATTTTCACCTAATAGGTTTTATATATGTCTATATGAGTTCAGATGTTTTTCTCTAAAAAAGTTCACCCAAAAATATTTTTCTCTCTATTTTTCTCCCTATAGGGTATATAAACATCTATACCTATAGGACGTGACTGAGAAGCCGGCGAACTAAACACACTCGAAGTCACTCCCCAACACACAAAAGTGCTAAGAAAGTCTAAAAACACACAAGGAAAGTTGAATCAGTCTCTAATATGTCATAGAATGGCCCGCAGAAAAACAAATAGAGGACAACTAAGACTACAAACAGTCTCTAAACACTCTAAAGGTCAATAGAAGACTCTAAGAAGACTTAAAGAAGCTCTTCATAATATGCCTACAATCTTTCAGAAAGAAAAAAGACTGTTCATAGACATCCCATCTAGGGGTTAAGGGACCTATTTTTTCAAAAATGAACTAGAAATACCTTAAAGTAGTTGGCATAAAAGTCTCAGATTAGCAAGTAGATAGAAAAGAAACTCTAAAACAAAGGAAAACATGTCAAATAGCAAAAATACAATCATTTTATGTTCAGATATCTTCAAGATGGGACACTTACCTACCCATTTTGGGTTTCGGTTTGAAAGAAATGGGTTTGATGTACAGTATTTACCTTACCCTATGGCTAAGAAGGGTATTTCAGTTGAGAAGATAGCTGAAATGAATCTTAATTTTGTTCAAGAACTGCGAGCAAAGTCGAAACATAGCGTTTTCATTGGCCATGGCATTGGTGGGAGGATCGGTATGGAGCTTTTGTGTCAAGATCCTTTAGCTTTTGACGCTGTCGTAACAATAGCCACATCCTATAAGGCGTCGTCTGCGATCGTCTCTGTGAGCGATATAGGGCCTTTAGAGGGCATTCTGGAAGCATTTTCTCCCCTGTTGTTGGAACTTAGAAAAGACGCGAATATTCCAGAACAACTCCTTATTCCGTCATTGTCTCTAGCAGCTCAGTTCGATTCGATCCTAGGCAGAGACGCTACAGCCGATATCATTGATGAACACACAACAATTCCATTAACAACACATTCTTCGATCCTGTCTTCAGGTAGAGCATACCTTGAGGTCTTAGGTTGGCTTAATTACGCCGTATTTAGCCCTCACAGCTTCGGCGGTAAAGACATCGATGATGTTGTAGTCAAGTAACTTTCAATCGATTACAGACAAAAAGAAAAGCCCCTCCGTAAAAGGTGGGGCTTTCTTCATATATCTTGGGATTTAGTAAAGTTTAAATACTGTAGCGGTCACGCGTCACATCAATAATGACATCTTCGACACTAACACCACTCATAGTCGCAACCTCATGAAGCATTTTCCACTGTTCTTCTGTAAATATAACAGGCAGGGCATTACCTGACGGTGTAGTCACCCAAACAAAATACACCATAGGATCGGAAGCGGTCTCGTTCCAGGTACCCAGCTCATCGTCAAGCGTTTTAAAAATATTTTGCGCCGAGAAATCGGTCGAAACTTCCTTCGTGGAAGGAGTTTGACCGACCGGCTTTACAAATGGGAGTTGTAAATTTAAAAAAAATAAAACAATGTCGATGAAAAACATAAACTACCTCAAGTGTTCTCTACTTCATTTTTTACAGCAGCGACCACACATATAAAACCAGCTAACATGACCAGAAGCAAAACGCCTCAACTCACTGTGAGAAGCTGGTGAACCACAAAAACAATACATCAAGCCTCAGGAGCCTTCTTGGGGCGACCAGGCTTCTTAGCTGTTGACTTTGTGGCAGCTTTCTTAGCTGTCTTTTTCTCAGCCGCAGGAGCCTCAGCCTTAACAGGCTTAGAAGCAGCAGCTAAAGTCGCTTTTGGATTAGAACCAAAAAGTTTCTTCAATTTATCTAACATTTATTATCCTATCATTTCTATTATGTTACCCTACAAGTCACATTAGTGACTATATAGAACTTGTTTGACAACTAGTGTCACTTCTTTTTCTTAGGTTTCCTCTTCTTCGGCATCGTAACCGTTTGAGGAGGTGAAACTCTTATAACTTTCTTTATATTCATTTCTTCTTAGGCTTCCTTTTCTTCGTTGGTCGAAAAGACATAGAACCAGAAGGCTGACCATAGCCTACAGAAGCAGATTTACCATAACCGGAAGATTTAGACTTTTTCATCGCTTCTTCTTTGGTTTCGGTTTAGATTTACCAGAACTAACTTTCCTATATTGAGCTAAAGCCATATGTTGCACCTCGAAATATTTTAGTTGGTCTTCAGATAGTAAGTCAATTACAAGCTTTCCATTCAAATGGTCAACTTCATGTTGGAAGATTCTACCCAAAAGACCAGACGCTTCCATCTCAAAGGTTTCACCATTCTTATCTAAAGCTTCAACCAATATAGTATTGGGTCTTTCGACCGGAAAGTAGAAACCAGGTATCGATAAACAACCCTCGTCATAAAGAAACATATCATCTGAGGACTCTTTAATAACTGGATTAATAAAAAATTTGTGACGTCGATTTTCAAGATCAATGTAGCCAAAAATTGGTAGTTCAAAACCTATCTGGTTGGCGGCTAGGCCAAATCCTTGGCAGAATGGAAGCCTTCTAGAGATTTGCCATATAGCATCTTTGACTGAATCGTCAATATTTTCAATATGTGGAACTTCTTTTCGTAAAATATCGTTAGGATATTGAACTATAGGTATTTTTATCATAGAGACCTTTAAAGTGAGAAATGTTATCGCTACAGATTCCATAGAATCCGTTAAGCTTTTGGTCGTTTAATTCTGGAAGTACAGCAACAGATCTATCTAATGGACCTATGCCCGGATAGCACCAAGTATAGCCCCTCGTAGTCAAGGCGAAGTCGTCAGTTTGGTGCCAAAAGACATTAAGAGTCTGGTACCTAAAAAGGATTTGGAAAGCTTCATGATTTTTGGTGTGTATCCAAATTTTACTAGCTCTGTGCATAAGCCAGTCTATAGGGATTCTATGCTGCGGCTCATCATGACCAAGGTACATTTTTCCTTTAGTAGACCATACATCTACTTCCGCATCATAGCCAAGATCTATGGCCGCATCGATGTAATCAGGGGCATTTTCCATCTCTAGACTATATCCGTCAATGTTGCCCCTGTGAGCTATAAATTTCATTAGAAATCAACATCCCTTATTCTGTAAGATAAATCATCCACGTTTTTTACTTTTATATTTTTTGATTTTAAATATTTATCTAAAATCTCTTCCGCGTTTAAACTGGTATTGATAATTGATTCGGTATAAAAGTTTTCATCGGGTACACATTGAACCATAACTTCTGGCTTACCATAAAAAAACACATCACTAAAAAATCCATTTGTTGGAGATAGTTTACCATAAAGGGTATTTTCTTCACAATATATCTTTTCTGGCAAAGAAAGTTCCTGTAGATCAAATCTAGTCCTGAACAATACATCATAATTAGTGTATGACTCTACTGCTAAGTTAATTGATCTTTTTATTTTCTTAAACATTAACAGAGTGTTAAGAGCGTTTACGTTGTGTGCTGTTGGCATTGCAAAATCGAAGTGATTTAAATAATCGTAGTCAGACCTTTTTTCTATATCGAGAACAGACGGATGGTAAAGAGTCATCAATCCTTCTTGATTTATGCCATATCCATCATCATCTTTACTGCCTGACCAAAAAGTTGTATTGTTACCAGAACTAGTCCAGGTTGAAATATAAAATCTGCAGGACAAATCTTCTAACTGTTTGGTGGCAGGGGACATCACCTTATCGTAAGCCCGTGTATGCCCAGCAAAGCAGGCTGCGTACATCAATCTTCAACTTTCGCAACAAATGCGTGAAGCATATTATACCAACACCGTTCGTATTGCTCTGGGTATTTTTCCCTGAATGAATCTGGATATTTGAGCGTGTCAAAAAATATATCATTATTTTCAAGGACTAAACAATAGTCGTTTCTTTGCCAATTACTTTCCCAGCGGTCTTTTGCTCTTTTCATGACTTGATCGTAGGACCTGTAAGTGTACTGCTTGTGCACGAAGTCAGTGTGTACAGCATGTGAAAGCGAGTTGTGCGGAATTACGGATCCGTGACCCTTTCCGTACTGGAAATCCTTATCAAACTTGAAATATCGATATTCAGTCCATCCCGGTGCCATATACCACTTAGAAAGTTTTTCTATTGAGTCGCCAGGTCGGAAGTTCCAACTATCTCTTTGTGAAGAGTGCAAAAAGAAATGCTGGTTCACGATAGCAACAGAAGAAGCGTTGGGATTTTGCGATAGCATTTCTAAAGGATTGCTATCAGGGAACTCGTCTGGATGTAAAACACCCACCCATTCTTTTCCTGTTACTGATGCTTTAATTTTATCCCACAAAAATCCGCGTATGGAATCATTTGCGTGACCGGAAATAACATTTTTATCTTTCTCATAAAACACGACTTCATCATATTTGGAGCAGATCTCACCGCCAATATCATCTTCTGAGCCATCTAAGACGAATATCTGATCATAAAACTCGGTAATCCTAGTTAAGTATTCATCGAGTATATCGTTCTCGTCTCTCATCACCAAGAGCCCAACTTGTTTGTTCATAGTTACCTTACTACGTCCTTAGTCACTTGTAATTTGCCAAAAAATAATTTAGGTCTTCTGGCGTACCAATCCCCCACATACCTCTAATGTTGAATGTCTTGATTTTTTTTCCATCTTCAATAGCCTGATTGAATACTGGACAGACATAATATTCATTATTGACCCTAATATCTTTTTCTATCATACGCTCTGCGTACTTGACGAAATCCGAACCGTGTTTCCAATAATAGAATCCAACTGTGGCAATATTGGAGATTGGATTTTTTTCAGCAACTTCGGTAACAAAACCGTTTTCATCTATTTTAGCAAACGACCACTTAGGGTGTGTTGACTCAAACGTAACTATCCCACCATCAACGTCAGATTCTTGCATATGGTACAGAAACTCATTTGAATTCCATTCTACAAATTGGTCAGAGTTAGCAAAGAACAATGGGTTATCATTATCTATAAACTCCTTTGAAAGTAAGGCAGTGCAAGCAGCTCCCTCGGTCATTCCGTCAACTTCTACTATTTTACAATTCGGCGCGATCATGTTAAGGAGCGTATCAAGATTATACTTTTTCCTATGTGATTCCTGGACTATAAAAATGTAATTAGCATCTATGTTAAGGTTTTCGGTGACAACCTGAATCATTGGTTTGCCGTTTACATCTATAAGAGGCTTAGGAAATGTGTATCCAGCTTTCTCGAATCTACTTCCTGCCCCAGCCATTGGTATTACTACATTCATTTTTTTATCTACCCACTTAAAGTTGTTTTTCTTATCTGAATCAGAAAACCTATCAATAGCATCTGCTAAGTTTTTTGATGTTACATCTTTTGGTGCTCTAACCCTCAATACATTTGAGCCACTTCTTTTTGCGGCTAGTAAACCATACGGTGAATCTTCAACTATTAGAGTCTCTTCTGCTAGGAAGCCAAGTTTAGATATAGCCTTCCAATATATTTCTGGATGAGGTTTTGAATTGTTAACATCTTCATTTGAAAGTATAAGGTCGAAAAAGTCAATAATATTTAATCTAGCAAGTACTGTAAAAACAGTTTTCCTAATAGAGTTAGAACAACATGCAATCCTGTAGCCAGCTTTCGACAAATCAGCTATACATTCATATATAATTTGATTAGGGACTAGAGTGTTTAGTAGATCTATTGTTATATCCTGCTTTATGTCCCATACCAACTCGTGTGCACTTACGGGCAATCCCTTATCTGCAGATAGCATATCAAGTTTACTATTTGTTTTTAAACCATCGTATTTGCTTAAGTGCTCGGCCCAACTAATCGTGTATTGATCCCCAACACTTTGAAGCGCCTTATTTAGCGCATCGAAGTGTATTTTTTTAGCTTCGACAAGAACACCATCTAGATCAAAAATTATTAATTTAATCATTAATTCCTCAATAAGTGAACTTTTCTGACATTTGTTTCATCGTAGCTGTCATAGATTTCTCCGCCATAACCTTGAAATGAATTTTCGACATTATACCCCAACTTGCCTAGAACGATCCCACATATTCTTTCCGTAGCGCATGAATGATTTTTTGTTGTTGGGAGTATGTTAAAGATTCCTGTATTATGCAAGTTATCCATAACCTCTCTCTTGCACATAAACATCGGACCAAAAATACCCTTATATTCACTGGGCACTCCGTACCCCAAATGTTCAATCATTTGCTCATTTGCCCACTCGCATATGTTTCTACCATCGGTATCCCAACCCATTTCGACCGGAGGGTAAGACCACCATCTAATCGTGCGTATATCTTCTATTTCTACAAATGAAATATCATTCTCAATAATTAAAGAATCATGAATGTTATAAAAAAATTTTTCGTTAGGAAATTCTCTATAGGCAATCCTGTAAGCCTCCATGGCAAAGAAGCGATTATCCGCATCAAGGATGTGTATAAAGCTGTCTAAGTCATTAAAGTAGCCCTTATCTTCCGATGCACTATCAACAACGCAAATAGCGGCATTAGGGAGATGCCGCTTAATTGATTCTACACATTCAAATATTATCGGTCGATTTTTATCGAACTTACAGGCAATAACAAACATGAGCCTACTTCCAATTAAAGCCAATCCTCCCATGTTTCTCCACACTCAAGGCAGGACACTTCTATTTCTGGTAAAGATGAATCATTTTCATCTCCAATCCAAATTATATCCAACTTAAGGGAGTAACATGTGGGGCATGCTTCGTTATATTTAAAGGTTTTTTCTTCTGACATTGTGAATCTCTTGCGTTATTTCGTCAAGTAAGTCTAAATCGCTCGCCAAAGCTGCAATCGTAGAATTTCTGCCCTGCTCTTTTAAATCTTCTTTATAAGAGTACCAAGCGCCACTCTTATTTAGGACCCCGAGCTCAACAGCGATATCTACTATGCATCCTACCTTGTCTATACCCCGTCCGTAAATAATATCGAACTCACACTTCTTCAGGGCTGGAGCCATCTTATTCTTAGGCACTTTCACTACAGCTCTAATACCTAAGACTTCTCCAGTCTTTGTATCTTTTATGTCTTCTTTTCTTCTCATGTCAATTCTTACAGAAGAGTAGAAACGCAGAGCCCTCCCACCTGGGGTGGTTTCCGGGTTTCCAAACATAATTCCTATTTTTTCTCTTAACTGATTAGTAAAGATGACTAGAGTTTTTGTTTCGTTTGCGGCCGCTACAATCCTAGATATACCACGGGACATCATTCTTGGTAAAAGGCCCATATGGTTGTCTTCCATAGTTCCTTCTATCTCCGCCTTCGGAGTTAAGGCCGCGACAGAGTCAACAACTATAACCCCTAATTCTCCGGTCCTAATCAGGGTTGTCAAAACGTCTAAGGCTTGTTCGCCATAGTCTGGTTGGGAAAAGATTAAGTTATCCATATTTACGCCAAGCTGACCGGCATAAACTGGGTCTATTGAATGCTCAGCATCTATGAACGCACACAACTTCCCCATCTTTTGTGCTTCTGCAACAACAGACAGGCATAGGGTAGACTTACCGGACGATTCCGGGCCAAAAACTTCGACTATGCGACCTTCTGGTAAACCACCAATTCCAAGAGAAATGTCAAGCGGCAAAGCGCCAGTTGAAATAGCTGGCCATGGTTTGATATTGTTGCTACCAATCCTCATTACAGTGTTATCGCCAAATTGCTTATCTAACTGAGCGATTGCTAACTGAACTGCTTTAGGTAAATCGTTGTCTTCCATAATCCTTACTTTGTTAAAATAGGTAACTACATTCTACCTTGTTCGGACTTGACTTCTCTAATTTTAAGGTCTGTTCTTTCTAAGACAAACTCCAGTTCCGATCTGTATTCCTTGTCTTCTTGTCCTAGAATCTCTTTTTTTAGTCTGTCTCGAAATTTGTATAATTCTTTTAATGTGGGTTGTTTCTTCTTGGTATTCATGTGCTACACTATAGTCACATTGAGTATGTTGATTCAACTTTATTGGAGATTTTGTGGACATTTCATTTGAAAGAGCAGTTTTTCTTTTAGAAGAACAAATTAACGATCCATCATACTTGGTGACTTTGTGGAAGTTTAGTGGCAGGTGTCATGAAAGTGTACCTTACCCAGAAAAGTGCAGCCCCTGGTATGCAGGGTTGGAATCGATTATAATTAATAATTAATATTACCTACAACTTTAGATGTCGTAAAAGTGGGATTAGCGCCAGAACGGTAGGATCTGGTTGAGGAAACCTCAGGATGAAGCTGAAGTGACGTTCAGACGAAGGCGCTCGCATAATGTAGACCCTAGAGATATGATATTTTTGACAAGTTTTAACTACTTGTCTACCTCAGTGCTATACAAAAATATTTTATGGAGGTAGTTTTACTTACTAATATGATTAATTATCACACTAGAAAGCGGGTTCAAGGTTTGAGAGTATACGATATTTATATACCTGAACTCAATCGCTACGTAAAATTTAAAGTTTTACCGCCAGAAGAGATTAAAAAAATAATGGATGATATATCTGATTATGATCCATCTGAGCATATGAAAACAGTAGTCGAGAACTTTGTTTACAATATGCGCCACGAAATAGTGGATGCACTAAAAATGCTTTCCGACGAGGCTGGGGAGCTAGCTATAGAGGCGCTTTTCAACGGCTGTGTAATGCTAAATCCTGGTCTAGATATAGATTCTTGGGTAAGAATTGCCTACTCTGCAACTAAACCCATCATCAACATAAGGGAAATGACAAAAGATGTAGTCGTATCACCTCCGCCAAAGCCAAGGTCAGTTGAAAAAGAAATAAAGAAGCCTTCTAAAATAACAAAAACAAAATTAAATAATTTAACTAAGCATTTGCAGGCAAAGCTTATAGGTCAAGACGAAGCGATTAAAAGCGTTGTAAATATGCTGAAACGTTCTTTGACGGGCTTAAATGATGAGGGTCGACCACTTGGGGTGCTTTTGTTTGCGGGTAGTTCAGGTACCGGTAAGACCCTTCTGGCTAGAGAAGTTCATTCGTATCTTTTTGGTGGGGAGTACGATATGATTAGGGTTGACTGCGGGGAATTTCAACAAAAACATGAGAATCAAAAACTCATTGGTGCTCCTCCCGGTTATATTGGGCACGAAGATGGCGGAATGCTTACGACTCGGATAAAAGAAACCCCAAATACTGTAATTCTTTTAGATGAGGTAGAAAAAGCTCATCCAGATTTATGGAATACATTCCTTAGAGTATTTGACGAGGGTGTTATTACTGACAATAAAGGTAAGCAAGTTTCTTTTAAGGATTCAATAATTATAATGACGACCAATCTTGGTAATGACAAGATTGTCCAAAACTTGACTGGCAAAGGTACAGGTTTTGCTGCAAGGGTTGATATTGATTTAGAGAGCATAGAAACACCTAAGAGGGATATTGTAGAAAAAACGACTAAAGAAGCTATTAGGAAGGCTTTTAAGGCGGAATTCCTGAATAGGATAGATAAAACAATAATATTCAATCACCTTACTTATGAGGACTATTTGATGATAGCCCAACTGGAGATTGAGCTTGTAGATAAAAAATTAATGAAAAAAGGTTTTATACTTAATTCTGATGAAACGGTACTAAAAGGGTTAGTAGATAAGGGTGTTAATACTATTTTTGGCGCCAGAGGAATGTCTAGAGTTCGTCGTGACGAAATCGAAGACCCAATTGCTGAGCTGATCATATCTAAAAGCCCTAAACGAGGAACAATCTTCGAAATTTTTTATGTAAATAAAATATTCGAGTTAAATATAATAAGTTAGCATTAAAAAAATTATTTTATCTAAATAGGAGCATGTAATGCCTTTAGTGCCTGGCCTTGGCGGAAAAACTCTTGGAACTTTAGTAGGCGCCGCAAAAAAAGCGTTTCCTGCATCTGATAACGTCATAGTTGGCATGGGGCGGGGTAGAAGAGCGCTTCCTAGCGGCGCTAGAGGGCTCCCCAGTGGTGCCAGAGCTATTGGCCCACCACCGAGAATGCACGGTCCAGGTATCCCCATGGGTCGAGCACCCTATAAGTCCAAACCTATACCAGTTACAGCAAGATATCGTAGTCAACCGATACCAATAGCTGCTACAACGCCGCCTAAAGAGCCCGGGTTTTTTGCGCAACATGGGAAAAAAGTTGCAGCAGCAGTTGCGGTAGGTGCGGTAGGGTTTGGTGCCATGAATAACAGAAGTGGCAAGGGCGTTGACCCGCAAACGGGTCTCCCTAGAGGTATTTACGGAAGATAGTATATGGAGGCACAATGATTGGTGCGCTAAAAAGCTTTAGAGCGGGTGGGTACGGAATAGGAAAGCCGCTACAGTCAGCGGGCAGAAGCCTAATGAATAAAGGTGGAATGTACAAAGTCCCCGGAAAAGTTGTTAACGCTATGGGTATGAGGCCGGGCAGGACTTTGGCTGGAGGAATAGCTGCCGTTGGCGGTATACACACATACAATACGGCTGGTAAATTTGGTGGCACATTAGATGATCAACTTAGGCAAGATACGAGGTATAATCGTAGAATGAGGTCTGGTCAATCTTCCGCTCTCAGCGGCCTTCAGCCTAGGTCTATGGGCGGCTATGCGTAAGGAATGTGATGAGTAGATCTTTAGATTGGCGCAATTACGTCAATGAATTTGGTGATTTTGAACTACCAAATTATTTATATCAAATAAATAAAGAACTTATGAAACAAAGTCTTGATTTGGGGACTCTGCTTTCTGACGATAAAATGAAACTACGCGCCTATAAGGAACAAGTAAAGAATGTCTTTAAGAGACGCTGGATGGAATTAGCACAAGCTTTAGAATTCTTTGATATCATAGTACCCTGCCAGTGCTCGCTAGACGAATTTTGTGAAATATGTGGAGGTAGTAGATATGTGCTTAATGCTTTATTATCTCCCGAACAAATGCGTGAGATAGGTGTGGTTTTTAGTGCAGACGCAGATGCAGAGCTTGCTGAAAAGCTTCAGGCAGGGCTGACGAAAGCCCTTAAAGAGATTAGGCAGGATTACCTTGAACTGCCCGAGGTGTAGTTTCGAGCTGACTTTTGTTTGCCATGAACACCGTCCCGATGGGTCAGTGTGGTTTGAGTATTTATGTGAAAAGTGTTTTTCTTATCTTCAAGAAGTGTATAAAGATAGTGCACTTCAGTATTCTATTTGGGGAGATTTGTCTCGTGGGTGAAATTGAAAAAGTTGAAAAAGAAAACTTTTTAAAAGATTTTGAATCTTTAAGGCCAGACTTTTTTTTGGCAGATTTGTACAGTGATGAAAAAGATCTGTCTAAAGTCGCAGAAGCTGTAAGGCCAGCTAAGACTAAGACATCGCTATTTTCTTCTATCCCTATGAGATGCATGTCGGATAAGTGTCCGTTCGCAGACACATGCCCCTTGGAGCAGCAGGGCATAGCGCCTAAGGGCAAGCCATGCCCAATCGAGATGGCGATAGTTTCCCAATTTATGGAAAGCATAATGTCTGAGTTGCGGGTAAATCCGGATAATTTAATTGAAGTTTCAATGGTAAGGGACCTTGTTGACCAGGAGATACAGCAACTGCGTGCAACAAAACTGTTGGCAAAGGAAAGTTTTATCCAAGAAAACGTAATTGGCGTAGATGATCAGGGTCGGCCGATTATTAAGAAAGAGATGCATCTTGCCGTTGATTTAAGTGATCGACTTTTAAAGCGCAAAAAAGAAATACGTAATCAAATGATGGCTACAAGAGAACAAAGGGCTAAGACTGGTCAGGCCCAATTGGATAGCGCACAGTTAATATCTAATTGGATGGATACTATACGCGAAGTTGAGGAGCAAAAAGAAAAAGCTCTTCGTAAAAAAGTCGGTTTAGACGATTTTGACGAATACGTAGAAAATGATAAAGCCATTAATAGTGGTGTCTCTACAGATATTGTAGACGCAGAAATAGTAGAGGACTAAAAGTATGGCGCTTAATTTTTCTCCTATGGGAAGTGGCAACTCAAGTTCTGGCCGGGTCAAAATCCCCGCATTAGATGACGCAGGACTACAAGATTTTTTTGACCGCTATAGAAACGCGCAAAAGTATGTAGTGGACAGAGTCAAAGATGCCGCGGAAGCAGGCTCTTCGCTTAAACATGATAGGGTATTGCAATCTATGCTTGATACAAATCTTTCTTTGAGGGATTTAATCGGCTATTTGCCTAGGCAAAATCAGGAAGATGTAATGCAGGCATTTAGGGGTCTTTTTGAGTTTGATGAAGCCCTTGGCGACCCAGAGGATTTAATACGTTTGGCGAAATCATATGTGGAAGATGGCGTATTAGATATACCTTCCCATATGACAGAGATGGGAACCGGGAAAGGGGTATTCAGATTTAATGTTGAAGCTGAGTCTGTTGTCCCAGGGAAAAAGGCAAATCCATTATCTCATATACTTAACAATTTAAACGTTCAGCTAGATCCAAGGGAAGCCCGCAGGCTACTAAACGACCCGTCCTTAGCGCAAGACCCGACCTTAATTAAAAAAGCTTTCAAGTTTGGTAAAGGTCTTTACGACGCAGATTACCTTGAAGGGATGCACCGACTTCTCAGCGGGGAGATGGCAGTACCACGCGGTGCGAATATGCTAGTTTTCGACACTGAAACTTTAGGGTTATCATTTGGTAGTGGTAATGTAAGAGAACTTGCTGGTCACAATTTTATGTATGGCGGAAATGCAGCGTTAGACAACGCAGTAGATCCTTTCGATAATTTCTTTAAAATGTCATCAGCTCAGGTAGGCATGATTTCAACTGAGGACGCAGGTGTAAAGTCTAATAAAAAATTAATCGATTATTTTAACGACCTAGCTACGCATAATAGGGGCAGCAGCCTAAATAGGTTAACTAACACAAGTGCTACTGGCGACGAATTTGTCGATGCAATAAAGCCTTTCCTGAAAAGGATGCAGGATGCCGACTATATACTTGGGCATAACATACCATTCGATATAGATCAAGTACTCATTGGCGTAAGGATGACGAGCCAATACCTTAATGGTACTGACCAGGAACTTGTCAGTCTTGTTGACGATGTTACCACTAAGGTGCGGAGTGGCAGTTCTGTTGTCGATACATTAAATTTATCTAGGAATTTATTACCTAGTTTGCAGGCAGCACCTGAATTAAAATTTGCAGGAGAAATTACTAGCCACTCAATCGAAAACTTAGTGCTACAAACTGACCTGATAGACAGAATGGTTCAAGATGCTGGCGGGGGCACTGCTGGTCGGCAAGCTGTAGTAGACTTTCTCGAAATAGCTGGCCATGGCAAACTTCACAGCGCGAAGGTTGACGCAAGACTAACAGCAAAACTATTTGAATACTTGACTGATGAAGCTTCACCATTAAAAGCCCAGGCACTTGGATCTACCGCGACTACTCAGGAAGAGATAGATTTCGCTAAAAGGATGAGAACGGTTGTTCGCAGATCTTATGCTCCAACACCTATATCTAATATCGCTGATGTAAGAAATATAGACTCTGAATTATTTGCCTCACTTTTGCAAGAAAAAGATGGTATTCGTTTTGGCGCACTAGATATGAACAATATGTCTATGAGGGAATTGTCCCTAACAGAGTCAGTTTCTGGTGGTCAAACACTGTATTCGGTTGGCGATAAAAAAGGTGCTCCAATTTTTTCGGGCACTGCAGCTGATTTGCAGCAAGCGCTGTCTAAAGAGATTGACCCCTTTTTTGCGTATGCAAATGTTACGCCATTAGAACAAGAAGTATTTTTGACAAGGAGGCTTGTTTCTCCACAGGCTCTAGATGTTACGGAAGATACCTTATTTTCTTTAGGTAATTTCAGGAGGTTGACTGGTTACGACGTCACAAACGCGGGCTTAATAAATAGGGCTGGAACTTTCTTTAAGCGGGCAAATGACACTCTTGGTTTTAAAGCCATGCAAAAATCTTTAGCTGATGCCCAATTACCAACTGCATCATTAAGTATGCCAGAAATGGCATTATCAAATGTAATGTCTCGTCAGACAGCCAATTACGCCGAACTCATGGGCAGAGGCCCTATGTACGAAAAGATGGTCGGACTTGCAGACGATTTAGGTGTTAGTCACTTTAAGGCCTTTGATGAAGCCTTAGCGCTAAGAAGCGGTAAAGTCCAGCTTCCAATGCAAATCCTGCAAGCAGCAGGTATAATTGATGACCCAGCAGGCGAAATGTTGTCTCTAAGTACATTCCAGTACATAGATGATGAAACCGATGATCTAGTTAAGGGAGTGACACTTAATAGGCGCTTAGTCGATTCTGAGATCGACACCTTAAAAAACTACCTAGACAATGTAACCGAAGATGAGCTTATCAATGGTAAGACGCTAAGAGAGTGGATGTCAACAAAGAGTGGTGTTCGCACGACTAAGGCTGACCTACTATTCGAGCTTGAAGCATCGGGCAAGGAATTTGGTGTCCAGGTAGGGCGCGTTGAGGGGCAGGGTGGACGCAACATAGCTGAGTTTTTAGAGAGAAATCTCATCATGGAGGAAGCTCAAAGAGACTCTGGTAGAATACCTATCAAAATGCAGGTGATTGACTTTAATGCAGATTCTGGTGGTATTCGATTAGGTCCAGCAATATTAGATAGATTCCTAGGAGATACTGGCGAAGAGGCTGTTGGGGATATATCGCGCGCTTCAGCAAAAGCTTTAGACGATCTAACAGAGTTTGCTTCAAGGACTGAAAATAGGGGCATGGTAGAGGCGGCAGAGTTGGCTGCAGCTACCGGAAATAAGAAGATACCACAGCAAATATACAGGGGATATAAATCTGCTAGAGGTAAAGCACCTTACGCCCTAGGCATCGCTGCAGCGGCAACACTTGGTTACATGGCTTTTAATAGGAATCAGGAAGCTAATTTTTATGACCAAACAATGGAATCGCAAGAGGTAGAGTCTTCAAGTGATTATGTTAATTATAGGAGGGAAATGGGTTTAAAACCAGCTCCTGCGAGAAGGCTGCCTGACCCATTACTAACATCTTATGTAGTTGGTAATTTAGATGATAATAAAATCGGCCACACACAAATGGGGCCACAGAAGTATTCCCATCTATTTTCTTGAGGTAACAAATGGCAAGCACCTATCAAATGGCTGGTAAGGCCGCAACAAAAATTAGTAGAGGTGTAAGCGCGAAAAGCGTTTTAGGCATTGGTGCTTTGACCGTAGGCGCTATGGGCCTTGGTATTGCCAGGGGTGATCCCATCCAACATACAATGAACTCAATGCAAGAAGCAATGTTTGATACCGACCAAGTAGATAACATGATTTTAGGGACTGATCTTTCAGCTCGAAATTTTGTGGGTCTCCCATTTGGTTTTCAATTTAAGGCTGGTTCATCAGCCGCCGGGGGAGCAGTTCTTGGTGGTGGACTTGGGGCCGTACTTGGTAGGGGCAAAGCTGGACGTTTCGTTGGTGGTGCAATTGGCGCTGGTTTAGGGGCTATTGCCGGGGGGGTTACGGGTGCATTAAACTCTGATACGGGTAGAATTTTATTTCCTAGGGATAATCCGGCAGACATGTTTTCTGGTCGCACATTTAACAAAACCCCTTTCAACTATCTTAAAGAGGATGAAGGGCAAGTTGCAAAAATGTACCAAAACACGGCTGAATCAAATGCTGGAAATGGATATTCAAGGTACCCAGGTTCAACCTATCCACAAAGGATGATGAGCAGACAATGGGACTCTGCGACTGGCGATATTGTCCTTGGCTCATACAACCTTAGGCGAGGATAATGTTAGTCGACCCTAATACAGGTATGCCTATGGATGGCGGACCTGTTCGAGAGAATATGATTGAAGCGGCCCTATCTGCTGATAGTGCTGCGGCCGGTAGTGTTTCTGGGTTTGCCCAGGGAATGGGTGTGTCAAGAAAAGGCGATCTTTTAGATAAGTCTTTAGATGTGATTCCTGGATTGAGTCAGACAACTGCATGGAACGTTAGGCGCGGTTTTAATACAATGGCCTATGGCGGACGTGGTGTCACTCAAGTTGGTGGCATGAGGGCTACGTTAAGCCCGAGATTCCTCACGAGACTACCAAGTATGGAGGCTATGGGTGGTGCCTCTATGGTGGGTAAGAACCAAAATTATATTTTGGGCGCAAGTAAATATAAGGCTGGGGAGGCTTATACGCCTTTTAATATTTTGGCTCGTGGCGGAAATTTTGCCTTCCGAAAAGCAGCTGGGAGATTTGAGGCAAAAGCTGCGTCTGGTACAAAACTTGGCAAATTTGGTTCTGGCATGGTAAACCTTAACTCTGAAGGCTCAGCTTTTAGTATAGGTACTTTAGCTAGAATTACAGCAGCGGATAAAATGGCCAGGGGGAAGCTTCCTACTGAGAATGTCCTAAATTTTTTGGGCAAGACTGATAATAATCTAGCGAAATCTTTTAAAGGCATAAAAAGGGTCCAATATAATCAGCAAGCTTTGGCCAACGCCGTATCAGCAGCTAGGCCACAAATCGCTGCGTCCCCTTTTGGTGCGCAACAAGCGGTTAAATCAAGACTTCCGATGTCAACACCACTTGCCGCCGTGAACCCAACAGTAGATGAAGCCGCAAGGTTAAGTTACGCGAGTGTTACAGGATCGGTTTCTGGTAGAGTGTCTGGTTTTATGAGTCAAACGAGAATGGGAAACCTAGGCATGGATGCCGTAAAAGCAGCCGATGCTGCCGGTAATAAGGCTTTCATGTCTGGTGTCGGGTCTGCCGTTAGAATGATGGAAAAAGGGGGTTTTGAAAGGGTAGGCGGAGAATTCGTGGTAAAAAAAGGTAGCGAGCTAGCCACTAAGTTCGGATACCAGGCTGGTCAGCGGGTCGGTTTGGGAACTGCTGCTAGAGTCGGTATGCAAAAAGGTGGAGCAAAAATAGGCGCAAGACTAGCGCTTGCCGCTGGCGCGAATGCTGTACCAGTAGTGGGGCAAGTTGTTAGTGCGGCTTTGTTGGCAAGCCTGGTCATGGACGTTGGTCAGTTAGGCGTTGCGGCATTTAAAAGTGGGGTTGATTTTGCGAAAGAAGGTGTTCAATCTTACCGCGGCCAAATAAATAAGGGCGTTATGGGTATGGGCTACAGGGATAATACGGTAGCAGCAACTTCTAGGGCGCGCGGTGTGCAAGCAATTCAAAATTCCAGGTTAAACGCAAGAAGTGTATTAGGTTCAGAGGCAGGCGCGATGCATGCGCATTTTGGATAATGTTAAACGAAAAAACAAAAGAATTTAGAAACAAGTTAATAGAATTAGATCGAGAAGAATTACTCGAAATAATTAAAGATCAAAATCCTGAGTATATAAAACAAATAAACAGGATTGAATACGTATTTGCCAATAAGCTTAAACATCTTACATGGAAAGATGGCACCCCAATAGATGGCCGTGAGGTAACTAAAGAAGAATTAGCCCTCCTTATAGATGAGCCATTTGTTCCCGATCAAGAATTAAGCGATTTAGGTTTATCTATTATACAGCAACGTGAACTACATGTCGCAAAAGATGTTGTAACTTGGTCTAAGAATTTCTTGGGTGTTGAGCCAAGGGTTTACCAGACTTTGATACTCAGACATCCCTCTCTTAGGAAAGTTTTGAGAGCTGGTCGCCGACTTGGTAAGACCGTTAGTATGTCCCTTTTGTTGTTGCACTATTCTTATACAAATAAGAATGCGAAGTCAATTGTTATTGCACCAATGAAAGCGCAGGTTGAGGTTATTTATAAAGAGGTTTTAAAATTTGCCTCAAATAGTGAAATAGTTAAGCAGTCAATAACTAGAAATGTTACCAGCCCGCAGTTTGTAATTGAATTTTCTAATGGAAGTCAGATATCATTCTTCACCTCAGGTATGAGAAGTGGGGGAAAGTGCCTTACACCAGATCATGATGTTTTAACAGAATCCGGATGGAAATCTATAGCTGAAGTTAAAGAGGGCGAAGTCGTAGCCTCTTATTCCGAAGGTGATTTAGTTTGGAAAAAAGTTTCTCACGCATGGGAATATGATTATGCTGGAGATATGATAAAGCATACTGGGAAGCAGTTGTCATTTTGTGTTACTCCAAATCATAAATTTTTAGCAAAAACAAGATTTAAGAAATCTAAATATAGGTTTATAGAAGCTGAAGATTTAAAAGATTATAAACTTCCAGCGGCAGGAAACCCAACAGACTCTTTAACTAACACATATTCTGGTGATGAACTAGAGTTATGGGGGTGGTGGTTAGCTGAAGGGTCGGGCTTTATCGGTAAGATGGCTAGATTCTCTCAGGTTAAAAAGCAAGGAAGAGATAGATTAATCTATCTAGCTAACAGATTGAACTTACATTATACCTGTCCAGCTCGCGAAATAAGGATAGAGTGGAGACCCCCACTTGAGTGCGGGCAAAACGCCTACAATAAATTTATACCCAGAGATCTTTTATCTGAAGAAAATAGACAAAGATTAATGGATGGACTACTGGGTGGAGATGGTTACATTAGGAGAAAAGGGTGGGAGTATTCTTCTTCTTCATGGGCACTCATAAATGATGTTCAAGAATTAGCTATTAGGATTGGCCTTAGGGCAAATTTACGAGAAAAAGATGTCTCAAACAGATCCATTAATAGGCACTGGGTTGTCTCCGCGTATCCCAGGAAGACTGTAATGACACACCCAGATCTAATGGAGACAATAAAATATGATGGAAAGATTCACTGCATTACCGTTGAGGAGACCGGTGTATTTTTAACTCGACATAATGGTTTGGTACATATTACTGGTAATAGCGATGTTGTCCGCGGTCAAGAAGCTCACCTTATAGTTCTTGATGAGTTAGACTACATGCATCCGGACGACCTTATAGCTGTTATGGCAATGCTGCAAAAGACAGATGAAAATCAGCCAGACAAAGTTTTAATCGGCGCTTCAACACCAACTGGTAAAAGAGAAATATTTTACTCCTGGTGCACCGACATAGATAATACAGGTCTTTTTAAGGAGTTTTGGTTTCCGTCATATTGTAACCCAATGATGACCAACGAAACCGAAAGGGAACTTAGGCTTCAGTATACATCTGAAATGGCATATAGGCATGAGGTGGAAGCAGATTGGGGTGAGGACGCGGAAGGCGTTTATCCTAGGAGATTTATAGATGCTTCGTTCATAGAGCCTAGCTGGGATTATCGGGCCCAAAGAGAAGAGCAAAAAGCGAAATATGTTTTAGGGGTTGATTGGGATAAATATGGAGCTGGTGTCAATATAGTTGTTCTAGAGATTAATGAGCAAGCTTCTAGGCATGAGTATTCTGGTCGCGTACGCTTAGCCTATAGGGAAGAGACTATAAGGGAAGAGTACACTTTAACCAAAGCCGTAGATAGAATCATTCAATTAAATGACATATTCGTCCCAGAACATATTTATGTTGATAGAGGATTTGGCGAAGTTCAAATAGAATTACTACATAAGTACGGAGTTGAAAATAGGTTATCAGGTTTAGCAACAAAGGTCAAAGGTGTTTCATCTGCTGAAACCGTAGAAATACGTGATCCATTTACTCAGCAAAAAATGAAAAAAGAGATTAAACCCTTTATGGTTGACAATGTTCGGCAAATGCTTGAAAAGGGTGAAATCATTTTTCCCGCTCAAGATAGTGAATTGTACAAACAGTTGAGTGCCTATGTTGTGGCGAGGAGAACTGCTTCGGGCCGTCCAGTTTATGAAGCTTCTGGAACAGCGCAAGATCATGCGCATGACGCTTTAATGTTAGCATGTCATGCAATTAATGAAAATTATGGCGAACTAATGAAGTCAAGATCTTCAACTAAAACTATAGCAATTGGTAATGAAGCCTTTCTGCCAACCTTTACTCTTTCCGGAAACTCTTCAGAAAGGTCTTCAGAGCAGGAAATTATAGAAGATAAGTGGGGTAGTGCTGGGTCTGCACCTGTCATGTTTAGGCGGTCTATGTCGTATACAGGTAAGCGTGGCAATCGACAGTTTCGAAGGAAGTCGTTCTAATGAGTGGCGATAGTAGGAATCTTAATTATGGGGGTCCAGATCGCCAGTATGAGCCACCAGTAGGTTCTAATCCTGCTATCAGGAAATTTGCTTCAGTTAAAAGCGGCAATCAGGTTGAAGATTTATTCTTATTACGTAAAAGTTTATTAAAGCTTGAAGAAAAAAGTAATCTAGCAATTTCAATGTCCGAAGAAGAATTGTCAGAATTATTTTTAGATCTCAATTCAAGTGAACAAAGAAAAAATATAGCAAATAATATATGGTCTAATTTTAACGAAAAACCAAATAACCTTGTCTCCTTCAAGCAGTTAAAGGAGATTGAGGATAGGTCAGACAGATCTTCAAGGTTTATTATTTCAGAATATAAAAAAGACCTAAGAAAACCAAATGGTAGTAGCGCAATTGAGATTCGCGAACTTGCAAACATAATTTTGTTTGAAATTGAAAAGATGTCTCAAATAGTCAATACAAAAGTTTTAGAGCAGAACTCAAGCGCTAATAATAGGTTTATAGAAGTTTTTTTAGATTGGACATACAAAACAGAAAAACATTTAGATAGATTAAATTCTTTTTTTGAAATTCCAAGAAAACAACGCAATAAGATAATTCCCCAAACCGAATTAGATTCTATATCTGAAAATGATGCAATTAAATATCAAACTTTATTTACGGTAAACATAAATGCATTAAACCAAGAAATAGATGACAAGTTAAATGAAATAAAAAGAAACTTTTTAAACTATTCAGATATTTTTTATCAAAAAGTAGTTTACCCACTTTTAAACCTTGACGCGAACATCCCTGAAGGTTTAGAGCTAGTAATGAATAAGACTGAATTAGCAGCTTTTACGGGAGATACAAAAAACGCTGTTGATAGGAATATTATAGTCTCTTTATACGATGCAGCTGATAGAAATGATAAATTTAATAACTCACTTGTTTATATTGAGGAAAGAATTTCAGCGAGAGAAAATTACTTATCTTATATTAGGCAGCTCGAACAAAAAGGTAGACGAGCTAAAATAGGCTTAATAGAAAAAGCTCAGGAGAGCGATTTGGTATTGAGAGAGTTTAATGAGACGTCTTTAGTTAATGACCATAGCGGGCTTACGGACAGGTATGCTGATGACGCCCATTCCCAGTATTTACTCAAATCCGGAGGGTTACTTTCGGGAGATATTTTTAGTGATAACGATTTTTTGGTAGACGGAATACGACCTTCTAAGCACTCTCATACTGGGGTTGATGGTTCGAGAAAAATTAGTGCAAAAAGCATATTAAATAAAACATTAAAATCTTCTAAAGTGTTAGACCAATACTCTGACAAACCAAGTGAGCTTCAGGTGGTATCATTTAAATCTAACAGCTCGAATGTTGACTGTGATTTAATTTGGTTTACAAAAAATAAAACAAACCTTTATGAAGTAGATTTTAGTTTTATACCAGATCAAACTTTTGTTGATCCTGGTCAAGAGGAAGAAGAAGTTCCTCAGCCTCCAGTAGTGGAGGGATATATACCTCCGTTCGAGGCTAGGTCGCCACTATATATAGAATGGCTAATGCAGGTTGATTATGAGTTATTTTTTAATTAAGGATAATTATGTCAGAAGATAGAAACGATCTAAGTTACCAGGGGCCAAATAAAGAATATGAGCCAGGTGTAGGTGCAAATAGGGATGTTATTAAGCCTTTACCTTTACTTGATGATAGTGGGTATTACAATTTCGATAATTTGGGTTCCCAACTCGATACTATTATTGAGAAAACAAATTTAATCATAGATAAGTCTACCCAAGAGTTGGGTAAGTTTAGCCTAAAAATCAATAATGAAAAACTTTTAGAAGCACAGAATGTTATTTGGCCAGAAAGTATAGCTGATGTAAAAAATTACGTTACTTATAACCAGTATAAGGCACTTGAACCGAGGACAGATAGGGCGTCTAAGTATATAAAGGACGCATATAGGGACAGTATTAGGGGTGAAGAGGGTAGTGGGCTTTTTGACATTCAAAAGCTAGCCAATATAGTCAACGTCGAAGCTAAAAACGTAAAAGGTTTCATAGATGCATATAATCAGGCTAACATAGATGATTCCGCGCAAAGCAGGATCCAAGAGTTATTCCAAGACTGGGCAAGCTCGTCATTGCGACATACCGGTCGTTTACTCTCGTTTTTCGAAAAGGGAAAACAAACAAATACATCCCAAATACCAGAACCCCAAATGGCTACGATCACGGAAAGCGACGCGGTCAGATACCAAGCTCTTTTTAAGGCCAGAATAAACGCTGTAAACTTAGAGATTGACAGAGAAATGTCTAACTTTGAAAGGCATTTTTTAAATTCTTCTGATATTTTTTACCATAAGTTCCTTGGGCCATCATTGAAGTTCCACTTAAATGCGGGCAGGGATTTGGCTATAATGGGTAACGATAATACCCTACTAGGCTCTGAAGCAGCTAAGGTAAATGAATCACTATCAATTAATATGGAAACAGCCTTACTTGACTTGTTCCATAGGAGTGAAATTTTTGATTCAAAAATATCTACTATAGAAAATGGGATAGGCAGGCGGGAAAGTTTAAAAGAAGTTTTTAAGCAAATGTCTGAAAAGTCAGGCGTAAAGGTAACGGCCTTTATTAGTGAAATACCAGATCTGCCGTCAGACAATTCTTTAGTTCAAGAACTAAAGACCCAAAATACTGTTCAGGAATCCGTATCTGGATTATTCTCTTCGCATAACAGTCTAACCGGGAGGGATTCGGCAGATGCCCATCCGCAGTACCTCCTTAAGTCTGGTGGAGAAATCGTTGGAGATATTAGTGTCAAAGATGGCATTAAGATAGACGGAGTAGATTTCTCTGAACATTCCCATACTGGTGCGGACGGTTCACCTAAAATTAGTGGTTCTAGCATTTTGGATGGAACGCTATCTTCATCTGTAGTAGATGTAAGCGAAACCGTTCCTAAACCAATAAATTTAAAGGTTATAGGGTTTGGGGAGGGAGACTCTTCGGGTGAGCTGACCTCAATTTCTGCTAAAATTAATTGGGATTCCTTAGATGATGGGCAAGTTTATGAAATTCAAATCACCAAAAGGGATAGTGCTACTAGCTAATATAGGTTACTATAAGCTTAAGTTTAATGTAAAGTAAGGTTTATGATGACTGGTTTTTCAAATTATTACGCAAGAGCAGTTGCTAATCATTTTTTTCGTGGCGATGTAGAATCTAGCGCCCAAAGTAGGCCTAGTGAATTGTTCCTTTCTTTACATAGCTCTGACCCTACGGATGATGGCGATAACAATGAGGAGCTTGAAGGCGGGTCTTATTCTAGGAAATTAATTTCGTTTGGGCAGCCTGATACAGATCCCGATGGTGCTGGTTTCGTGACTTTTATAATGAACACAACAAATATTGTGTTCCCTAACCTTCCGGCATCAGTGGTCAGTTATATTGGAATCTGGACAGACAGAGATGCAGGTGAGTTGTTGTTCTCTGACAATATCTATATATCGGCTGCTACTCCAACATCGATCATACTTAATAATGGGGACTCCTTATCTATACCCGAAGGTTACCTTAAGATTTATATACAATAATGGCTACTGTAATCATACCTGTTCAGAAATTAAATATTAGAGCATATTTTGAACAGCCAGAAAAAATTCAGATTTTAAGATCCCAAATATGGTGGAATTCTTCTTATTCCTGCAGAAGGAATACAGCTATAACGGCACCATCTGATGGGCTTCCCAAAAACCACCCTATAAGTATTTTTATTCCTAGAGATATATACGATAACGGCAAAGTGCAAGCAGATACCGCTTCAAACTTTAAGGATTTAGAAGTCCTATACCTAGTTAGTGAAATACCGGACGTATGGAGAAGGCTTCCTAGGGTAGTGGAAAGGGTGTCCGGATATTATAGGGTTAGATTCCTACTTCAGGAAGACCTTGCCGGAAATTCGGTAACTAATGAGTATTATATATATTACTCTAATCCTTTTAAGACTACAGATTATTCTACGGGAAGCCCTTACACGTACAATATCAGCGAACTGGATTGGCCTCTTGAAGTTTTGTTTTCAAATGGCTTAATCTCTTATACTCGACCTGGTGAGCATTGGAATGCTGGAGAGTCTACTACCGCTGAAGCAAAAGCCGCTTTCCAATTCTACGGCCCTCAGATAAGGGTTATCATGGATAAGGGCCCATCTTTTGGTATCGTAGAGGTGCAAGTTGATTCTAACGCTTGGGAAAAAGTAGACTTATATAACAGTACTTTATCTGAAAACGCAATTGTTTTTAGTAAAGCCCAGTTGGGTGAAGGAAGTCATACTATTCGTGTTAAAGTCACAGGCCAAAAAAATCCCGCATCATCTTCAGCTAATGTTAAGCTTAGGTCTTTTCAGTTGAAAAAGCATAGCGTAGGTTTAGATCTAAAGGAAGAGCAATATTCCGCCTATTCTTGGTCTGGGAGAATTGCTGGTGATTAAAAATGGCAGATGAAGAACTAGATCTTACAGAAAACCCGCCGGCGGAAAAAGATAAACCAGATCCCCTTGACTTGCATCAAGTTCAGGAAACGATTCAAAATTTAGCCCCTAACAACCGTTACATGGTTAGAGTTAGATCTTTAAATAACTTTAATATTGCTTCTGAATGGTCGGATGCCGTTGAGTTTGTTACGCCGGAAACTGTTCTTACACCTTCGCGCCCTATAAATCCGTTGGATGTTTTTACAACTCAAGACCTGATTTTATCGTGGACCGCACCAGAAACTAATACTGATGGTTCGGAACTTTTAGATCTAGACCATTACGATATTACGTTTTTCGACAACGAAACTGGTCAATCTGTTACTCTATCTAGTCTAGATACTTCCTTTGTTTTCTATTACGCGCAAAATTTGGAATATTTAAAAGATGAAAACAATTTTGCATCCAGTTCTATTAGGGTATCTATAGTTACTGTCGCAAAGTCTGGTGCTCCGTCTGACCCTGTGACGTTTACTTCAACAAACGAAGAACCGAACACTCCGAGTAGTGCACCTCTAGTTACAAACTTTACCGGAGATTTCTTTCTTAGGCTTCAACATACCGAGTTAGATTTCTTGAGGTATGATATTAGGGTTAGGAATACTACTGCTATTGGTAACGTTATTACCAATCCTGAGCTTTTGGGCTCTCAATCTGGCATCATTCAAACTGCGGCGAATGAAATAACTATCACTAAAGCTGAAGTAGATGCAATTGCTCAAATGAATTTCTATAACAATAATCGTTACGTTTGGGATTATAGAATTGTAGATATTTTTGGGAATGCTTCAGATTGGTCGGCAACAACGCAAACTGAGGGTCGTGAACCGCCAGAATTAGGTGGGGCATATACTCCGGGTTCGGGTGGGACTTTTACGAGTCAGTCTATAGGTGTTTCTTCCGTAACAGACGCCTCAACAGGGCCTACCGGGACATCATTGAAGTCAAGGGTGTCAACTACATTAGGGCAGATTTACGATGTTAGGCTAGATGAAGAGTCCTTAGTAAATGGTCAAGCACTTTTGTATCAAAGTGGAGTTTGGATTAACTCATCCTTCAATACTATAACTGGCCCAACTGGGCCTGATGGAATCCAAGGTTTGACCGGTTCACAGGGTCCAACAGGCACCATAGGTCCCACTGGATCCACAGGTCCTACCGGAGCGGCTTCAACTGTGACAGGCCCAACTGGCCCAACCGGATCCACCGGGGCAACCGGTGCGACCGGAGCTACAGGCGCCACTGGTGCGACAGGGCCCACTGGGCCTACCGGTCCAACAGGCGCAACTGGCGCAGCTTCTACGGTTACAGGTCCAACGGGCGCAACTGGAGCAGCTTCCACTGTTACAGGTCCTACCGGTCCGACAGGAGCAACCGGCGAAGCTTCTACTGTTACGGGTCCGACTGGGCCAACAGGCGCTACTGGAGCGGCTTCCACTGTTGCAGGCCCTACCGGTCCAACAGGAGCGGCTGGCGAAGCCTCAACCGTGACAGGCCCGACAGGAGCAACTGGCGAAGCTTCTACTGTTACGGGTCCGACTGGGCCAACAGGCGCTACTGGAGCGGCTTCCACTGTTACAGGTCCTACCGGTCCGACAGGAGCGGCTGGC